ACCTGCGGCGTCTTGTCTCCGCCCATCTTAGAAAATATGTTATTGATCTTTTGAACCCCGCCAACAACATCCTTGGACCCATCCATAATAATGTCTTTGGCCTCGTCGCTCGTAACGCCGAGTTGAGTCAGGAATTTAAACAGCGGGGAATCGGCCAGCGCGCCCTCTCCACCATACGCGTACAATTTCTCGATCCTTACCGCCTGCTCAGCAAACATTTTGGCAGTATCCTGGCCGAGAGCCGTCGCTTGTTCCTCCGTCTCTCCCATCTCTTTGAAGGCACCCGCGAGTTTATAGGTCGACTCCATGAGACTCTGAACCTCACCAGACGTTCTGGCCATCGACGGCGGAAGTTGCTCGAAAATCGCATCCAAAGCATCCAGTTGAGTCTTGGCACCCTTGATTGCCGATGTCCCAACCTTTGCAGCCTTGCCAATGGCCATTATATTATTGACCATATCCCCGGCCTGCTTGTCGGAGGCACCCCACGAGGCAACCATGTCACCCATGATCCCGGCGTAGTCCTGCATGGTCACGCCGGTTGTCTGCGTAACCTTGACCCAATCCTTTTCCGACAGACCCATCGCATCGATCGCCGCCTTCGCAGGAGCGCCAGCGTCGTGAATGGCCTTGAACGTCTCAGCCACAGCATCCGCGCTAGTGTTGAGACCGATCGCCATCCCAACGGCCCTGCTGGTCATTTTCTTGGCTTCCTTGCCAGTCAGACTCATTGACGCGATGATCGGTTTGGCCGACTGCGCATAGCTCACAGCCATCGATTCAAGCCCGTTAGAAAGATTGCCTGTCTCACCCGTCAACTCGCGAACATTACTAGCTATCGAAGCAACATTAAACTGCTTGACTTTCTCCCCTATTTTCCCCCAAACCTTGCCAGATTTGCCACCTTTTTTGTTCTGCTCATCAAGGAGATTGTTTACCTTGTCCAGGTTCTTCGTGGCGGAACTCATCGCAGCACTGAGACCCACGTCTCTCGCGCCAAACCCGAAAGCTGCTCCTAGAAAATTAGCCATCGATCATCTCTGCGAACTTGAGTTCGTCACCGAACCCGACGATGCCGACTACGATTAGCCTGCTGCTTCGCATGCTCAGCCTTACGCTGTTCCAACTGCTGTTTTTTCTCGACAAACCGCTTCCTCCTACTCCACGGGAGAGACATCGTGCTGTCGTAATCGCCGCCCTGCAGCTCTTCGAGATAAAACACCTCGGATTCCAGGACTCCTACGTGTCCGAGGGGAAGAAAAAACCCGCCTGCCCCACGTCCATGTCGGCCTTCCACTCGTGGCTACATGCGGGACATTCGAACTCAACCTCGGTGTCCACGGAACCCTCGTGAATCTCGAAAAGTTTTCTAATGTCGTTACGATCACGGATCGGCAACGACTTCAGAAGGGCCAGGGCTCTTTTATAGCCCTTCCCATCGCGCTGAACCTCAACGAGAGTCAGCACATCATCGACCATCACTTCGACGGCGTCAACGCGAGCCAGCATGGCAAGCGTCAAGACGTCCTCCTTGCGTTTTGTTTTCTTCGATAACCATTCCTCGTCGGCAGCACTCATGATGTGCCACTTGACCAACCTGTCCGCACCAATGCGATCCTCTCGATTGCGAGTCCTCTGATCACCCATCTTGACGATGTCTATGTCGGCAAGGTTTAACGAAAACCTACTCTGCTCCTTACACCCCGGAAAAGGACACTCGATCTTTACGTCATAAAAATCACCGAGTGACACACGACGAATAGCGATAAGCGCTGCCAATCGATCTGGAGCCAGCATCTGATTCACCGCGTGGTTGATCTCCCGCTTCCCAGTCATCGATCCGAACCGCTTTGTACAGTTTGCTATAATCTGATTCAGGCGTGGAACGATCGGCCCTTTCCCTGCGAGAATATCCTCCTCGTATCCTGTCATCTCGCCAACTGTCATCGTGTCATGAAGACTTTCCTCTCCGTCAATGTGGCCGCACGGAAGATCCACTGTAAGTACACCTGGACCCTCGTCCATAAAATGCGCCTTTGTAGGCTCCGACTCGATCTTCTCGCCACCAGCTACGAAGGCCAATGCATCGCCTCCCTCAACCTGCTCGTTCTTCTCGCTCATCTTTCACCTCTTCTGCCTCCTGCATCCGGAGAATTTCTATCATCTCTCGGCGCTTCTTGGCATTGCAATCTGTCACCAGTCCACGGATCACCTCGCTCATTGACTTGCCCTCTCGGGCGCAGTGCTGGGCGAACTCATCATATACATTTTTCCTTATATCAACATTCAGTCTCATTTGAGTAAATCCTACTTGAAAAAGAATTCTTGCACAAGTCAAAAAAAACAGCATAAAAGTTGACTAACGCAGGCACAGGGCTTAATGATACCAGCAGGCAACGAGATACCAGGCAAGATGCCTGAGAGGAGACAGTCAGATGAAACGAACATTCCCAAAAATACAAATCGTCCTCGACAACCCCGACGACACCTACATCGACTCGGATCTGGAATCGATAATTTTGGACGAAGAAGAAGTCCTCTACTACCCGGCCCCAAACGAGCCTGGATCTGTTTTCGATCCAATATGGGATGAAGGATAGTATTTTACAGACCCCAGTTGACAAACACTCTAACAGGGGTTGTCAGTAGAGATGCAAGATGCCGGGCAAGATGCCCGAGAAGGAGAAACACGATGAAAATGATCGCTAGAGATCAGGAGTATTTTACAAAAAAATTCGGTGCTGCAATGGACTTCATCTCAGATGCTGAATTGAGGATGAAATGTTGCGTCCTCGCAACGAAGGATCGAGACAAATTTGAAAACAGACGGCTCGGAGAACTCCTCCACACTCCTGCATGTTCCGAAAAATGGTTCCGCAATCAAATAGCATCCAACATGAGTATCCCCCCTGGAGAACTGGACGCTCTAGCCGCCGACCTCGCCCCTCCCGAGATTGGAGAATTTATCCATATTTTTAACGGGGACATCGACGGATGCGTATACGCCATCGAGAAACTAAAGGATGGCCCCATCGGTTCTATCCGCGTCACCCTGGAGACAGAACCCGATCAGCCCTGCGAAGACATGAAAACCTACTCTGTTTTACACGATCAGTACTGTATAGTCTAAACAACCCCACACAACATCGAAATGCCCTCTCCGTCGCCCGACAGCACCCACGCACGAGTGATCCATCCCAGCAAAAAACAGCGCCTCCTGTGGCCTCTGTGGAGATGTTTCCAAAATAGAAATAGCTGGCCTGCCCGGACTTGAACCGGGGCATCTCACGATGTAGGAAACCGTGGCTCTAATCCATCTGAGCTACAGGCCAATAGTTGCAGGAATGGGACTCGAACCCACGACAGACCAAGGTTATGAGCCTTGCGTTCTTCCAACTGAACTACCCTGCAATGGCCGAGGCGGAGGGAATCGAACCCACGTTTGCAGCTCCTAGCTACGCTTGCCCGGTTAGAAGCCGGGTGCGGCTACGCCCCGTTGGTCTAGGTGGAGGGATTCGAACCCCCGATCTCTGCGACCCAAACGCAGCGCCATACCAGACTTGGCAACACCTAGATGTTTGTCGAGGAGACTGGAATCGAACCAGCTTGGTCTCGGTCCCGAACCGAGCGGGTCATCCAATGCCCTACTCCTCGTTTTTAATAGGGGCAGAGGGATTTGAACCCCCGCGCTCGGGGTGTAGGCCCGAAGCTCTTCCATCTGAGCTATGCCCCCGTGTTGGCCCGCTCGGGTTCGAACCGAGTCCGCCCCGTTATGAGCGGGGTGCGCTTCCAGTTGCGCCACAGGCCAGTCAGCGAGGGCAGTAGGATTCGAACCTACAATCTCCGAGTTCGTAGCCCGGTGCCTTGATCCATTTGGCCATGCCCTCATCTGCTGATCCGGCAGGAATCGAACCTGCACTTCACCGTCCGGAGCGGCGCGTCGTGTCCATTTGACTACGGATCATCTCGTGGATCCACGGGGAGTCGAACCCCGATTTCTGCCTTGCAAGGGCAGAGTCTTCCCATTGGACGATGGACCCATCTTCAAAAGAGGCGACGGGACTTGAACCCGCAATCTTCAGATCCAAAATCTGACGGCTTGATCCGATTTGCCTACGCCTCTGGAGCCTCCGACCGGGATCGAACCGGTGTCTCCGCGTTGGTAACGCAGCGCACTGGCCGCTGTGCTACGGAGGCAAAGGATCGGGAGAGAATTGAACTCTCGACAACAGAATTAAAAGTTCTGCGTTCTACCACTGAACTACCGATCCAGATAGCCTACGGAGGGAATCGAACCCCCGACATCCAGATTACAAATCTGGCGTTCTTCCATCTGAACTACGTAGGCATCAGAGCCCCTGGCGAGGCTCGAACTCGCTTCTCCGTGTTGGAAGCCCGATACATCACCACTTATGCTTCAGGGGCATTCGAGGGCCGGGTGAGATTCGAACTCACGAGTGGATTTCTCCGGCGGGTTAACAGCCCGCTGCCTTCGACCACTAGGCTACCGACCCATTTGACCCGACCGGGGCTCGAACCCGGACTCTCCAAATTGAAAGTCTGGTGGCTTGCCAATTCGCCTACCGGGCCATCCGAAGGAAACGACACCTTTTGGGGTTATGTTGGAAAATTACGCGAAAGAAGGAATCCGCAAAGGAGCCGTCCCCGGATCTAGAAATGGGGAATTCAAATTGTCAAAGAGCGAAGTCGATCCTTGGGGTTTTTGCCCCTGGGACGCCTGTTTGTTCTTTGCAATTTGGTTCAGACGTCCCATGGTCTTATGGCCTCCCCGCTTCCACGGCGACCGGGCGTGGATTAGCCCGACGACCACCAGCAGGCTGGCGCGTCTTTATCGCTGTGGTTGTAGTTCTTGCCGTTTCCATGTTCGCCTCTCCTCGTCGGAGTGTTAATATGCGGGGATCATAACTCTCCCCGATCCCAATTGCAAGCTTTTCTACATTCATTACAATTAGTTCTTTTCCCAGTCCTAGTACGGCCATCTTTTCTCGCCCCAAAAAGATCCAATGGACGGAATCTTTGACAGACATAACACCACGACATTCCCTCTGGAATATCACGCTTCAAATATCCATTCATTCTTCTTCCTGCTTTATTGCACTTTCGATGCGAAAAAGAAATATTACCCAAATCCCAGAACAAGCCAACATCAACATCGAGCCAATCCCTTTTATGATCAACACTAAGGTCCTGATAAGTTTCAATCTTCTCCCCACAGCGATAACAAACATCTTCACCAAGACGCTGAAGAAGCCGAAGCATCAACATCTTCTTCAGTCGACCAGATGCCGTACCCATCGGCATTCCGAGCTGATCTGCCTTCTTTTGATTGGAATACCCACTCATACAACGGGACCGAAGAGAATCGAACTCTCACCAGCTGGCTCGACAGGCCAGTGTCATACCATTAGACCACAATCCCAAACGACAACCATATTAATCACCGCATCACAGTTTGTCAACTACTTTCTGCGAACTCAAGTTCGCTCGCAGATCTCCAGCAGTCGATCGGCGAGCACCACGAGGCGTGCATCCTCGGTGAATCTTTTCGATCGCGTCTTGGCCACGATCTTAAACTTCCCGGACGGGATCTTCTTGGAGGAGACATGGACGATCAGCTCATCACCGGAACCCTGGACGTCCCGCGCCAGCGGCATCAGGATCTGAGGGTCGAGCCCATACCCAGGAAGTGGCACCGGAGCAAGCGCCACATCCCTCGGACTGAAAACCTTGGACACGATCACCCATGCGGAGTCCCCGGCGCGTCCACCGATGCCAGATCTGAATGCCTTCGCCAGCTCGTAGTCGCTGGTCCACGAACTGTACTTCCGCACATCAAGGGCACCCCCCCGGATCAAGTCCCGAGCCTGGTCCCCGTGTATTCCGCGATAGAGCTTGATGCGCGTCCCGTATTTTTTCTTGACCGCCTGCTGGACCTTCTCAGAGAACGACTCCCAGTCCCTGTGCTTCGAGGCATTGATCCCGCTGCTGGATCCCTTCCAGTTTTTCACCTGAAAATCGAGCAGCTTGTGAAACTGCTGAGAGGACCTGGACGAGATGTCGTCGGCTGCATCCCGAACGTCTCCGCCCCAGTCGAGACCGAATATCGGGTGGTCGAACACAGCGAGGTGCTTCTTCGCTACTGCGTCCACCTTGGTCGTGGCGACCCCGACGGTCCCGGGAGACCCAGCATGCGTCCCTGTTCCAACTCCGGTCTGGTTCACAGCGTTCTCCATCGCCAACTCGAACTCAGCCTCGACCGACGATCGACTCTTGCCCCTCACGATGATGTCGAGACTGATCCCGCTGGATACCGAGAAGTAGAGCGCGTAGTACATGGATCCCCGCTTGACCAGGAAAAACTCCTGCTTGTCGAATCCGTCGAGCCTCACGAAGCGGAGTATCTTGGGCGTCTCGGCACTCGACTTCTCGATCAGGTTTCTCATCACCAGCACTCACAGTTGGTCGCGGTGCAGTCACAAGCCGACGTGGTCGATGTGTACTGGATATTCGAATAGCATCCGCAGGTTCGCGAGATACATCCGCAGGTCCTCGCAGTTGTCGTCTGCTGTATAATCTGTGGTGGTTTCGGGGGCTCGATCGGAAGTGGTTTTTTCGCACCATAGGGTCGATCACGAGAGATAACTTTCGTCCTGACTTTTTGATTCGTCCGTTTTTTTAACGTGTTCGACTTCTTAAGCGGAGACTGATCCAGGGACTGCACATTACGGAGATCATCCAGGACTTTGTAACGAGGACGCAATCTTTTACCCTTAAGGCAGGACGTAGATGGTCTTGAATCCCCACTTCTTGGCGTGGGTCTTCGCTTTCTTTACAGCCTCTTTCCACGTGCCGGAAAAATTCACCATCTGATCCACAGGAGGATCCTTTTGGTCCATACCAAAAAACCAACCAGACGGATCCTTTGTCGGATTCCATTTGCCATGGGATCTCTCCCACTCTTTTGTGTTTACCTTCACAGCCTCATCCAGCTGCTCGCGCCCTCGCTCCTTCATTCTCTCAACCAAATTCCTCATCACTTATACTCCTCGTATTGACCAACACATTATTTGATCGTCCCATCCTTCATTGATAAATGGTAGACTGAGAGACACAACAAGATGCAGCTATTTCCTCCTGAGACCAGCCAGAATCATACTTAGACTGGAGCCAATCCTTGTCGTGATAAAGCCTGCCCATAACTACCCGATTCCGCCTCCTCAGACCGTTGCAATAGCCTTCTTAGTATCTCTTTTTGCCTGACCAGGAAGGGATCCGGCGAGGGATGCGTCATGCTGCGCCAGTGTCATCACCAGGGCATTCTTGACCGCGTTCGCCAGGTCGTCCTCAATGAACGCCCTCTTGGCGACGTACTTCTCGGAACCCTTCATCAATTTCTGAAACTGCGGAGCCTGGACCATCGCCTTCACCATGCGGTTAATCAGGGATTCTCCAATCGCCTCGGCCAACGCCTCCATGTCTACAGCCTCGTCCGCCGGACCTGCTGCACCACCACTCTTAAGGCTCTTGAGAACAGCTGTCAACATCTGCTTGGCGGAGATGAGCGACGCGTGGTCGACAGTACCACCCTGGCCAATGATGAACGCAGTGATAATCGGCGTAATGAAAGAATAAAGAACCCCTTCGCTCCAATTGTTGGGATCGAGGCCGAGCTTCATCAACTCCTTGTTCCACTTCGCCTCGTTCGTCACCATCTTGGCAGCCTTTAAAATCTTATTTATTCCTACTGCCTTCGCCCCCTCCTCGATATCCTCGGGCTCCGGATTGGATTCCTCCGCCTTCTTGGATTCTTCAAGTTGAGCCTTCTCATCCACGCTCAAACAATCCTCTTTTACGAACGCTTCGATCCCTTCTATTAGCCCCTTAAAATTTCTCATAACACTCACCTTTCGTCGCTCAGCTTAGTCGTTCAATACTCTTGATTGGGACCTTGCCCTGACCCACAATCTGATAATCTCGCACGCGCCCAGCCTTGAGCGTCTGAACGAGGTACTTACTATCTACCACAATCTTCCAGAGATCGCGACCTTCTGTGCTGCCTAAATCACTGCCGAACCCCTGTGCCCGATCTGCATTGTTCGTCACGAAAATACCAGACGGAACATTTTTTGTTCCATCGTAAATACCACGATCCTTCTTTGGCCTCGCCGTGAACACCTTCGTCGGCTTCCCAGACTTGTTCGCGCTCCCCGGGTTCCTGATCTCGTTCACCAGCTTGAAGTAGGCGATCTCCAGTTCTTCATCGTGGAAAAAATCTGCGTCTCCAGCTTCCAGCACGTCATCGACCTCGCGTGGGCCGAAGTAGCTAAACCCAGGAGCACCGCGCCCAGGCTTGCTGCCCTTGAACAGCTTCACATATGCATGCTTCACAGGCTCGAACATGTTGTCTTTGCTGTAGTCCGGATAGATCTGAATCCCAACGTCGAGATCTAGCTTGGAGAGGATGCGCCCGAGACCACTCCCGAGCTTGTGCATGTTCTTCATAGATTTCGGAAACAGCGTCCTGGCCTCCTTGTCAGGATCGAAATCGGCCTTCCCGTTCCGACGCACCGCCCAGTCGTATAAATCCTGCATCTCGTCCTTCAGTGCTTCCTCGTACTTGTCCATATCGATGATGACACGACCAGAAGATTCCAACAGAACGAACCCAAGTTCGTCAGTGAGCCTACGTAATATCATTTCACCCTATATCCAGCCTTCTTCAGTGTGTGAATTGCTTTGAAAATATCCTCATCAGACTTCATCTGGCCTCTTTTGAGAATAACCATGTCATATGAAGAAAATGGAGATTCTGAGACAAAACCACCCAATCTTTCCATCAACTCTCGCATGATCATCCACCCCTCTTCTTTGCCAACTTGGCCGTGGCCATCGCCAGAGACTGCTCGGCGGCCTTGAACGCCTTCGGGTCGTCGTCCTTGAGCGCCTTCTGCATCTTCTTCAGCGCGCCACCCAGCTTCCGACCACCTTTGTTCCGGCTGGCCTTCAGCATCATTGCCTCGACACTGTCCAGTGTTTTTTTGTTATCCGGGATCTTGGTCTTGCCAGTCTTCTTGTTTTTTTTTGTGCCCCCAGAACCACCAGACGCCCTTCCAGTGCCTTTTTTGGCTTTCTTGGGCTTGACATCCCTGGCCGACGCCTTAGCGCCACCACCGCCTCCTAGTGCCCCGGAAATCTTGCTCATGATCGCGCCAAGGATGCCCTTCTTCTTTTTCTTGGGAGTTGCCGATCCACCACTTTTATTGGTTGACTTCGACTCTTTCTTCTTGCCACCGGGAATCTTGGGAGTCGAGCCCGAACCGTCGCTCGGGAAGAAATACCGCTTCCCGCGAATAGTCCTCCACACGCCGATCTTACCAGTGGAATTAATCTTCCAGAAACCATCACCAACTGCGGTTGTGTAAGCCTCACCAAGCTGCCCTACGTAGAGCATTCCGACCTGACCGTAGTTGTCGTTATCAACCTTTTTCTTCTTGCGGGGCCTGATCTCGTCGACCTTGTACATTCGCGCCTTGCCGTATGGCCACGGACGAGTTCCACCTCCAGTCACCGCAAACGGCTGAGGAGTTCCAGCAATATTGCCAGACGTAGTCGTCATGTTACCTCCCAGCTCTCACGCCCATCCCGACTGCAAGATTTGTGGCGTCCCGCTTGATCTGATTGAGCTTAACCATGAGATCATCGATCTCACTAGCTTCACCTTTGTTGGCCTTGCCCCACTTCGAAGTCGGAATCGCCTTGAGTGCCTTAACTGCCGATCCAGTGCCCGAAATAACTGTCTTCAACGCACTGTAGACTTTCTTGTCGTCGAAACTGGCCTCTTCCAAATTATCACCTTTTACGTACTTCATCTTTTCGAGCAAATCACGCATATCATCTCCTGCTATGGTTTCGTCGGGGCAGGGCCAATGCCCCGCTTGATTTCCCTGAATCCGTTTTCATTATTGTCACAAAAATAATCGATCAGAGACTTTGAACCATGAATTCTCATCACAGCCCACCCCTTCTGCCAGTGTTTACCTGCGTCCGATTTCTTTACATTCCTAACGTGCAGACCAGCACCCTGGGCAAAACGCTGGGTGTTCACGTAATTAGCCGTCTTACCAAATGCCCAAGCGAGACCAGCATATTCTTCCTCTATGCGCTCGATAATCCTACGCATCCGCAACTACCTCCGGACGCAAAACAACACAGGCTCCATTTCTCGTCTTCACCGTCTCGACAGACTCTACACCTCTGGCACCATCAAATCGACGCGCAACTTGACCTCCGACCGACATGGCATGGCGTCCCTCCATGATCATCAACAAGGAAACACCAGACTTTGTCTTGGCCTCAAACACGGTCTTGGAAACTTCACGACCTTTGATCGCCCGCTCCCCAGCCGTTTTCATCGACCGGAACAGGCGCTCTTCGGCAACAGTCAAGTCGTTCTGACGATGCTTTTGTGGTACGCCAGAAATGAAATCGTGGAGTTTGGTCGTAAGTTTTTCCATCAACCTTCCTTCCATTTCCAATACGCTGATTCGCTTCCAAAGAAACGCTCTGTGTCGCTACCGCCAAATTCGGGATCAAATTCCTCATAATCCGGCATCTGTTTCTTTAACTCCTTCATCACTGTCTTGATAAGGGGCCACAAGTTCTTGCTCGGATCAAACGGCTTCTTTTTACGCTCCCATTGAGCCTCGATGTTGATTCCATCCTTTGGAGGCTCCGGAGACATCATCACACCGTCATCCCTGGCCTCTGGATCGAAACGGTCAACCATCACACTGCAAACCACACCCTCACCATCCCCATATGGGTAGCACGAGATAGCGAAGTCCGCGCTGGCAAGATCGACCGTCGTGTTCATCGGCTTGCCTCGTTGACCAGCCTCGTAGTCAGGCTCGATCATGCCGTCCCCGATGCCAATCGGATACCCATACTTGGCCTCCAACTGACTCTCCATTATCGCCTCGCCAAACTTGTCAAGAACCTGCTTGTCTAACGCCAGTGCTTCTGTGATATCCCACGGCCTCGGAAGCATGCGAGGAATCTCAGAAACTCTCGCCCTCATGGCAGCGCCGATCTGCTTGGCCAACATTTTGTCAGCATCGCTCGCGCGCTTGCGAGTACGACGTTTCCGAACCTTCTTCGCCCTGCCCTCCGAGATAAATCGGCCCAAATTATCAATAAGATGTTTCATTGTTTCACGCCAACTTCCATGGGTTTTGTCCGCACACATAAAATGCTCATCTTATTTTTCCAAATGACGAGCGTCTTCGTTTTTCTCGACCAGACCACCGTAGAGCGCATTGATGCCCATTGCAATGTGTTCCGGATGGATATCGAACACTTTAGACTTGTCCTCGATCTCCACCGGTTTGCTAATACCCACCGACATCGATCCGCGCTTCCAGAACTCCCACTTGTCACCCTTGCGAGAAACAACAATATCAATCTGCCAATTATCCCCGGCCAGCCGAACTCCACCGATCGACCCTCCACCACCCATTGGCGGCATATGGGTGATCTCCACCTTGAGACCCTTCTGATTCTGTCGCAGGTACTTTTTAGTCACCACAGCTACGTTGCCCAGAAAGGCCTTCTCCGCAGCCTTGATCTTGTCGTTAATAGAGACGGTAGCTTCGGCAAGCGCCTGAGCCTCCTCGTCCAACTGCTGATCGTCCTGAGAGTACGACTCCACCAAAGGTGTCATCCCGGCTAGATAGCGCATCTCACTCATGAATTTATCTTTTGACATCACACACTCTCCCAGGGCATACCCTTGCTATACTGTCGGGATCATCTCTCCGAATAGGTAGACGTTTGCCAGCGAACCAGCGGTTCCTGTCGTGTCAGCTTTTGTCACTTTGACGAAAACTTCAGCATTGCCACCCATCGCCGCCTTCTTGACCGCGCTCAGATCGACAACCAACTTGTCGTTCAAGGTCGTCACCGCGATGACAGTCGCCGCCAGGATCTCGGTTCCGCCAGTGGTAATCCCGATAGTGATCTCGCCGTCGCCAGCCAATGTTCCGCCAACGCCAGTGCAGTGAACAACAGCTGTAACTGGGACAAACTGCTTCGTCGCCACACCACCGATTTCCTTCGACTGCTCGTCGTTCAGCGTCACGATGTCTAAGTCCTCGACCAACACGCGAACTTTCTCGCCGCCGTTATCCAACACGTCGGCAAGGGAGTCTCCCTCGGAAACGGTGTCGTTCGGGATCTGTGATGCGAAAGGGATCGCCCCTTTGCTACGAATGTCATTTCCGGACGGTGCATTTGTTCTGTTTCTGGACATCTTTTCCTCCTTTGCGGGTATTATACCCGATTTATAAAATCATTTAAAACATATCGCCCGTCACTGTGAGAGGCGAAGTCTCGATGCGCCACAATGCCCGGCCCAGGACGGCCTTTAGGTTTCATTGTGAGACCCTCGATCTGTCTCTTCTTCTTGTTCAAACCCTTAGTCGGAAACCGGAACGGAATACCAGTGAGTTTGCATATCCATGGCACCAGCAACCGAATCGCTGCCATCTGACGATCAGTAGGCAACACGTACCTGCGATCCTTCTTGTCCGGACACCACGTCCACCAGAGCGCTTTAATAAACTTCGACCAGATAGACTCGTCACGCACATACTTAGGAGCATATGGATTCACAATCTCCACACCGATACTCGTGTCGTTAATCTGGTTGGCATGAACCATCCGATCCAAAACCAAATCTCCGTGGCAACTCAAGTGGCCATCAGGATCCAGGATCAACTGAACTCCGTAGCCCTTCTTGAGCAGCGTACGTTTACACCCCTTGGCCGTATTCCCGCACGTCTCGTGCAAAACAAAGTGGATCAAATCCGCAGATCTCTGCCGATGCTTAAAATGTGGCTCGCCATCATCCTCATAATTGGAAGCTGTCAACCCAGCATCAATAAACCCTTTTGGAAGCGTAACCCGCTCTCCATTCACAATAATAGCATTCGAATACCCATGCTCGTTTGGCTTTCCATACGGAGGTGGATCTAAATCTGGACTCGGCTTTTTCGGTGTCTCCACCGATGTATCATCCTCGCTCTTTTTAATTGCCTTCAGCGTCACAGGCCCGAGCTTTCCGTCCACCTCAAGATTCTTCGACATTTGAAAACAAGCCGTCGCCCAGATAAATGTTTTAGAATCAGAGAGACACCACGGCCACGGGAGATCCTTTAGTTCGTAGAGGCTTCCTAATTTTCCTGCATTGTGATGTATCGCAGATGTGACCTGTTTCTTCGTAAGCATCATCCCACCATCAATCCGGCACGAGACGCACGATCTCGCACACGGCTCTTTTTGATTTTCTTAAACATCCTGTTCATCGATTTCACTTTGCTCGTGCCATCAGCCGTCCATCCAATCGGGTCAAGCGCCGTCCTGAGCCTGTTTACATTCGCATGCTCTGGATCGTCCACGGCACCTCGAAGGGTTACCTCCTGTCGGTACCAGAACCCGAATGAATGCCGAGTCCACTCGATCGTGAATTTGATATTCTCTCCGTTTGCCGGAACCGTTACATAGACCCGAATAAGACCCACATTACGCCTCCTGCGACTCAGCAAATCACCCACCAACATCATCGTGTACTCAGACTGCCCACGAGGACGTGGAGATACCAGCTCCCTCTTGATCCGCCCCATTCTCAGGAGTAGATCGCGCACCATGTCCAACCCCGCCTCGGCGGCTTGCGCCTGGGGTGACTCGGCTGCCGTCTCCGGCTTATTAGGAACTGCACCTGTCATCTTTAGCCTTCAAATTTTTCATTTCTTACCTCCAAGAAGTTCTCCTAGATCTGGCAACCTATCCCTCACAGGGACCTCTTGCTGCTGCTGAATCAGGTCATCCAGTGATTTCTTCTTGCCCTCACGCGGGAGCGCGTGCGCCACAGGTGGTTTCGTAGCGACCGATCCTTCGCCGTCAGACGCACCCACAGGCTCCATAGCGCCCTCTCCGTCCGTGTCGGCGTCTCCGTCGGCAGCTGCAGGAAACAGCTCCTCCGGGGGCAACAGGCCCGCGCTGGAGCCATCCACTCCAACACCAGAGCTTCCACCACCGCCAAACCCCCGCATGGCCTCCATCACGTCCAGGGCTTCGTCCTCGATAGAACCATCCAAGGCGTAGGCTGTGCTTCCGCCGCCAATCATATCCAGCTTCGTCTGGAGCCGGGTCAGCTCGATCAACATCTTCTGATTGATCTCAGCCTGTCGCTTCCGAGCCTCGGTGTTGTCCTCCGCATCCTTCGCAAGAAGGGGATACGCACTCTCGATCGCCGTCAGGGCCTTCTCGTCAGTATCGTCGATAAATCGCTCCCACAGACCAGGCGTACTGGCGAGGGTGATCAGCAAGATCATAACCGGGTGAAACCCAGCCTTCTTCATAGCAGTCACCTTGTCCATAACGCTTGTCCTGTCGTCGCCCATCGATTCCTCCTACGGCATATGAATCGTCCAGACCTTGCCGCTGGACTCATGGCCCACATTTGCTTCCGGATACTTCTTCTGAACCTCGTCCGCGAATCGATCGAACAGCTTCAAGCCGTCCATCTCTGCATCCACGTCGGTGTGAATCGTGATGGACTTGCCCTTCTTCACGACCTTGCCGAACTGATCCCTGCCGATAATCTTGCTGAGCACCCTGGTCAACCAGCTTATCTTGACACCACCACCGAGGACCCCATCGGCAATCTTGATCTTCTTCTCTATCAACTGTCTCATTCGTTTAACTCCTCGTGCCTCACCAGTCGTTCACTATACTTCTGTGGCCTGTTTTCGCGCCCAATTCCTGTCAGAAGAAAACTCCTTAACTACTGGTTTGATTTTCTTGTAAATGTCTTTGCCTGCCATGTCAGAAAGCCAGTTAGACACACCTATGATGCTACCACTGACCGTCTGTTTTCCCGGACTGCCATTTTCAAATTCTACCTCGACATCAACAACCACGTAGGTGTTGCGGCTCTTCTCCAGTTTTCTAATCTGGTTTCTAAGACCCTTATCGAAGTCTTTTGCCGAAAACACCTCAGCCAGACATCTTGATTTTAAACGCTCTATTAAAAGTCTCATCCGTTTAGCTCCTTTGGCTTGTCATCGTCATCCATCTCAGACGTGTCATCCCAGTCAGGACCATCGTCATCGTCGTCGTCATGCACATGAGACTGCCCGTTGCCGTTTCTAGCCCCAAGAGCGCCACTCACAGCCGCTGCAACGTCCGCGCCCCTACCCACAGCCCTCTCGGCTGCCTTAGCGGCACCCTGAGCCCCGTGATCACTGATGCCTTGACCAAGAATATACGTCGCCAGAATACCAAGCGCAGAGTACATAGCCTGATCACTCACAATCTTACCCAGCACATCGTTTACGATCATTCCAATCGCAGCCAATACACCCACTATCAATTTCTTCGATTTCAGACTATTAAAATCCATGTCAATCTCCTACTTTTTAAAGTGTTTTATAATCCTCGACGCCGCACTCTTTGCACTCAAGCCAGTAGAGTATCGAGGAGCACCTTTACCAGCCAAAGAAACCACCCACCCATCATCGTCTATCCCGACCCTGATCACGGGCTTGTCTCTCCATCCCTCATACGTCAACATCCAGGCTGGATCATCCTGGCCAGGTCGATCTATCCGCTTGAATACAATCTCGTAATCAGGGAGTTTATTGTCAACCATACTCTTGATTGTATTAATTTCACGGACATGTTTGGGCACATCCACCAGGCGACGCATCTTTTGTTCAATTAGTTTCCTCATAACACAACTCCTTCTCCAGCACTCATCACGACACCACAGCCCACTGAAGCCCGCGCTGCTTCGCTATTCGTTCTGCCGATTCAATCGCATCTTCCTTGTCATCAAAAGACGCCAACTTTTCCCAGTTTCCACTTGCGAGAGGACCAATAATGACATCCCAAACCCCATCGATCAACTCGACTTCAATACGCTGCACTATCGCAGCATCGCTCAAAACAGCTCGCAATTTTCGAATTGCTGAACTCTCAATATTTTTGATAATTGCTTCGGATCGCCGGAGAAGCTTCGGATCTGCCGTTTTTTTAAACCTCTCGATGTTGCCAACAAGCGTATCAAGAGAATCTTTGATGTCACGAATCTCGTTCCTCACTTGCCTCAGAATCGAATTTCCAAGCCCTGTCTTTTCCAACTTGCGTTTCTTTGATTCTATGATATCACGCACAATAAATCCTCCCGCGAACTTGAGTTCGCTCAGTCGTAAACACCAAGACGATCTCCCCATGAAGGAGTCCCTCTGAACAATATCTCATTCGCTACATCCTGTGGGGAATCGCTGAATATCTTCATTCCGCTTAGACCACTCGGAGCCTTGACAGCTCCTGACTTCTTGTCGTCTCCACGATTAGCCTTCACCGTCAGCGACGGGCTGAGTTTATGTTCCATATTGATATAGATAGCAAATTCACCACCCGCGTACGGGAGCGATGTGTCACCCTCGAACTTGACCCACAGTGATGCTCCTTGAACCTTCGCGCCGTACGTGGAGTACCCGCGCTCAGTGAGATGCTCGACCAGGATGAACCCGACCATCTGCAGAAATTCAGAAACGACCCCCTGCCATCCCTGTTGAAACTTTGCGCGCCTGTTGGTCGAGAAATCCGATCCCTCATCAATATTTTTCCTAAAGGCATCCTCACCCAGCACCTTCTCCGGCCTCACACCAGCGTACTCCAAGACCTCCGTCAGAATTTGATTCTTGCTCTTTATCCGCATATCAAACTCCTTTCTTGACGTCCTGCTCGTACCCCTTCACCAGCGAGCGCATTCCACCCTCGCCATACTCTCCGTCAACCAGAAACTGCATCTTCTCCTGGAAGTGCGGAATGTCGCCCATAAAATCTACCGGCGGGATCTTTGCAAGCTCCTTGAGTGCCGAATCAATAAAATCTACGGCCTTCTTGAACGCAACAGCGCGCTTCTTTAAGTTCGCCTTGGTCTTCGGAGCTAGTTCCTTCCTAGTCCGAGGATACTTGTAAGCAGCAGCCTCTTCAATATCACTCTTCTCTCCGAGCGATTCACCCTTGTGTGCGCTACGCACCCGCAAAGAAAGCCCCCCTTTGTAATCGTCGAGCATGCCACGCAACTTGCGAAAACCTGCTTTCTCAATTGAGTCAAGCGCCATGCCAGCTCTAGTAATCGTCGTCTTGTCAATCTTGGAATCGAGTTTCTTAACATATCCGACGAACATATCGAGAAAAGACTTGATATCCTTTACCTCATCCTTGGCAGCCATGTACACACCACGAGGCTCCCCCTCGGCAATATCATCCTCTCCGAGCACCTTCTTTGGATCGATTCCCGCGTTCCCAATCATCTCGGACAGTAATTGTTTTTTCGTTTTCGTGATCATGATCCTACTCCCAACCGTAGTCGTCTTTGCAGACCTTGAATGCCTTCTCAAACGCCTTCTTAGCGGTTGGCCCAGAACCGTGCGCGACAACCCTGTTGGCATGTTTGTCAGAGCTTTCTCTGACGCCGAACTCGTATTTCTCCGGCTGTCCGTATCCGCCCATGTGGAAGATACGAATCTCCCCCTGGCTCTTGCGTTTCTCTTCGTCTAGACCATCCGCGTCCTCATCCTCGTCCTCTCCAAGCACACTCTTGGCCGCCGTGGTCAAAGCATCAGACACCGCCGACAGATACTTCTTAGCCGTGTCGTCGTCCTTCGCGGCGACGGCAAGACCCTTAAGAAGCTGGACCATCTTGAACTGCGCGTCGGCGTCTTTGTAGTCCGTGTCACGCAGGGCCTTGATGATACCCTCCGTCTTGTTTTCCTCGTCGAGCAACTGACAAAGCATCTCCAAGGATGCCGCCGCATCTGTCACAACAGCCTCAGACTCGTCCAGATGTTTACCATCGATAATATTACCCAGATCTTCGATTATTTTCTTTTTCATGATAATCTCCTAAAGGGGCGACAAGAGAGTCAACTCCGTCACTGCCCATGGTTGAATTTCCAGTTCCGCAATACTAACTTCTCCGCCGCGAGCATCAAAATCCGTACCGGCCTTATAGCGCGTCGGAATGCAATCCCATAACAACCACGCCTTGCCTGGCCAGAATGCCGCAGCTTCCCAAGCACCAACGCCAATTTCATCGTCCGTATGACCAATGCTTGTGAAATGGATCAGCAGAAGATTCCGGTTCGTCATGTCGAACCCACGAATCGCTCGCAACATCCACTGCCACATCGTATCGTCGTATCCGAGAACTCCTCGGGAGAGAGTAATCGGTGCAACAGCGCCACCAGAATACGCATGGCGCTTGTACATTGAATTGAGTTGCTTGATCTCGTCTACGTCTGCTGTGTACTCAGGCGTAGTAATCGCGCTGAACCCGAGGATGGGCGCTCCGAGAACGAGGTAAGGAAACGTCGCACTCGGAACCACGTCCAGAAGCCAAAAACGATGGTTCTGCATGAAGTCTGCAAGACGATTCCGAGCCATTCAACGCTCTCCTCCCTCAGACTAAGCGGGCTTCGGGAGCACGTCAAACGACTCCATTGCGAAATCAACCTCTGCCAGCGACACCTCTCCAGACATCGAATCAAAATCCCCTGCTGGCTTCGCACGGGTCGGGACACAGTTGCTACACTCGATCCGTCGGAACGAATCTGACGGATCGCCCTGCGTTGCGGCTCCCATCTCTGTCCGCTGGTAATGGTAGATTGTTACATCACACCGGTACTCGTCCCCATCGACCGAATCTCGGACCCAGTCGTAAAACGTAGTGTCAGACTTAGCCACGCCTCGCATCAGCGTGCAGTCTGAAACGGTCGGCGGTCCTGGGTACTTCTGCGTCCACTGGAAAGTACCCTCTCGGTACTCAACCGGCTCGACGCTAAGCTCTGGGATCGTCACACTCTGAAACCCAGCCTGACCGCCACCACTGAACTCGCCGGGACGGTTAAACTCCAGGGGATTGGCAGGTGCGCCTGCGCGATTCGCAACCACATGGAACCGGAATCCCTGCATCAGATCATCGACTGCTGCTCGTGCCATTTTTTCTCTCCTTCAGCCCTACGACCGCTGCATGGTCGGAGGGAGATTTTCTCTTCCAATTATTCCTGTCTGGCTCGCTGTGGGTTGACCCCATCCTTGGCGAAGACAGAACATAACTCGTCCAACGGAACCCCAGTCATAAGTCGCCAGGGCATTCACCGCATTAAAATCTGCTGGAGTAGTCAACGTAATACTGACCGCCCCAGTCGCATAATCAATCGTCCCCGATCCACCACCACCACCAGCACCGACAAGAACACCGTCGGATGCCGGATCGGTAAACGTAACAGACCCTGCAACGATTGACACCGTTCCAGGAACCACATTGCCGTTAACCAACTGAAGAGCATATGTCGGAGTAACCCCGTCTCCTGTTACTCCGGTATTCTCTCCAGAAACTGCTGTATCGTCCATCGCCTGGCTGGCCTTCACACGGACTTTAAAGGACGGAGGAACCAGGAAGCCACCATTTGTCTGCATGTAGCTTCCACTCGCCGCCCCTGTCTCCGTGTGAATAAGATACTCGATCCCATCGTCGTCTACGATGTAGATCGAGACGTCAGGTGCCGACGCACAAACCATGTCCCAGAATACCTGCTCAACGCGCATCCCAACAACATCCGGAGAATCCAATTCACCGCCCACTGTTCCAAGAAGCCTCTTTTGGACACGACCACGGAATAAAGCCTCTTCCGTCGGGGTGCCATCAGGAGCAATCCCAGTGAACTGCCCAGGACCTAAAACCTCCTGAATAACCATTGTCGGTATGACTTGCGTTGTCATTAATTCACCTGCTTCTCAAGTTCCTCTTGAAGCCTAGCAACCGTTAACTGAGCGCTTTTTGTTGAAACCGAAACACAATAAACTCAGCGGGCTTATTGGGTGCGATTCCAATATCGCAGAAGACAAGCCCCTGATCCACAGTGTTCTGTGGGTTGTTGGTGCGGTCGCAAATGATAAAGAATGCGTCCTCCGGGCTAGTTCCAGCAAAATAACCAGCCTGGTACAAACCAAGCAAGAAACTCGTCAATTGAGTCCGGATAGCAGCCCACAGTGGAGGACCATTGTTTTTGAAAACGTGGCTATGCGTCGCGTTGAAGACAGACTTCTCGACGAACATAAACAGTCTTCGCATTTGGATGTAAGGCCACTCGCCACCAGCAATATCCAAAGAACGAGCACCCCATACACAACGTCCAGTGTGTGGCCATTGAACCAGTGCGTTAATCTTCTCTGGGTAGATCGTCCCGACCTGTGTCGGTGTAAGATCCAACTCCAGGCCAACGCTCCAGTCGATTCGTCCGTCCTCAGTACCAGCCGGGGCTTTACCCACGTTTTTGCTAACGTCAGTCCGGGCGTAAACACCCGCAACGTGCCCACCACATGGAATATCAGTCGCCACCTCCGTCACCGGATCGATGATCTTGATGTGCGGATAGTAAAGAGCAGCATAAGATGTGTATTTCTGAAGTTGGAATTTCTTCCAATTGACCGCCTCCTGCGGAGTCAGACCAGAAGGAACAGTCAGAATCACAAACTTGTCTTTTGTCAGTTCGGCGTAGGTGATCAGCGCATCGGCAACCACTGTATCAGTCTGGAAGTCGGATGCAACCAACTGCATCAGTTCATCCACCTTGCCAAATGCCCACAGACCCCGCTGGTCGGCAGCCAGAGAGGCTCCAATCACATCACCCGAGGTAATGGACGATCCATCGGATCCGCCCGTCATCTGACCCAGCACGCCGTCGTTAGGGGGCACCAAGGCAGTAGCCTGTGTGTAATAAGTTGCAGTCTGAGCAGTCGCACCACCAGGGCCAGACGCCGGGGCTCCGTCAATTGCCCAGGTCAGCGTAAACTCGCCTGTGTCGTAGTCCACTTCATTGGTGCCATTTGCGTCCAGACTGAACTTCTGCGGATATCCAGTAGCCTGCGTACTGTTCAGTGAGAGATTTCCGTCGCCGTCATCCACGATCGATACTGCCTCTGCATAATCAAACGCCATATAGATGACCGCTCCTGCCACGAAATCAGGAGTCCCTGTACAGGCTGCGAGATTCAAAACGTCATCGGTCGGACCCACGAGGTCAGCTATCTGGCCAGTGGTATAATCGATAGTTCCGATTTGAACAGCCGGACCAGCCCCGTCTGGGTGCATCAGCTTGCCAGTTCCATCGTCTGTAACAACCTGCAGGCCGTTCACCGAGTCAATAAGGTAAATACTGACGCTGCTCGGAGTAATAGCCGCCGGAGTCGTCGTGCTACCAGGAGACACTATCGGAGCAATGGCAGCCGCCGGATTCGGACCTGTTCCAATCTGGAGAGCTGGCCGAATTTCATACGTGTCCGCCGCAGTCCAGGTGTTCGCTGTGCCACCGAGCAACGTTCCCACGACTGTCGTCGCAGTATTGTCGGTAATCAATGCCCGGCTGCCGTCTGTGGTGTTGTAGATGACCATTCCGATCAGAGCGTCTTCAACAAAACCAGCCCCAGTGTCGGTCATGAATGCAGCACCAGCCGAGGTAGTGTCCGCGCCACTCGCGTACAGTGTCCCCTCAGCGAAAGTGAAACTTGCCGCGAATGTCGTTGGGAAGCACGAATTTGCCAACTCGTAACTCCACCCCTTCCAGAGACCATCGTAGGCGTCTGGCGTGGCTACAGAAGATCCATCCGAATGAACCATTGTTGCCGAGAAGTCCTCAGCAGAAACCGAAGTCCCGGCCAGGGCTGGAGGGTCCATCTCATTGCCGTACTCGACGACTTCTATGAAATCAGATCCTCCAAAGTCCGCGTTCATGACCGTTGCCACGTAGCTCTTATGACTTGAATCATTGAAAACGAGGTCGGTAAATTGCTCAATTCCTACCCAGGACGGAACGCCGGTCTCACCAGCGTCCGTGTCTTCCTCGATCAAAACCGTGAACCGTGTGTACCTGGCCTCTGCGTCCACGAGATAGTCGCTCGCGCCGGGAGTAATCCGAACTCGGTAGTAATTACCCGAGTCGCCAGGCCATTTCATCCGAAACTGGAAAATAGAATAATCGTAGATCGACTCGATGTCGTCGGCCCCGCCAGCATAGTCAGCTGGGTTCGCCAGCGTGATCGTGACCTCGCCAGTGTTGTAGTCGACAAATCCCGTTCCACCAGCTCCCGTTCCACCTGTTGCCGAGAGCACTCCGTCACCAGCTGCATCAGTGAAAATGTTATTGGTAGCTCCAGTAAACTCAAGGCTTACGGTTCCAGGAATCACCGGTGGGTTCGTTAACTGCAGGGCATACATGCCGCTGGCTTCCACCGTGTTTCCAAGGTCGTCCGGGCTGCTACTCGGGATCGAGTAAGCATAGTTCCAGAGGCCATCCTCTGCGTCTGACGCTGCAACTCGTACAACATACAAACGCTGCCCCCCGTTCTGAAAGAATGCAAACGCCATAGTCGGCGTCAGACCCTTTGAAGTGAACGTTCCGAATTTAGATGCGAACTCTGGATAGCTCGTCACCAGGATCGGATCATCGACAGGTCCCTTTTCAGTGAATCCGATCAGCCCAAGATTGGACGTCGAAACGCCAGCGATCGGGCCAGGGCCACCAGGAATCTCTTTAATGTACACACCGGGATACGTGTATTCTGACATTGTTCGTCTCCGTGTTGTCGAGCCGCCTTACTTTTTCTTGCGGCGTTTTTTCTTGTTTGATTTAAACGCACCATCGCCCTTGCTATTATCATCAGGGCTTCCGTCAACAATCGGCAACACGTCAACAACGTCAGCACTAGAACTTAGATCACTGGACTCGTCAACCGAGCCCTGTGCTGAAACCTTATCGGACTTATCGGGAGTCTCTTCGGCAGTATTCTGCTCATCTATCTGATCTTTATTGGCAGCAACCACCTCACCATCTGTCATCTCTGGCTGGCCCTTCGGCTTTCTCGGAGCCTGCGTCTTGTCAGTCGTCACACCCTTCTCTGCAATCTTTTGAGCCATCGCAGACTTGGGAGTCACAGCCTTTATATCCTCGGGCGTAACAGGCTTGAGAGTCGCAACCATCGATGCGCCAGGTTGCTTACCAGTACGTCGAAGAAGCCCCTTATTCTTGAGCGCCTGAACTTCACGGAGGTTTGGCTCTAAAATTTCGACCCGAGAATGGGGACGGACCGCAATGGAAACCCCCTTCTTCACCGGCACTGTTTTAGCGACATTTCCTGAGTAATAAAACCACGGCATAATGCCTCCTCACCTCACAACGAGGCCATCATTGACCTCTTGGATTTGACTTGGGGTATATCGAGCATAGGTCACATGCGGTTCAATCATTGCAGGGAAAACACGATCATCGTGAAGGTCAATCTCTGCTCTCACTGTGAATGACACTGTATATCCCACTGTTCTCTCCGCAATATCTGCCAGCTCCGAGGTATTGGAAATCGAAACCTCTCCTGCATCATATTCTCGCACATCACCCTTGCTGTCAACCACTTTGAAAATGAACCATGGCGGAATAAATCTTCGAAGGACGTAGTGCAGCATCAAAATGGCTTCCTGCTTGCGCCGCGCCATCACCATGCAATCATACGTTATGTCAAATTGCGTGGCCCTCCACTGATTATCATATTTTGTGTATCCAACAGTACCGTCCGGCAACTCCACCTTCTGGGCATCCTTGGATGGAGCCCTCGCCACCCAGGTATACCAGGGATGACGATCGAAAGCCGGAGTCAGATCGTTCTGACGAAACTGAAAACACGGGAGCATGAACGGTTGGTACACGTCCTCTGGATCCTGAAACTGACAAGGAACTTTATTGTTAATATCCGAGAATCCAGAATTTAAATGCGGAACATCGCAAGCGTAAATAGAACGAGTCTCACCATCCACATCGTAATGTTCAATATCGGCTTCGAGGGTCTTCATACAACCCTCGTCCCAATCGCGCAGATTAAGTGTTCCAATTACGGACATTAACCACCATCTGCGAACTCAAGTTCGTAGCTACTCTTCGTCGTCAGTGGAAACGTCACTATCTCCACTTTCTTCACCCTCGCCACCTTGAGTTTCGCTCTCGCCCTCTCCATCATCACAGCCTTCGCATCCGCCGATCTCAATATCGCCGTCTTCCGCAGCCTTGTTAATAACGTCAAGCGCGTCATCAATTGTTGCATCCCTTCGATCAAGAGCGCGTTTCATCAACTCGTTCTCGACCCCCTGTAGCGTTCCCTTTAAATCTACTAGTTTTTCATCTGGCATCGTAATCCACCTTCAACTACCCCTTTGGGGAAAATGGAGCGAGAGTTTCTGCAAACCGCGCCCCTTTGTTCAACTCAGTTGCTGTAACACTCTCAACATTGTTTGGCAAATCAAACACACTCTCGCGCCCAGTTATCATGTATTTCAAATATCGCTTCATTAAATCTGGCATCGCACTTTTGATCTCCCGCAGAGCCGGTCTCCAATGAGCCACGGATTGTTCTCCGTCATAACCAAACTCTGAACGAAGAATATTGTACCCCACATCTTCATGAACTACAACACCCACTGCACCAGGAGTCTTGTCAATGCTCACCCCGCTCACACCAGAACGACGCAAGTCGCTCTCAATCTGTCCACGGTTTACATAAATTCGATCGGAGAGAGCCTTTAGCTCGTCCTCACGGGCGTTTCGTGAAATAACCCGAGCATGGATGCGCTCCACAGGAACAGGGACCATGTGAGCGGGCCAGGGGCCGTACAACATCAGCGTGTTTACCCACTTCGGCGATTGATCCGTTGCCTGAAAATAAAGAGCCTTCCCGTCCATGTCGCCTTTTTCAAGGACGACAGTCTTGTTGTCGAAGAAGATCGCCACGGCGTCCATGTCGCCCTCGGTTCCAGAAAGAAGCCCGATCCGAAGATGCTCAGCATATGGAAACTGCTTGCTACCCATTTTTATATCAGGTGCTCTCCGTGCCACCACATTGCGTACAAATGACGCCATAGACAGCAAAAACAAAATGCGTCCGCGTTCGATCCTTTTTGGAACTTTTCGGGTGAGAGTGTTCATCGTATCGACAAACTCGTGCATCCCATAGATCCCCGGGACCGTAGATTCAACTGCCATCTTAGGCTTCTTGTACCGGTACCGCTTCGGCAAACTTGCCTCCTACTGAAAAAGCTGTGTCACTTTGAAAGTCGTTGTATTCCCATGTCCGGCCCAACCAGGAATCTCTATATACGCCTGCAACCGGTATTCGCCCACTTGGTCAAAGTCGTTAATATCCACATAGTATCGAATCTTCGTTGTGTCATACACACTGCCGATCCATCGAACCTGCGTCCCGTCCGGCTTCGTAACATCAAGCGCCACGAGCGTGGCCTGCGTAATGTCGCTACAGACATCCACAATAATCGCGGTCCCCACATCTCCGACGTAGTAAATATCAGGCCCACTGCACGAATTATTACAAGTCATTGCATCACCTCCAAATCGATCTTCGAGACGACTGTTGCCGCCATGGAAATCTTAGACACAACGGAAACCTCATCATCAAACATAGACGTCATTACAAGATCCATATCCACCCGGGAGGTCCTTTCAATATCGCTGGTCAAAGCCGATATCTTCGATATTAAACACAGTCTGTCTTCTTCCATTTCGACACCCTCAATAAGTTCTTTGTGACCCTCGAAACGAGCCGCATCACCTCGCGAAACTGCTCTACCAATTTACTAACGCCGTACCCTCGCGTAATAATCAGATGATCCTTCCCAAACCCCCTGGTAACAATCCTATGCATGCTACGGCTCCCTCCGCTCAAACACGTTCTCATCGGACGGAAGCCCAGACTGATCGTACAAATTAAAGACCAGCAGCGGTGTCACGCCATCATCGTCGTAAAAGGTCATCTGATTACTCTCTATCTTCCAACGCCCCGTCTCAACTTTCTTGACTATCTCCAGGTCAGACTGCACCAGCAACAACGTCGACTGCTTGGCGATATCTGTCAATTCACGCACGATTACATCTTCAGGAAGTCTTGCTGTCACACCATCAACATCTACTACGGCGTACTCCGCGACGTAATTCTCCACTGGAAGCGATGCAGGAGCCCAATCGTATCGCCACTTATTTCCTCCCACATTGACCAGCGCGACAGGTGCAAGAACCTCCGTCTCAGATCCTCCGTCTATATAGTAGACCCTCACGGTTCCGCTGGTCATATCCAGCTTCTCAGAACCATCTGGATTTACCGCGTAAAGAATCAGCGGAACTTCGGTCGAATCTGGTTCGAAAAGAATCATGCCAGTTCTAAGCCTTCATGGTGTTATTATTCAACATCAGGATCGTCGTAGATTTCCGCAAAATATCTGCCTCTAGCCAGCTTGCCGGGATTCCCGTCTTCATCTTTGTAAGGTACATTGTTCGCTATTCTTACAACCATTTTGTTCAACTTTGGATTACCTAACAAGTCCACTCCAGCACTGGTCCAAAGAGCAGGAGGATCTGCGAATGCAATATTGTACTGCATATATGGACCCACTGATGCCGCCTTGTAATCGATCCGTTGCTTTGCGTGTGATCTGGAAATCCAATCACTCATCGTCACGTAAGACCTAGACACCACCGGGTTGGGGTTTCCAGTCATGAAAAACTCAATAACGAGTTCCCCTCCATCGTGTATTTTTATCAACTCAGCAAAGTCCAGTTGGATTTCGTTCAATCGCACTACTTTATCGTGATAAGGACTGCTCTCATTCGTGGGATCTAATGTCCACCTACTGTCGTCTGTGGCTGGCCAACCCTCCGTGTTTGAAAAATCGTGCATACCTATCGTGTCGAATTTGCATTCCACTGGCAACCCATTCTCTTGTGTTCCTATTCCCATGACTTAGCCTCCCAATCAAACTCGATTGTAGTTAATCCATTTATCAATGACGCATTCTTCGAATTGCTCGAAGTTCCTACGGCAGTGACCCTGAAGTCGAAATTTCGTTCTGTTACTTGTACCAGTTCAAACTTTGCCACACCGTCGAACCGGACATTTGAAACTGAGATTTTAGGTTCTCCCTTGAACCTAACATCAAACCTTACACGACGCCTGTGTTTCTCCCACCTAGAACCTCTCCTGCCAATCAGTTCAAAAAATTCACTGCCTGTATCTAGTTGGAAATCGACTACGCCCAAACATTGCGAAACTAAAGCGTCTAATATCGTCTTGTCGTCGTCGCTCAAAGGATCTTCAAACCAGACCTTAAGCCAATGCTCTTCAGAATGATACGAAATATCCGATACTTCAGTCTGTTCCATCTTAGATATTGATATCGAATGTAACAACATCTCCTGATTGGGAGCAGACTCTAAATCCTCATATGAGTATTCCAAAATGCCTCCTAATAGCTATTCGTACAGACCAAAGTTGCGGAATAAATATTTCCAGTCAGACTAACATGCTTAACCATCAACTCCATGTAATCCCCAACCTCCAGATCAATACCTGACAGCGGTAAGGTAATAGCTTGATCCTCATTACCGTAATTGCCCGTCCGTATTCGAGTGCCTGGAATCTCTGTAGTGCCGTTTTTCCTCCACCATGCCTCCACATTCCACGTATACCCGCCTGTGGAATCAATGTTTATCATCCCTACAAAATGGTAATGATCCTTGTACTCAACTTCCACTCTGCTTGGATTGGGAGTGACAGCCCAACTCACAATATCTGGATTGTCGTCATAGTCTTGGTTGTCCCAAGGAATTGCAGCACCAGCTCCACTGAAATTAGTAGCTGCCCACGTTGCCGCTCTCCTCAATTGGAAATGGTTCTCCAGCGTTGATATACGTACCCATACAGACCCTAACGACCCGTTGGCACACCCGAGCATGATGGACCCACCAGTATTCTTTATCGTTGCATTCGCCAACCCATCCAGACTCTTGCCATCGAAATCAACATGAACATGGTACCCGTCTCCACCAAAATTGCCGATATACAAACGCCTTAACAACCCATCTGCATAGGGCAATCCAGCGGGATCTGGAAGTGTAATGGTCACGTCCTCCGTTGTGAATGTGCCTGTAAGGGAATCCCCCTCAAACCACAACACCTTCCCATCGTCGGTCCCGTCTGTGTATGGGGAAATCAAAGCAGTCGTAGTAGACAGCCGACACCGAACTCCTCTGAATGGATAACCAGCAACTCCTGGAGTTACCAGTGCCCACACTGACCCGTTGTAAACGACCAATGCTCCAGCCGTCACAGCAACAGACCCAGATGTGATAGTGCCTGAGTCAGTGACGACATACGAATCGTTTGCAGTTGGTGTCAGTCCGTTGATCGTAGCGACCGTCGCGTTCCCAACTAATCCTGTGAGCGAGATACTGGTATTGCAAAAAATACACGAACCATGAGCAAACAAATCTGCCCATGACGGTTCCCAGTCTTCGCATATCAGTTCGTTGTACCTAAGAATCGGAAGTGGCTCATCCTCCCACTCGCTCGTATTGTCATTGAAAAACAGCTTCGCACCACCAGCAGGAGCATTCGCATCGACGTCTCCAACGTCCTTCAGATTGTCTACCGTACTTCCACCAGTTCCACTACGGTCAATGTACTCAATGAGAAGCCGCTGGGTATACGCAAGCGTTTCCTCGTCTGGCTCGGTAGGTACTGTATCGTAAACAGTAAGACGTATTTTGTCTCCTTCACTGAATTGGAACAATCCAACGCCCGTAATCGACGTAGACAACTCGTTCGACGTATCCTCTCGAACATACCCACCCATTTTATCCGGCTGGGCTACAAAGCCGCTGCCCGTGTCTATCTGGATATTAAGAACTGGATTTCCCCTGATTCCACCACTAGCACTCTGACAACCAACGGTCATCATCGCTGTGATCTTGTACCAGCCATCTTCTTGAATCTCTACTTCGCCTGGATTTACTGTTGTGCTGTGAACATAATAGTCGTCTTTTATCGACTCGTAATTCAGAGGGATGGCCTGTGCTACATTAGTGACAGTCAATCCTCCTTCGGTATCCACACCCTGAAAAAGCTTGGAAATATTACCTCCAGAGCTTGGAGTCTCCATTGTCAGACCACCAGCCCCGTCTGACGTAGGAACCTGTCCAGACGTTCCATCTGTCCCAAAATCCTCTACTAAATTTTCGTCAGAACCATCTTTCTCGTGTAGCTCATGATGTGTCCCCTCAACCATGCCTCCATAGTCGTTAAAAACAGGAACACGACCGGCAGTTGCACCTTCTACATAGTTGTCAAAATTGAACGTAGTGTTAGGAGTATCCCAATCATCTGCCCAAACCCCACCACCATGAACCACAACCCAGGTGTTATCTCCAACGAACATAATAGAGATTCTAGACATACCCTGTTCTGTTTCCAACTCAGTCACACCATCAGAGTTGGGAAGGACTAACCCGTCTGATTCGTTATCAAACTCTATCCTCACCCTTTGGATCGGAGTATCCGGTGTTGACGCTACGGAACAAAACCACCCTATCTCTGGAGTGTCTGGCATCGTAAATACAACAGGATCATCAACCCCTCCTCCAGTCCCTACAAAGAAATATCCAATCTGATCCTCTGTCACTAATATGGAGGCATCAGACGGGTACGGAACTTTAGGAGATTCGATACCACCTCCAACCTGTATCCATGTCGGAGTAGTTGCTGTTAGCATCCATATGGAATTGTCGTCTAGTTGCCGTGCGAACTTCCCCACATCTCCAGCAACAAAACCAGAAGCACCCGTCCTAGCAGCTGCATTTGCATAGCTCCAATTGTACGGAATATGGATTGCGCCTACTGTTGATTCACTATGTTTCATTTACCTCACCCATTCACCAAAACATTGCCTTGGTTATCGTCGGACAACATTGCTCCAGTATTGTCGTCTACTAGAATACTATCGGCATTTAAACCAACACCATACCCTATCGGTGAAAATTTAAGTCCTGTAATGTTTACAGCCGGTCCCCCGCATTCGGGACACACTGTCGGACAAACAGCTGCAATGACGTCATACCACGTATCGCAATTGTCACACCAAATCCGGTAGTCGTGCATTGTCAGCGCAACATGATCAGAAATGACCGTAGCCAGAGTAGTCTGCTCAGAAGGACTCAAGTCGTTAAAGAAAGTTACTGTGAGATTGTCTACAGGCTTATCGTAATAAGTAATCCCATCCAACTCAGGAACAATATCCGAAGACTGGATCTCCGTCACCAACTGAGGGATAGCAACAGGTGTTTTCGAATATGGCCCGTAACTGCTCATCCAACTCTCCAGAATTCAATACGTGTGTTTCTCAACTTAGATGTCTCAGTGTTCTTTTCGGACTTCCAATCTATATCAATAAAATGATCTCCCTCGCTCAACGTTACAAAATAAAAACCTGTTACCGTATTCCAGTCTGCGGGATCTTTAGGCTCTATGCTCAACTCCACCACTGTCGTAGTGTCGTCTGCCTCCAGCCTGATACTAATAGACCTAGCTGTAGAACTGTATTGCCATTCGGTCTGAAAACCAACACGGTAAGTCCCCTCTGGAAGACCTCCTAGGTCAAGTCGTAATTTCTGTTGGTATGTTGTCGAAGTCGTTGACGACGTAGTGGCATCTGAATCGTATGCCAACTGCGTGCCGAAAGGTTTGACCCCTTCTGCTGCTATTCCTATTGACGCTCTCTGAACGCCTCTCCAATCAACATAATCCTTTCCAGCAATACTCACTATCCTTGCATTCACGCTATTTGTATAAGAATCGTCACACTCGAACAGAACAGACCCAAGAGGCGTCGTTTCTGCAAACGGAAACCCGTCTCCGATAATTTCGTCCAACTCCGAAGCAGCTCCAAACTGGGCGCTAAAATAAGCGATGTAGCTATTTCGGCCTTGTATTGCTATCACCGGGTAATCGATATCATTGGTAGCAAACAAGTGCATCAACATGTAGTTCTCGTCTGGAACTTCAGTTTGTTGCCAGGTACTTCCTGTCCACTCGTTGAACGCTGGTCTGTTTCCCCCTCCACCTCCATAAATACGTAGAGGGAAATTCGTCGGGGTATACCGCAACCAGTCTGCACCGCTTCCACTGAAATAAAAAACGGGTATTTGAGCAGGAGCAGCGTCAACCGCTATGGAATGTCTTAAATCCTCATCCCGAATGACGCCTGTCGCATAACCCAACTGAGCATGAGTATCAGAACTCCCATCTTCATCTGCAAGTATTCCAGTAAGATCTAACCCACTGATCCAAGACGTACCCATAGATAGATGAAAATGTATGTGTGTCTCGCCATCCATCGTGATACCATGCCGCTCGTCACCAATGTATATGGCTTCAGCCATCGACACCGACCAGTAAATAACCGCAACATAAGCATAAGAATAGATGATAGCAGGATCGAATATCGTGGTTTCTACCAAAACGTCCCCATCGAAATAGATGTAATGAAAACCCTCGACGTTCGAAATCACCACCGTCTTCGCAGACGTTATTTCATACATCACACCGGACAAAAAATAGATAAAATCAGAGCTTACAGGTTCAATAGTGAAAGTACGTGACGCATCTACAAAAGAGATCGTGGATAAAGTGCGATCTGGAAAACCTGTTGGCTCTCCGGTGGATTGACTATATGCCCTCTTCAGTCTCTCAAGAGAAACTTCATCCTCGATCACTTTGTCAATGAAAGTCAGATTGTCGGAGGCGTCACGACTAACAATAACATCTTCATCATTTGATGAATCATTCTGAAACGTGACGCCCCTGACATCTGGATAATCTTCGTTGGGATCGGCCTCGGTTGGAAAGGCATCGTCCTGTGTCCCACCTGTTGCGGGACTTTCTAGCTTCATTGGACGAATACGATCAACGGCCATTTCCTATCCCAATCCACCTCGGCCTAGCTTGCGCGACGACCAAAGTCCATGATGTTGACATCGAGTTCTGTAGCTGAAGCTGCGAAACCTACACGGATAAATCGACCCGGCCTCGGTACGGAGCCGTGAACCACCAGAGCACCTGCCGCACCCAGGTAATACGCTGTCCTCTGCGTCAGCCCTGTCAGGCCAGAACAGAGTCCGCACTTGACAACCTCTGCATCGGAACCGGCACCGGCACCCACTCTGGCAACACCAATAATCTGCGAGGTGTAGTCCGCACTATTGTCTCCGTGCTCGATCTCGTCAGCCGTGTCACTCCAGCAAACTGCCCTGCTAGTCGTGACAGCCGTCTTGCAAGTGTGCGTGTCCTCTACCTTCGGAGCCTCAGTTGAAGGCTGCGAAGCATGTGTATGCAGAGAGTCAGCGTTGGATGCCGAACCAGCAGTTAATGTGTCCAGATTAGGAGCCGTGACCTGCCCCGTGCCAGCGTCATCGTAGTGAGTTGCGACATCATTGATCTTGAAGTCTTCGGGCAGACCCACAACCTTCAGACCGTCCGCATCAACATCCAACGTGTCTGGAGTATCGTCGATCTCGATCTCGATACCAGAAGCACCCAGCACAAGACCGTGAGCGCCGTCCACCTTCGCTTGGAGCGTCTTATCTGGAGTAGTCCCCGCCAATTCCAGTCCCGGATTGGACGCCGACAACTCTACAGCCACGTAATCCGACGCCTCGGTAATACCATCACCGAAGTTAACTCCGATGGTATTGCCAGCCTTGTACAGACCGGGGCCAGCCGTAATGTTTCCAGCTCCCGTGAACTGGACCCACACACCGGAGGGAACGGTTCCGTCAAATACGAATCCGTCGTTCTCCCAGTACGCGCCCTCTCCATTTACCAGAACACCGTTGCCGTCCACTGCATCGCCAGTATCAGCACCTGTCAAGGTCGTACCGTCGAAGTCCATGATCTTGCCGTCGTCAGTAGCATCTGTATATGGAGAAACCAGAGCCGTTGCTGTTGACAAGATGACTCGGGTCGTGTCAGGAGGAAAGCCTCCAACTGCGTCTACGACCAGCACCCAATTGGTTCCATCGAACTCTACGATGTCACCAACTGTGACTGCAACCGAACCGGCAGTAAGAGTACCCGAGTCAGTCACAACATAAGCATCTGCCGCTGCGGGTGTCAGCGCGTTAATCGCCGCAACCGCGAGGTTTCCAACCAGACCATTGACTGCCACAGGCTCCTTCCATCGGATTCCAGCCGCAATGTTGTCAACGTAGTTCTTGTTGACAGCATCCGTGCCAGCACTCGGTATATCTGGAACACCAGTGATCTTGTTGCTCCCCATTGCCAAGTTGCCAGCGCCGATGGTGACTCCGTACATCGTGAAGGTGTCAGACGTTAAATCCTGCTCCTCTGGATAGGAATAGTTGTCGTCCATGTAAAGTGCTCTGCGTTCAGTCATTGTTCTCTCCTCTTCTCAGGATGCTACTCTTCGGGCGTAGGCTCGTCGGGCAGCGGGTTATACACCAGATATCCATCTGGCTCGATAGAATAGTCCTTCAGGGCAATACCAAGCCCACTCTCCAAATCTGAAATGAACTGATTGTGCTCCTGTTTTATTTTCTGCAAACTGTCATTCGTAGACCGTATACGTGCCTTGATCGCAGCCATCTGATTCCTGTACTCAGCGGTTATAGCATCACCCTTCAGCCGAAGGTTCTCTGCAACCACCTGCTGCATCTGACCACGCGCCTCAAACAGATCCAGACTCTTCATCTGAACCTCTGTCAGAGAGATCTCTTTTGGAGCCACGCTCTCTTTTGGACCCGCACTCTCTTTCAAGGCTTTCACAATCTTTTTCTTCGTTGTCTTTTTCGTCTTCGCTTTCGACATAATCATCTCCTTTTTCAGCTTACAGCTTTCTCAACACCATCCACGATTCCCCTGTCAAGCGTAACACGTTAGACGCCGTTGGGAATCCCATTTTTTGAACCCATACATTAGAACCAACCGACGGGACAGGAGCCGGATTAACCAGCCCCCCATCATCGCCAACATAATAATCATCATCCACTTGTAACCCGCTAAATATATCAGAAACATCTCCAACTACTCTCATTATACCAGTAGTAGGTGTCTGCTTACTAATCAAAATTCCAATCCCAGGCATAAAAATCCTGTCGGTTGGCTGCGCCTTTGTCACCCTCCACCGTCCAGCTAACGTCTGCACATCTCTGATGCACATTATATTGCCAACAGCATCCGTCACCAAGCACGCGACACGAACGTCGGAACTGAATGGGCTGGTGCCGAATTTCCCGATGAGCGACATCAGTCAACTCCATCAGTTCTGTTCGCCGAACAGCGGGATTCGTTTCTCCTCGAATGTCCTCACCACCCGGGGGTTACTCAACTGGTCACGCAAGATATCCATGCAAGTCTTGTCTGCATGCTTACGATTTTTGCACACGCCTACCATCCCCTTACCGTGGATCGCGACGCAGGCATCCGGCTCACCTCCACAGATGTAACAAAAACTATCAAGATGCCCCTTCATTGGCCCCTCATACTCAGGGAATGCCATCCCCTGCATCGGTCCACCGCATGGCCTCGCGGACTGGCATCTATACGAACTTGAGTTCGCATCGTCATGTCCTCTTGCATTCCAGTACTTCAGACACCACGCACAAACTGCACTTATTCCGTTTTTTTTGATCTCCAACTCAACCTTCATCTTATCCAGCATATCACACCTTCCTGTCCGGGGTATACTGGGTACGCTTCCGCAATTCGAGCCGGTACCCAACAAACTCTGGTGAATCAAGAATGTACCCACTTCGACCAGCTTTTACAACATCCCACCACTCACCGAACAAATAGAGCACATCACCCTCCTTCGGTTCGCGGCCTGCACACATTAAATCCTCCCAGGCACATTCCCAGTGATTTCTGGAAATCGCAATAATCGAATCATACTCGTAAACGAACCCCTCAGTCCTTACCGATGGAGTCCGGTTGTCGGATTCCTGATATTCAATCGAGCAAGGGAACACAACGGGCTCCTCACCGGCGTCAACGTCTGGGCAGAAGTTCCATGCCTCGTCGGACACGGACGGCGCTCCACGGGCCGAGGAGCCCCCGTACAGAGGATCATTCGTGGGCTCGCCATACAGCGCATCCACATTCTTACCTCTGTTTAGAGAATAATACTCGCAGGGGGGTCCGACCAGCTCGATTCTTTCCTCTTCGAGTGATCTCAGATATGTTGCATCTTCATCAAAATATACCCGGGCCATTGACTCTCCGCTCTCTTGCCAAATATCAGCCTATTACGGAAGCAAATATACTACGCCCGCCCCTGCCTTCTTTCCCGCTTTAAGAGCGGCTTTCTTGGCGTCCTTAAGCGAACCATTGAACTTGAAAATCTCGTCGTTTGTCGGATACTTCTCATCGAATCCGAACATCCACATGGCAGATCCACCACCGCGAGGCTTCGCTCCGTGGTTATTTACATACGGGGAGATATCCACCTTAGCCTCGGTCATGTTTTCATCGTCCTTCGGATCTCCCATAGGACCTTTGCCATCCCCGCGAGCAAACCCCTTACCCTTTCCTTTGGATTTCTTCTTTTTACCAGGAGTCTTGCAAGCCTCGCCAAACTCATCCTCTACGATCTTCGCCATCTCATTGATGTGTTTGACAGCCTCCAGCATCGCATTCAACTCGTCATCGGTGATGCGCTCATTATTGATGCGCCTGCTCATCACATTCGCCAGCTTGAGACCAATTTCCTTCTTGCCCTCCCAGCAGCGAATGCCCTTGCCATTGTGTCTGGTAGATCGCGCGCCTGGTTTTTTTGTCGAATAAAACCGGACAACGGTGTCTTCAGATTTGACCTTTACTTTGGGAACCCCAGACATATTGACGATAACGTCAGCAATATTTTCGGCCAGCGCATGAAAAGCCTCTTTGCTACTCTCTTCAACGCTGTCGTAATAGGCCAGCATCGCAGCCTGAAGAACCTCTGGCTTCATCACCAGGACATGGGACGCGAAGTGAACGGACGCCTGATTCTCGATCATCTTGATCTTGATTTCGCCAGGCTCCAATAACCCCAAGTTCACCACGAAATCGTACAACTGCTGCGCGTCCATGATGCTCTCAAAATTAAAAGCTATCTCTGAGTCCGATTCCTTGCCCTGCCAAGGGTAGAGCGTGCGCTTGTCGACCATTCGAACCAGTGGTTCCAGGGTAACAGACTGACCCAGGTTACCCTCGACAAGCCCTCTGACCCTAGATTCAAGCTTTGCGGGGTCGTTCCTTGGATCAAACCCCATGGCCTTCCGATCCTCTGGAGTGAGGATCCCATCGACCTTAAGGGACAATTTCTTGAGTTCTTCCAAATCTAACATTACTATTTCTCCTTGCGAACTCGTGTTCGCTACTCCGCAAAGAACCCCACCGGGGCCTGTAATTGACGAGCCTTCTCTTCCATGTCAGCTTCGAGGGCTTCGGCATTCGCCCAGAGGGTGTCGCCATCCATCGAAAACTCACCAGTCGCCCCCGGCTTCCCGGCGTACTTCATCCGAATCATTCCAAGGGTCTTCATCGCTTGCGAAAGCGCATAATTACGGAAGACTCGCATTTCGTAGTTCGTGATGTATTCCATCTGTACCGTCGTTGATATGTACGTTATCAACACCTTCGCCCCGGCGTCTGGCTTCGGTGATATAATAACAGACCGTTTCGCCCGGTCCCAGTCCCAGTCTTTATCCGACGATGATATCTGCTTCGACATCTCTCGATACTGCATATACTGCACCAGCGTAGAGTACCCCGAATTCTCGTTACCACCATAGATCCATGTATACGGATTGATCTCCACACCTGCCCAACTGAACAGGTTCGAAAAACTCTGCGATGACAACTCAAAAACGACGTCCACAACAGAATCAATATCTGAAGCAATCAAAGTCTCGTGATACTCGGTGGTTCCTGTAAGCGTGAACAATACGGATTTGCACTGCCCCACCCACATTTGCCACCATTCCTTGGAGTCTCGGACCGCGTCGTCCAACTGCTCATCTGTCAATTCAACATTCACCACCCCTTTGCCGAGGCGACGACATATCCATTCCTTGACCTGGGCCTCAGTGAATCTCAACGCCTACTCCTTCTTTTCTGATGGCTTCTTGCCCGTTAGAACCTCAAAGGCTGCGTCATTTATCTTCTGCACGATCGAAAAGACCTCCCGCTCAGAAACACCATTCCTTTTCAACCCCTTTAGCGTCACATCAGAAATATCACTGAGGACACCATTGAGCTGCGTCTCGTCCATGTCCTTGGTCGAGATGATAGCTTTCTTGATGTCGTCTGGAAGGTTGTCAGTTTCAATCGAGGACTCTGGATCGGCAACGGCCTTCTTCTTGCCTTTGTCGTCGTCCTTCTTTTTTTCGGGATCGTCCTTGTCCTTGTCGTCGTCACCACCGTCCTTATCCTTCTCGCCGTCCTTATCCTTATAGTCAGCGTCGGATGCGTTGGGATCGAGTGGCTTCGCGCCTGTGTCCGCAGGGGTAGGATCCCCTGCCTCCCCCATCGCGATCAGTTTCTGCTGCACACGAGCATCCAAAGATGTGTCGTGCAACTGATCCTGGACCACAGTGGGTGGATCCACTTCCAATGAAGCAAACAGGTAAAGATCCGATTTGTAGAACTTGGTATCGCCTGTAGACTCGCGCACAATTAAACCGAACGGCGTAACCGAAAACACAGTCCCACGAGCATGGGCCACTCCCATTTTCGTGCGAATTTCGACCGCCTCTCCGTCTCCAAACTTCCCAGCCGGAATCGTATCATCCAGCCGTCTTTCGTGATCCAGACCCATTGACTCCTCCTAGCGGTGCTTGTCCTCGATGTGATCAATAATCCCCTTCTCGGTTTTGAGGATCTTCTCTTCACCTTCGCGTTTACACACGAGACATTCGAAGCGACCGTCGTCCGTCTCTTCGTAATCGAAATCGCCGTTCCCATTGGGAGAGATAGTTACCTCGTCATCCTCAGTCCCAAGCTCTCCGTCTTCACCTGGATCGATCTCCGCCGTCATCGCCCCTACGTCAACCGTGATGGGCTTGTCGTCCCCTTTGGGCTCGTCATCGACATCCATCTCGGGCTCGTCGACTGGATCCTCAGACTTCGGCGCTACAAGGGCCTCCTCTTTGATCTCACGGAATTTGTCAGTATTGACCTCTACGATAAAACCGGCATCGACCGCTGCGCTCATATCCACATTGACATCAACATCGGAAATCTTGCCAGGAATGAACGGAACATATCGTTGCATCATCACGTCCGGCTGATTGCCAGGCTTCGGAATGACTTCGATCCCGAGATGAGTACATGGTTTTTTCTGCTGCCGGGTCAACATGAATTGCTTATTCGGCATGATAATTTCTCCTTCAAAAAAAAGGGGCCGCGCCGGTTGAGTTACCGACCCGGCCCCTGGATTCACACGTCTATCTGACGTCCTACCTCAACCCCCTACAGAGTTGTGGTTACAACCGGCAGACCAGATACTGTGATCGTGCCATAGTACTCTGGACGTAGCATCCGAGTTGCATACCGAGTCCTCACGCCCTTGCGGAACGTGAAATCATTTGGATCGAGGAAGGTCGGGGTGACCTGCAGCGGCACGTAGGGTGCGTAAACGTACCCAGCGTCGATGAAGGAATTACCCTTGAGACCGACCAGGATCTGGTTGGCAGGCATGTACGGATCTTGGTAAACTGCATACTTGCGCAGCAGCGTTCCGATCCGGGCAATACCGTAGTTGGCAGTAACAGGACCGTAGCTCGCAGCCTGTACATTCTGCTCGATGCTGGCAAAGTCTCCATGCGTCGAGAGCTGATCAAGCAACCCACCAATGCCCGGGGGTACAACAATAAAGTTGGCCGGGGCACGTCCTGATGTCCTGTGGATCTCTGCCGAGAGCGCACTGATCTGCGTGATCAACTGACGGATGCTCTCAATCTCACCCGGGATACCTGGAGCATAAGTGTACGGAATCGAATGCGCCGCCCCATTGACGAGGTCAGTAATGATCTCGCGGTCCACTTCCAGCATAACCTCATTGGAGAATGTGCTTACCAACTCAGCCTCTGCGTCCATCCCGTGCAATGCACGAAGATCATCCACAGCCTCTACTGTCCAGCGAGCCTTCAGTTTGCGACTCTCAGCCTGCACAGTGTGAAGAGCGATATCCAAGCTGATGCTGGGAATCTCCGCTCCATCGGTGTAGCCAACCAATTCCCAATTCACAAAGTACTGGAAATAGATGACTGTGTTGTTGGTGAAGTTGGAAGCCGATCCACCGGATCCGAGAGGAGTAACCGCCCACTGACCGTTGGTCACATCAAACGTACCACAGACCTGAGTTCCCGATGGGTTCAGATCGTCGATGAGGTTACCAGCATCGTTCATCGTTGCTTCGACCTCTGTCGGAGCATTTGCATTGTCCGCATCGTTGCAGCGGAAGAATGCCTTCACGTAGAACGTGCGCTGTCCAGCAGTTCCGTTTGCACGGATTGGCGACCAGTCGGTCACTGCACAATTGGTCGAACCCTGGTTCAGGGTCGCCGTGGCAGTTCCAGTGTCTGTACAGACAGCATCGTAGTCGTTGAACTCAGAGCTGTAGTACTTCGCAAAGTTCTGGTTAAGATTGTCCCCAGCTTCCAACTCGCCACCATAAGCCATGTCGGTCGGGTTGTTGGCGATCGCAGCCTGTGGCAGTTTGGTGCCTTTGCGTCCGTCATACTTTTTCTCGTAGTAGAAAACGCCTCCAATGGGGGACGTCATCGGCTGAACCGATACCAGCTGGTTGGCGATCAAGTTCGGGAAAACCCGACGCAGGATCGGGAACACATATTTCGTGAACGCGCCAGCGTTTGTGCTCAGGGTGTCCTCATGGAAAGACTTGATGTGCTCCATCTCGTTTTCCAGAAGAATCGCCGTCGCTTTTTTGGTGTATCCGTTGTCGTGTTGAACCGGAATACCCTCCAGAAGATCGCCCCATTTGCCAACGCATGCGCCAGCGTAGCTGTTATCGTGGATGGTTTTCGGTCCGGCTTGCTCCAGGATTGCCCTGGCTTCTGTGCTTTCGATGCCCATTTCTTTTCTCCTCGTTCGTGGTTGTGACAGCCTAATCCAGATTTCCTAGACCGGCCAAGCGCTTCATGTAGGACATATCGTTCCCTAGATCATCGCTCCTACGACGCATGGAAACTTTACTTTCGTCCTCATTCAGCTGTTCCTGCTCCTGCCGCTCACCCATGCCACGCTGTAGTTTTCTGCGCGCATCCATGAGTTGCTGCTCAGAGACATCTCGGACTCCCTTCTCCGTCACCAACTTGTCAACCACGGCCTCCGAGGATACATCCTCTAATAGACCAAGCAACTGTCTACCATTTGCCAACCCAACAACCTTGTCGTGCTTATAGACCTCAATCTTGAGCGTGCGCTTTGCCTCTTCGGCTTCCTCCAGCGCCTTTGCCCGAGACTCCTCAGCCTCTTGCACGCGGCTCTCAGCATCTGAACGCTGAGCATCTGCCTCCATACCTACTTCTACAGCTTTCTTCAGTTTCGCATTCAACGATTCTACCCTCTCCGTGAGGAGGGACAATTTCTCTATCATTACTGCGTTTTCTGCCAGCAGTTCGGCATCTTCTTTTGTAACCATTCCCTCGTCGGTCCTCTCGGGCAGGTCCGCGAGGATCGTAGCGAGTTTCTCTTTGGCATCGTCCAGGTCTACAAATTTATGCTTCGCGACCAATTTACGAATAGACTCTGCCATCGGATGCCCACCAATTTCGCGCTCTATGTACTCCATGCACTCAGCACGGACAGCACGCTCTTCATTCTTCTCTGCCGACTCCATAGCCTCGGCAACTTCGATATCTTTGGCTTTCGCTGCATCCGCCAATGCTCGCTCGTCCTCAGTCGCCTGGAACGGAGCTACCATCTCCCAAATAGCCGAGAGAATCGCTTTCGATCCTCCAATGTCCGGATCGGATGCATACTCCTCGCGCAACTCGCTAGAGATGTCTTCCTTGGCCTCCAAGAGCCCCTCAGCGAGCTGTTTCTGGAACGCCTCGGACATCTCATCTCGCACACGCTGTTCGGCCTCAGCAACCGCCTCGTCGACGCCCTTGTTGACCTTGATCTTCGCCTTGGAAATCGCATCCTCTTGCAGGGATGAAGCTACCTCGGGAAACTCGTCAAGAAACATCTGCGCGATGTCAGGCTGGTTCTCGTCAACATCCTCAGTAAAAATACCAGGAACCGCCGACTTTACCGCTGGATCGGCCACGAAGTCCCAGGTCTTTAGAACGAAATCATCCTGAACAACCTCTCCCTCTGTCTTGGGATCATGGGACGGCTTGGTAGATCCAAAGCCACGAGATGAAATGCCTATCTGCACGTTTGCTTCGATCAACGCCTTCAGAGTCTTTCCCTCTGGAGTGTTCAGGATCTCAGCCTCTCCGACAACGACACCATCCTTTATCTTAAGACCAGTAATAACGTGTGACACACGCTTCAGACTCGTCTTGCCATCTGTTGGATGATCCAATTCACCCAAGACCCTCCGTGAAGATATATCCTCGGACAGGCGTTTAATCTCGCGAAGCATCAGTGTCTCTGGATAAATACGGCCATTCTGTGTGGGAACACCAACACGACCAAATTCACCGCGAGCTATTACTTTGCCGCCAGCCGCCTCGGTAAGGGTAAGCTGTACTGGACTCGATTCGATTAAAAGATTCGGCATTGTATCATCCTTTTTTGCCAGTCTTGCTTCTCCAACGCCGGATGCGTGTTCTAGCAAGCGGGTTCCTGTCGAGCTTACGCTTGGCTTCCGGGGAGACTCGTCGATCTGTCTTTTTCCCATCACCGCGAGCAGCTTTCTTGAGCGACTCAAACCCTACCAGCTCCTTTCGCCCCGACGGAGTTCCCGTGCGACGTCGCCACACGGCTTCACCGAGACGGCTTGTCAGTTTCCCAACGTGTCCTCACCACCGATTCGATCCAAAGATTTATGGATCAGAGTGAGCACAGGTTTGATCTCCGATATGAACTCGTCCACTTCCATCACATCTTCGTCGATCCTACCGGCATCCCAGGACGCCAAGACAGGCTCGTAAGCCTCTGTGAAAACGCGGGTCACGGCCTCGTCGTTGAACTCCTCGGAAAGGAGATCGAACACATTGCCGATCATCTCAATCAACTCATCGCGCAGAGTCTCGGATGCTTCCTGGCTGTCCTCCATGAGACCCATCAGCTCGGCTGCGAACGGAGACTCGACTCCCTCTCGCCTGGCCGCCACACGAGCAGATTTGCGCTCAGATTTCTTGCCAGCGCCACCCTTCGCCCACTTTTTCTTTTTGCGACTTTCCTTGGCCACTTTACCTGCTCCGCCCATCGCCTTCACGGTGGGCTCACATCCTGGTTTCCCCTTCTTGGCGCGAGTACCCTCGGGACACTGCCTGGATTTCTTTTTCGTAGTCTTGCCAGCCACGTGACGCCTGACAACCTTGGCGGCCCTCTCGGCAATCAGGAAGTCGACGACCTCCTCGGCCCGCTCCTTCAGCTCATCAGAAGCATCCTCTGGGAGTTCCTTGGACTTTAGTGCCTCCAGGATCTCATCGATGTCCTCAGACTTGAGACCCTCAAAAGGAATCTCCATAATAGCATCGAAAAGCTCGATGTTGACCCCGACAGCCTCCAAGGGATCGATGCTTTCATCCTGATCGTCGCCCTCTTGGTCATCGTCCTCGGCCTTCTTGTACCCACACTTTGTACACTTGCCGTCCTTCATGTCGGCCTTGCACTTCGGGCACATCTTGTCCTCTTCCTCAACAGAATCATTGGTGCCCTCGGTCAGCGGGATGCCGCCGAGTAGTGCTTGCTCCTGCATGTTGAATCCTGGAATACCAAGGCCCTGCAGATCCTCATCGAGAGAGGTGTTGATGGTACGCTTTCCCATTGTTCTACTCCTCATTGTTGGTGGGCTGTGACCTTATTTTCATGTAGGTGGTCACGACAGCCATTGTTTTTGCTCGCTCAGCAAGCCTGTCATGTGCTTCTGCCATGCGCCCGACATCTTCGGTTCGCATCAACTTTTCGGCCTTGCCGAGCAAGCCACCAATGACCTGCGCTTCAACTTTCAACGATCCACAGATAGCACTAAAAAACTCATCTTGATCCTGATCAAACACCATCTTGGCACATTCGTCAACCATCTCCGTTACCAAGTTAGCAACGAGAGTTAACCCTTCGCGCAACTCCCCTTCAAATTCCGGGAGCTTAGATGATGCTATTTTTTTAAATTTTGTAGACGGGAATGGAGCCTCGATCTCGCGAATTTTTCCATACAAGGTCGTGCGAATTTGCTCCGCGTTAGCCTCGTACATTCCAAACCAATCCGCATTGACAATAGCCTCGTCAATCTGATCCAGCACTTCTGATACCCAGTAATGTTCGTCTTTGGTCAGAAGCTGAGACACTTCGCGAACTTGAGTTCGCGACAATCCTTTTCCCTTTGCAACCCCTTCAGACAATACTCGCAACCGATCAGCAACGAAACGCGGGATGTCCTCATCCTCGATGACTGGAATATCCTTCGTAGGCTTCGCCTTGATGCCCTTCACGTCGTCACCCTCGATTTCATAAGTAACCTTTAAAATCTGACCATCGGAATCCATTGCATAGGCATGCTTGGCGTGGGATGCGATAACACGCACTGGGGAATCCCCGAAATGCTCGGTGATAGAATTCTGAATAATCAGAGATCGGTGCTCCAGGCTGTTTTTGAACTTTTTATCGATCGCTGAACCCTGAATATACGGCATCATTAACCCCTATCCCGAGATTGCCCTTTTCCGAATAGTCTTCTCAATTTCGACCATCCTTCGATCGAGCTTCTCAAATCTTTTTAACACTTCTGGAAACGTTTGACCAGCCTCTTGTAATACCTTCTTCAGGCCAATCAACTCACTACCCATCTTTGATTCTTGTGATAAACCAGCAGCACCTTTCCCCTCGGGCATGTCCTGAAGCTGCGGATACATACGCATTATATCTGCCTGCGTCGACGCTTCCTTCTTCATTTCACCGTCGACCTCATCCTCTTTGTCCTTAGAAATAAGACTCGCGTCATCATCTGTGAAGTGGAAGACATGCTGCAGGATCCATGGTTTGCTCGCCCACTCTGCCATCGAGGACGCGAGGGCCGCCTGTGCATTCATCACTTCAATTTGCTGCATTTCGAAGATCGCACTCGGAACGGTCATTTTAAGCTTCCACTCAATGGAGTCCGGATCAATGTTCAACGCCGCCATGTGGATCCGCAGAACCTTCCGCATCCCCATTATAAACTCACGCTGAACCCTCATGCACGCTCTCGCGAACCGTACATCCGCAGCCGACAGAGTCTTATCCGTCTCGCCACGATCATCACCAATCCCCAGATATCCCCTGGGAACTTTGACTGCCGTGACGAGTTTACCCTGGAAGTACTCGACGTCATCCATCATCTGAACATCTGGCCCAGCAATGGTCTCGATCCTCGTAGATTCCTTGCCACCCCGCGTAGGGATCCAGAAATCCTCATGTGGGCTGTTGCATACGACGACGCCAGCAGCAACACCGAAGTTATGACACCCATCAACAGTCAACGTGTAGGTATCTTCACGCTCCTTCAAGCGCTCGACAGAGACAACCTTGTGGTTAAAGGAACAAACACTCTCCTTAAATTCTGAAAAATCCTTGTAACCATGCGACCGATATGCCTTCAGAAGTAAATGGCGATGCGCTTTTTCAATCTTTCGAGGACTACCATCATTCAGCAATCTAAGTGCTTCCTTGTCCGAGCTTACAAACCCAGCAACAGCGTCCGCACTCGAACCCGGATTCTGACGCACAAATCTCTCTATTACATCTATGAATTCGCGAGAATACGATATTGTCCTAAATTCAGAATACGCTTCTCTCGCATCATCAGTCCAGTACGCCTTCATCGCATCACTGCGAATCGCATTGTCCTGGGCGTGTTTCGGAGATCTGTTGTACTCCCGGATATGCCTCGCGCTATCCCTCCTCCGGTTCGTCTCGCTAATCATAGCAGACTTGCGATCCCTGTACCCAGGATCTTCGTGTAGCTTTTTCAAAGTTCGTGAAGCCGCGTCCTTGAGTCGCTGATCAAGGGCAGGATCATGTTTACGAGCCTCCGCAAGAGCCGCTCCTCCCATCTGACCAAGACGACAATGGTGCTCTGAATGCTCCTTGCGGGTCATGCTCTTCAGGAACCGAGGATCGTTGTTCAACTTACCCTGGTCGTGATGGATCAGTTTCCCCTTCTCGTAGATGCCACATGCACGAGCCACCATGCGGTGCGTGTAAACATACTTCTTGGTCGCCGGATCGTAGACCTTTTCATACCCATCCAGACTGTCACCCTTGTCGAAAGAGGAAGCCGTTCGACGAAGCGGCATCAGCGAATCACCACATGCCAGATCCTCAGCATCCCGAACCTCGCCGCTCCTAAGAACGCATTTATGATCGGGCGTAACACGGAAAGATTCACCATTATCCAATGTAACCCGGACCAACTCTGCATTTTTTCTGGTCTTGCCAGCCCAGACAACCTTGCCCGGAACAATCTTGTTACCATTCTTTCGGTCAACACCATAGACCCACTGATCATCGCCAGATTTAAACGCTTCGGCCATCTCCACAACGGTCTTCTGCGTTCCATCCAGCATCGGAATCTCAGTATCCGCCGCGACGCAAAGAGGATTGTATCGAAAGTCCAATTTGCCAGTCGATGGATCGACCAGCTTAACCTTCTTGTATCCTCTCTTGACTTTCTTGACGAGCGCCATCGCTTCCTTCGGTGGGAGGTCTCCAGTGTCTACATAGAATGCAAACCGGCCAGGTGCCCTAGTCAACTTCTGGACGAGCGCAGTGTCCTCCATCAGCATGAGCCGCTTCCAGATCCAACGCGCCGAATCGAGTACGCTGTACCCATACTGCGCTCTCATCATCTTGGATCGGAGACGCCAATGAACAACCTGCCACGGATGAAAGAACGTAACTTTGGCCTTGCCTGGCTCGTCTTCCTTTTCCGTCGGAAGCTGCCCCTTCTTCATATGTTCAACGACAACGCCATACTCGAAATTAAAAGCCCCGCTCGCGTCCTGCACGAAACCAACGAGAGATCCCTTCTCGTCAACAATGCGTCGCATCGTCGGAACCGGCAACCAGTTCAAACCTACGACACCCTTCTCGTTGACTAATATCTCGGCGAAACAATTGCCGTACTTACTCAACGTCCGAACAGCAACCCAGATGTCTTCCTCGATGCGACACCTCCGATGCATACAGTCGTCAACAATATCACGGATCACTCTGTCGCGGGATATCCCCCAGATGGTCTTGCCATGAACACTGTCAGGAATCGTGGAGTCGTCGGAGTAGTAGTCCAGGGCCGCCGAATTGTGAACCACAACACCGTTGCAGACAAAGTTCGCATACCCCGGAACCGTCAAGTCGTACACCGGTTCGCCTCCTTCGATAGGCTCCACCGACATCACACGATGATTTGCAGAGGCGCTCAGAAGATCATGTTCAACAGCTGCACGCTTTGCCTTGCTCCAGGAAACACCAAGAATCCTGGCCGCCCCAGCAATGTTTCCACCAGACTCAAGAGCAGCCTCAACATCTTCTCGGCCTAGATCGATACGATTCGGCTGTGCAAGACCGATCTTCTTCCGCCACTCCTCATCCTTGGGTTTCCCTCTATTGGAATCTGATATCTTGCGACGAGCCTCATCGCTCATCACAGATCCTCTCCGATATGTGTTTCCACGCATTCGGAGGGCCATAGCTGCCCGACGTCCCTCGGTCCACTCTGGGAAATATTCACTATTATCCAGGTCTGCGATATGACGATGAGCGTGTTCCGACAAACTCACACCCTCCAGATTCTCCGGAGCATTATTGAGTTGATTCCCGTCCTTGTGATGGACGTGAGGAGCACCAACATCCCCATTGATCAACTCCGCCACCAGACGATGAACCCACGTCCACCTCTGCTGCCTATCCTTGCGACCACCCTCGATCTTGGAATCGGCATGAGGCTGATGCACCTGCCAGTACGGTTGACTCTCAGCCGAGTTCAAACTCCGCATCCTGACAGCCCCTGGCATCAACCGATCCCCACGCGACAGATTCCCAGCCTCAACCCAGAATCCATCTTTCCCCATGAAAAGATGATCGGCTGTGCAACGAATCGCCCTCCCATCATCAAGAATCACACGAACCATTGGCTTGTTGTGCCCAGGCTTCCCCGTCATCCTCGCGTCGCACGCCTTTGCAGGAACCAGAGACTTCAGATCCTGATCATAGGCCAAGACATGGAAGTTTTCCTGCGTCTCAACCAATTCATGAATCTGCACCCACCCTCGTTCGACAGTAAAAATGAGCGAATCCCCAGCGAGACATGTCTCCACATAGTCATCCATGTTCTCGTAGTCGGCGTAGCGCCGCATAAGGTCAGAGTCAACAGCGAGTTCTTGATGGAGCGCGGTGTATCCCTCATTGCCCGACACACCCCACGAGGATCCTGCTTCCGAAGGTGCCGCCCCTATCGACACACCACGCGCCTCATCAGCAATCTGCTGATCCTTGTCGCGTTTAGCGAATATGCTTATCCAGTCACGCCATCCCATGCATTAATCTCCAAACAGGATAGGCAAAAAATCCGAATCATCCACCGCTTCTTCTGCCATTGCTTTCGCATCTTCAAGGCCAACTTGAGAAACTGGAATCATTGGACTCACCCATGCATGCTCATGCCTACCCTTCTTATGACTATCAGTTCCGAGACCGATTGGCAAGCGCGCTGTTCCCTGAGACAAACCGTAAACAACTCCAGCCACAGCATCACTAACATCTTTGGATCCAGCCTGCGGGTGATCGATTTTCCCCCTCAACCTGTCATATTCTAGGGCCTTCATCTCATCAATAAATGGCTCATACCTGTGATATCGAATGCGATCCTCGTAAATAGCGCTCTTCAGTTCATCGTAGGGATCTGTCTTCTCATCCATGGAAATAAGCTCGCAATGAATCCCTCGCCGCTTAACTTGTTGGTGCATCTCCACATACTGATATTTATCTGTGCTGAACCCCATAAAAGAATACCCATGGGCCTGCAATTCATATACGAGCCTTCGCAAATCTGGCATATAGATCTGTTCGCCAGGTGGAGGGTTAATTCTCAAGAGCACATCAATGTGATAAAACGGTTCGTAATCGGTGAAACGAACCCCATCACCATCCCGACGAACAACCTCCACCCACCGATCAATATGCCCCACCGAGAAACCGGTACAGTCTCCGGAGAGAGATGTATCAATATGACACCATCTAAGCTTGTTTGGATTAATCCGTGGAATGTGCCCCGTCTCAATAAACCCCCCTGGAATACGCCGCTCGAACTCCTTGCACATCTCTCCCCATTTGAACTTGCCAGGGCCACCGGCTGTCCACTCACCCATTGAAAACGCATGTCTCACACGATCATCAGCACAACTATCCACAGCTTCCACTCGCTGAATGTATGCCGAGATCGCCTGCGTCGAAATGCCACCAATATCACGAAGAGCGTTCTCGATGTCCGTCTCGAAGTCATTGAGATATTCAATCGGGATATCAATCAGCCACGCATCATTGTCCCTTAGATAGTCATCAGTAACATCATCATATTCGTCCTCCTCCAGTATCCGAGCCTTCATCGAGGACGAAGAACAGACGACCCAGAACTTCTCTCCGCAGAAATCCGTCTCAGGTTTGGCCGTCCATGGGGTGTGGTCGCGCACGAAAACATTCGGATCATTCACGCTCTCTTTTATCTTGCGCTCAGTAAAGCTCTCCAACGTGGCCGCAGACGAAGCGAGAATAACCATTCCAGGAAAGTCCCCACCGGCCTTCTGGAATCTGGATTTGATCCGGCGCAGAAGATTCCGGTAAACTTTTTCAACAGGATCGAAGTGGGCCGCCGTCTTGCGCTGACCAATCGTCGTGGTGATCTGCTGAGAACGACGTACAGGTGGAAAGTTGGTCTCGTCCAGCCCAACTGCGAACACGTTAGACCCGAGTATTCTTTCCGATCCGTATGACCCAATGATCACCTTTATATTATTGGGGAAAACAGTGCTCTCTTTGGATATCTTAGGAGCGAACTTCTCCATAAAATAGATCGACTCGCGGACCTTGTCATCTACGGCAGTCTTCATCACCTCCCGGGCCAGAATCAAGTTCTTGGAGATAAGAGGAATCACCATATCGGTACCGGACGACAGACCGAATGTCTTCTGTGGATTCACGAGGCACGATAACTCGTACAGCACCCTACACAGAGCAATAGACAGCACGAAGGTGTTGTGAACAATGATTCCGTGAGCTGCAAAGTTTTGTGTCCCTGGCACCTCGATATCGTACACCGGCTCTAGAACTTCACTTTGGTCATAGCGCTCAACGCGATCCCAGAACACATTTCCCCACCACGAACACCAATCAGGGAGATCATATTTCTCGGCAAACCGCACAAAAACACCGTGCCCCATCTGCGATTTCATGGCAGGACGTGGCCACCATGCTGCACGGGGGAACGGCCCTATTTCATTCCTTAGTCGCTTCATCACTGTTCTGTTCATCGGTGTGATGTCCACATTGGAATTCGGCTTCACGAACTCAAGTTCACGAACGGCATCCCTGCACGCATCCTCCTTCCCTAATACCTCTCCGATCGATTCCACGAACCTCAGCACGTTATCACTTCCCAGGATCGACAAAGACCATGCCTCTGATGTCCGACTCTCACCGTCGTGCGAGTACGTCATCATCCGAGGCCGCACCCTTGAATGAATACCAAATCGCAACATCAACTGCTGAATGTCGAAGATGAATTTTTCGCTGGCAAGGGCAATCCCCACCTCCCAGTCACCGCCCTCCCTGCGACAAACCCAGCCATCACACGCCCATACCCTATTAAAAAACAACGCAAGTTGCCGATCATCAAGTCCATAAAATCCAGCAGGCACCCTCTTTTCAGTCGCCTTCTTGTGCAAACCATACTTCTCACGCATCCAAAGCGTAGAGAGCGGTCTAACCGTCCACGCACTTCCGGCGTTCTCAACGAAAGAACACCCTCTCCGCCCAGATCCACCGAACGCCAACCTCGCCGTCACGCTTTCAAACTCACAATGAATTTCAAAATTCTCGTTAGTGAAAGCCATACTATTTGTCGTGGTTCCTCCATCGGTCAGCATGTACGCAACCCACATCACCTCATCGTCTGACACGACAGGAGGCGATGATGGTGCTGGCATCTCACGCGCAGTGGCAACCAGATCGCCGGGACGCAGATCGCCAACAGCGACGTACCCATCCGGCGTCAACACAGGATGATCAGGAGAGAGGCCCAGCCTCTTTCCGCTCGCCAATGTCAGATCACCACACTTCTTTAATCCGCTCTGCACCACGACACATCCGCGCTCACCCGTTACTCGACCATCAAATGAAGCACAAGCGGACCCTCCAGTGGCCAGTGTCGCATCTTTTACATTGACCCTACTGCCTCTCACGGGATCGTAGATCTCCGTATCCCCACGGAGACACTTACCAACTCCGATCCCGCCTGTCAGCACCACCTCTCGGTACGGGAAGTCAAAAAGATCGATCAAATCCTTCCTCAACTCCGGATACAGCGTCGAGCACGACTCGCCCAGATAATAAGGATCTTCCAGGAACTGTTCCATGGATACCGGTCGCGTATGGTACCGGTGTTCGATCATTGTCTCGGTGACCAATATCTGCTCTTCTGGGTCGTCGTCGAGCATCCCAAACAGCAAGTCTTGTTCTTGATGAGTCAATGTAGAGATGATATCACCAGCCCGATTTTCGATTTCATCTGGGGTAAGCACAGACTTCTTGCGCCCGTGTTTGTTGGTGATAATCACCCTATTTCTTCTTTCTGGTGTTGTTGCTCGTTAGGCGACTCTTCACATTTCCTCGAACACTCGGCTTCCTTGGTCCAGGTGGAAGATTTGGCTTCGGAGCCCTGCGAATCGGCTCCATCTCCACCTCTTTCTCCTTTGGTGGAGGTGCTGGAGCTTCAGCCTCTTCCAGATCGTCATCTTCTTCTTTTCCGTCATCGTCATCGTCGTCCGTATCCAAAGCCTCCACGCGCTCGTCCATCCCCTCATCAGGCTTGCTAAAGTCCTCGCGTACATCACTCCAGTCCGGATCCTGTGGGGCTTCCTCCTCATGGTCTGCCCCGTTGTCACCGTCAAACTCGTCGGGCACGTCGTCGGCGTCTGTGGCCTCGTACTCAACGTCCACGATTTGTGACTCATCATCTTCAAGATTCATGTGATCCCCTAACTGCATTGGAGTTCCGTCTTGATTGCGAAGATTCCCGGCCCGTTTGATAGCCCCAAGAGCAGCCAGTACGCGCCCGCGAGACACGGGATCCTTGAACGCATCCGACGCCCCAGCCCCGTATTTGTTTTTGATGTATTCGACACGCTCCGCCGAAACCGTGATCGTGCCCAAGTCCCGCGATCCCACCAATCCCAGGTCCATCTTGATGCTGTGGATCCTGGTAATGATCGACTCCATCCGTTTGTCAATTTTGTCGACCTGCGGGTTGATATTTCCGGTCATCCGCTCCTCGGCATGGAGCACGTCGAATCGATACTGCTGGGCGTTATACTGATCCTCCAGCCGCTCCAACTCCTTCATCTTATTGGCGAACTTCTTCTCTGCGGTGGCGAACACACGAGGGAGCGTGGAATGGATCATTCCACCCTCTCGCATAGACTGCCTGAATCTCTTTAACATTTCGATCAGAGATGAACGTTTGACGTCGCGGTACTCGTTCATCCTGCTCTGGATAAAATTCGCTACCGCAGATGGAGGATACCCTGCATACAGCATCTCTTCGACCTGAACATAGCATTTTAGACTACGTATTCTCTTGAATTTGTCGATCGATCTGCTCGCTGTCTCAGCCTTTACGCAGCTTCCCATCAAACACACCTAGCAACTTCCTGCGATTGCCTTTCCCAGGCAACGCCTTCAACCGTGTACCGTTTATCCTATCCGCTTTCGGAGTTTTTTTCCACCTCCCATTTTTTTCCACCTTTAATTTGTCCACCAGGATGTTGATCCGGTTTGCAGCACGCTCCTCCGCTTCCTTCTGATCCTCTAGACTCTCAGGTTCATCACCCATAAGCCCAACGAACTGCCCTGTCTTTACCCCAAGCACATCCAACATCAACTCGTCGTACCCAACGCTGGCCACGCAGTAGTAGCTCGGAACATCCTGAAGAGCATCGTCCACTCCGATCCGAGAAATCCGTGTCTCACATTGAGAATTTCCAGTGACTGACACCTTGCCGTTCCTCCTCATCACCAGCGTTCCAAGTTCATTATTCAGACACCACACTCGCTTGCCGGGACTAACAGACTCATCCCGCCTAAATGAATTCTCCCGCATCGGACTGTCCTGAAGATATGCATCCTGCCTATCGCTAATGTAAATATCATAGACAATATTGCCAGCAGACGTCCTATCCTTTCTTGTTGAAATGTTTGCACAAAAACCTCTCCGAACACAAAGAGACTGCAGTCTCTCAAACATCACGATATTCGTGTTCGTTATTCTCCTGACAGACGAATCCCATTTCTTCTTTGCTCCGTCTCCAAGCCAAAGACCATGAATAAAACACTCCAACTGTTCTCTGGTGCAACCTTCAAGAAGCGGACTCATATTCTTGTCGAGATAACGACGCAGGTCGCACCAACCCTTCAAAGGCTTATCGCGATCCAACCTGCTACGCCTCGACCCAGTCGGGATTCCATACCAAAGCATCCCTCGGATACGATTAACCCACCACTGAACCCCTGCCCCGTTGAGAATTTCAACGATATCCTTATTCCATGGTTGATGCTCAGCCTGGTAAATCGTGACCTGCCTACCGTTGAAGTTCCCATCGCTCACAAAAAGACCTATCAGTCTCAACTCATCATCTGACAGGTCAACACCAGGGGCATCCTGTATACCGCACACTGGAACATACCGCCTCTTCACACCTGATAATTTTTCAGCCGTCCCAACACCCCACTCAGATCTCACCGTTCCTTCCGTCGTCCTTCTGTTGCTTCTGTACACCATTCTGTGGTCACCAGTAACAAGCAGGTCGAGAGTTACAGAATTTATCCGGTACATTTCCTCGTCGTCACCAAGTGAGCGATCCACCTTACCCAAAGCAGGAATCCATCTTATTCTCCCACTATCAACCTCAAACCCAGCCACCAGATCACCAACGGCGACATCATCAACGCCTCTGAACCCGTCTTTTGTCAAAACCTCTGTTTTCTCATCAAAGCAATGAATAGCAGGTGACCAGTCCAGTTCCCCAAACACGCACATTGTTGCTCTATGCTGAAGGCCATCCAGCCCAGCCGCAGATCTCAAGCTCAGCAGCCCGAGGTCTGTTTTCCCATCCATGAACCGACGTAGATTCACATCCTTCTGCGCCGTCGTCTGCCTGCCAGTAAAAATGGCAGGTTTGAATTCCTTCAGTCTCTCCTGAAAAATATCGTGAACATCATGATGCCAAGCATACACCAAAGGACGCTCTCCACCCTCAATTAGGCTCGCCACAAACTCAGCAACGTACTTGGCCTTCGCCACACCAGTCGCCTTGCGAGACTCGCGCTCAATCATACGAGCCATCTGCCCTTTCACATGAAACCGCGCTGTGTCGTATCCTTTTGCCTGCTGCTTAGCCGCACCAATCAGCTTGTCATACATGGCCTCGTCATGATGCAAATCCTCGATCTTCCTCGCTATCTTGGGCAGATCAATCGCCACCTCATCATCAGAAGCTCGGCGACGCAAAAGTAGTCCCTCGCGAGACAAGTGACCGTTCAATGCCTTCGGGTCAGATACTATCTTCTCGCCGTACCCCGTACACCACTCTCTCGTGAATGCCTCGTGGGATCCCAGAGAGTGAAAATCGATCGCGTTCATGACAGACCATATCTCTTGCCCATACCCGTACACAGGTGTACCAGATAGCCCCCACACATTCTCTGCTGCCTGGGATGCAAGCGATGCAGCCGAATACTTCGCTGTCCCAGTGTGCCTTAATTCCTGGACCTCATCAAAGATCACCGTTTTAAACCCACGCGCCAGGATTGTCTTTCTCCACCAAGAGATTAACCCGTAATGAATGATCGCAAACGGGGCGTCCGGGATCTTGTACGGCGTCTGCGTCTTGAGGATCGGGGCCAGCTTCTCGCCGCGCTTCGTCGCCAACTCAAACGGACCCATGTCGCGCTGCCCCTTCAGCCCAGGGAGATCGAACAGCGTGCCCACCATCCGCTGCCACTGCTTCTGGACGTGGGTTTGGCAGACGATCAGGACAGGATACTTGTTTGCCGTCGCTGCCGAGGCCAACCCGCTCCACGTCTTACCAAGCCCCATCCCATCCCCGAGAACACAGCGACGATTGGACGTCAAAAAAGTAACAGCCGACTCCTGAAATGGATACAAATCTCCAAGAAAGTCCGCTGGAGGAGTTGTTCGACGACGATCCGCCCCTGACACCCTTTTGTTAATCTGGTCTATCGCGCTCTGCCGAGCATCGTCCAGAACGGATCGACACTGGTCAATATTCACAGGGAAACGCATCAGGAGCCAGTTAAGATCGGCAATCTCCCGGCGCGTAGAATGAAATTCCAAATACCCGCCGCCGCCCCTCGTTACCCGCGCGCCTGGGAATATCCTCTTCGCATACTCCAGCAGAAGAGCCTCTCCGCTCAGCCGGAACATGTTCAGTTTATCAATAAACACCAGCTTGCCGTAGATGTGCCCATCCATGCTCGGCTCTTTGAGGTAATCAGGGACCATCATATCCGGAACCTCCGATACAGATGACAGGATAATAACATGAATTAATCTCCGGCATTTTCGGCCTCTCGATTTTTAAATCAAGGGGTAGCAAAAACGAAGTCCTGTCAAACGAATCCACCCCAAACACCTCGGCCATCCCACCGTACATCTTGATAATCAAGGGGCAAAGCCTGAGAGTATTCACGTACGCCCTCACCTTCGAAACGTACTCGGCCCTGCTCTTTGCCGCTTTTTCTGCCATTTCCATCAGATCCTCAAGATTCAAAACACTCTCATCCCAGGATCGCACATCGGAATACGTATTCCTTTCACCCGTTTTGTTGTTCATATCGTCAGTCCCCAATTCTTCGCCAGCGCCACGTATTTAATAGGCTTCCCGTGCGCCTCTTCTATATGGTAATGCAGCCCCCGCTCGCTCACCAGGACAACCGTCTCAACCATCTCACTAGATGCGTAACGGGCCACCTGAGAAGCCACAGACTTCGCATTAGGCTTCCCTTTCTTCACCTCGACGGCCACAGCGCCCTCCACGAGCAAGTCCACCCTGCAACGCGGGGCAATGGTCACCTCGCGTTCATAGGCCAACCCTGCGCCCTCCAGGGCCTTTATAATCGCCACCACAACCTCAGACTCCAACCGGACCACTGGGATACGGATGCTTCGAGTGGCAACCAAGACTCGATCAACGAGAGAGAGTTCGGGTTCGTGGGTCATCAGCCCTCCTGGAACGAACTTGAGTTCGCGCTATTTCTTCAACGATGACAATTTACTATGATCGACCGCCACGAAATTACGCATCGGTCCAAGCCTTAGATTCATTCCACAATGAGGACACGGATCCCCAACTGCACCAATGTCCTTCTGGGGATCCAGTTTGCAGTTCGCGCACACCACCTCAAACACCGCAGCAATGGCACCAAACCCTGTCCTCTCATCTATCCCGAAGAGACCATTCAGCACCCCGAGAAAGCCAACTTTGTAAACTTTCCTGCCGCCAACTTCTACCGGCTCGTCATCCTCCCACACGTCGTGGACGGCCCCTGGGATTTGATCCATACTAACCTGGATCTCCTCATCTTTGGCCAATTCATCATTACAAGGAACCTTTGCTGCTCGCAACGCAGCCATCGCCTCCGGATCAGCCTTGACCGCCCGATTGAGAACATTCAATGCGTCAGCGATACTGATGTTCTTTCTAATAGTCACTCCGCCACCTTACAGAAGATTTGCACCCAGTCATGACCATTGGAGCATTCGGAAGATTAACATGGTCTTCATCTTGCTTCACCAAGGGCCTGTCCAAGATTTCATCGATCCACCCCATCATCTCGTCGGACATACCTGTGCCGATCTGTTTCATCAGCGCCGCCTTGAGATTGTCACGCTGGTAGATCACCTCGGCGAGCTTGATACCTGTCGACTCTTGGATCGCCATTTTGTGTGTCACAAATTGAGACCGAACCAGCCGCAATTCCTCCCGGACCTCATCCAGTTTTTCGCGAAGCAATTTATTGTCTTCGTTTTTAGACGACGCCTCTGTTGCCAATCTAACAAACTCGTCACGATTGATATGAACGCGCTCCCCCCCATCAAAACGGGCATCCATCAACACGGCAACCAACGTGGACATCCCTATCTGCTTGCGCTTGAAATCATGCCGCTCATCAGACAACTGTGTCTCCAGTTCTCTGATATGCAACCCGAGCTTATCATTTTCGTTCTGCAAATCTCTCTTCTCCAGCAATACACGCCGAACATCCTGTCCCACCACGTCCTCTTTTGACTTTTTTTCTTCGTCTGACATCACAATCTCCTTTGTTCCTTTATTTTCTGCAGGCACTCCCACGCATGCTTATTCCATCTTGCATCGATCAACGCATTGTGCGCGCCATCTGGATCCTTGGGCAACTCAGAACGCTCCACATTCATCCAGAACATCTCCTGTTTAATGTCGAGCGTGTACCAGGGCATCCCTTTGGGCAGATCGATCATCATCCCGAAGATCCAGCACAGGAGGACGTGATCGTAGTCGGCGTAATAGCCCCACAGCTCGACCGGATCTTCTTTGCTAGGCTTCAAGAAGTCTAACAAAGCACTTCGGATCTCGGGCATGCGCTTCCAGGCTGGATTGTACCCACATGCGATGTCGCCCTTGTCTGGCAATTTGCAAATGACGTTTTTACGCACCCACTCGTTCGCCCTGCTCATGTCAGCGTCTAGATTGATCGCGTAGAACTCGCTATTATCCTCGCCAACCACACCGATCGATATCATCTCCAGAAAACCGGGCTCCTCCATAAACTCAAAATCGTAAAAAAACCGTCTACTCATCGTACTCCTCCCATTTCGCAATCACGGGCTGAACCTCAATATTCTCCCGCTCTTCTTTATCGGTCACGCCGCCCCAGAAACTCTCCCCAGATGAGCAATACACGTCGCTGTTGTTCCCCATGGCCCATCTAATCTCCGGCCCAGGAACATTCGTCGAACCAACCGCTTCAAACTGTCTATACTCCGTTTTGAAGCACAGACTGTCGCCGTGTAAGAAGAACCCAGGCGGACACTCCCGAATCGAGCAAGGCCAACCATCCGGCTCAAGAATCAACCGTCTCATCTGTTGCCTTCCGCGAACTTGAGTTCGCAACCTTGAGTTTGCATACCGGACACCTTTCATCCATCCTTGAATACCGATCCCCGCATGATCGGCACGTCTCTATCGCCTCATCCTGTCGATGCAGCAAATCCAACAATGCCTCTCGCGCTTTGGCTCGCGGAACAACTTCAACATCCCACCCTGGAGTCAGGAACAGAACCGTCACGTTCTTCCCGGTGGACTTATTGACCTCACGGATCCCCTTTCGGAGCCTATTCCACAGCGCCTTCTGCCACTGGTAGCTCGGCTCTTCCACCCGGATGACGATCAGATCGCCGTCTCCCAGGTTGTGGGACTCGGAGTTCTCCTCCAGCCATGCCCGGATCTCAGATTCCTGCCCCATGCTCCATCTCCTTGATTTGGTGTGCCGTATTGATGAGTATTTTCATCAGTTGTGGGCTCATCCCAAAACGCACCTTATTCTTCCGGAGGCTTTCGAAAATATCCCCGTCGCCACGTTTTACTGCCGCCATCCAGTCGCAAATCATCTCAACTATCGCAAACAAACCCATGTCTTCCAGGTCGTCTCCGTGCTCGGGATGATGATCGTTGTTCGCGTAGTGGTGTTCCAGCGCCGGTCCCATGTCCTGCAACACAACCTTGTACTCAGGAGATCCGTACGTCAGTAGCCGCAACAATGGCGTCACCCTGATAAATGTCTCACGCTCCGGATCCTCCATTTTTGAAGCATCGTGAACCATAGCTCTCCGTAAAAGCTCCTGCGCGAACATCATCATTATCTTAGACACCTCCTGCTGGTGCTTGCGTGTCTCGGCCTCGAAGAATAGTTCCTCTTTGCTCATATCTTCATTCGATTTCGTCATAAAATTCTCCCACGTTAATAGCCTGCGGAACAAAATCGAGAGATCCCTCTTCAATAACATCCACGCAAGTCTCGTTGATTCTAGGACGATATGTCCTGACGAACAGAAATCCATCCTTCTCCATCGCCCACACGGGAACATTGAATTTGTCCCACTCTGGAAGGAACCCGCTATCCTTCGGCCAGCACAAGATCCACATCTGGTTGTGCTTGTCGGTCCATTCCTTCGCTAGAGGCATATGACCAGCACGATTAAAACCAGTCGGAAGCCCTATAGCAAAACTGCCAATCTGCGGCGACATAGTACCAACGACATGATTCCTACAACCTGCAGCCTCGCCCCATTCAATCGGCTTATAATGCCCACACGTCGTGTCCATTCCTGAAGCACATCCAGGGCACACGAATTTCTTAATCATCTCAACATCATTCATCCGTCAACTCCTCAGCAGCAACAAAAACGACTCAGTCTTCATATCGAATGGTCACAGTTAACACTTTGTCGTCTTTCTTCTTCTTGACCTTCTCCGCCCAGGCCATAATCGTCCCTGTCCTGGTGTCGGAATCAAACACGCGCACCTTGTCATAACGAACCTCGCGGCAGTTCCATCCGTAGAGCGCAGTGGCGATGATTTTCTTAGGTTCCATTTCAGCCCTCCACCGGATTTACGTCGAGCACGATGAGGTGCATGTACTGCACGTCGCTGACCTGCCTGGAGTAACGATGGTACGCCTTTATCTGCTCGCGCTCCCTGCACGTCACATCGACCGTGACGCAGACGTACGGCTTGCCCGTCTCGGGATCCCATTCGATCTCCGCCTTGGGATCACCAATCACCTCGAATGCCTTCCTAGCAGCCTCTACGTGCGCATCGACAGCATCTTTCCACTTCGAAGCCCCAGCTATCACCCGTCGATTGTGCCGCATCTCACGCTTCAACTGCTCGTTCCTGCTCTCCATCGCTTCCCTCAACTCTTCAACACCGATCATATCATCCTCCTTACACACCTCAGTCAGGTGGTTATTTAGCAATTCTTTTTTTCTTCCTCGTCCAATAACTTCTCTACGTACCGCCATACTCTCATCATCAAGTCAACAACCGGAGGCTCGATAAACATCATCGCAAAACTCTCGTCCTGGGGCCTCAGATCACTGACCGCATCAATGGCAAGCCTCCGCTTCCTCTTCTTCCAACATTTGAGACCCTCGTCCATCTCCCACCCGTGAGCCTGAAGTGCTCGAAATTTACACTCGAAGAAAACTCGCGATCTGACCATAACAGCATTGAGATCTCCATCACGCCAATGTCCATCTGTATAGATACTTAAGGCCATCTTCTTGGCTCGGACAGTGGCCACCTCATCTAACGCAACGGCCTTCTCTCTCCCTTCGAGTTCCACCTCTCCAGGAGTTCCAGCAGTGTCACTTGTCTCCACCCTGGCCCCTTCGTCCTCGCAGCTTCCAGGATCTGATTCACAGTCGGATTCGCCCCCACTCTGCTCCGAAACTCCGTCACACCTTTCCGTGCAAACCCCTCGATCAATGTCATCTGCTCCTGGCCTATAGTCTTCATTCTCAACCTCCGCTTGGTAAAGCAAGTCGTTAATCATCATGATAAAATTGGACACATCAGCGCATTCCTCGCGAACCGATCTGATATTCTCCAACTGGACATGCGCCAAAATGCGACCCTGACCATCGATCACCTTCGGAAGCACAAGAGACAATTCACGAACCTCATCGTAAACCCTCGCCAGGAGCGACCCAGGAAGATCTCTGGCCCACCCGCGCTCTCCGCGCAGTTTGTCGTGTTTTCTCAGCTTAGCTTCCTGCAACAAAGCCAGCCGAATCACCGGCTCCCGAATATCGCCAACAGTCAACTTCTTCATTTACTCACCTTCTTCTCAGCGCGTCGGATTCGCGCTTTGATCCGCTTCTCTTCAGCTGCCAAATCCTTCACGCGATGTTGAATATCGTCCAGAGCCTCTCGGCGGTAGCGAAACTGGCGCTCTTTGTTAGCGTACTGAAGGAGCACCTCGACAGGATCAAGTATTTCCTCGCAGTCCCGGCACTCTACACGCCGCAGCTTTGGATCCACCCGCACCCGGGTATGCCTGCACTCATTGATCATACGCGGCTTAATGTCGAGTCGCGCCGAGCCGAAGTTGCCAACGACAACCTCCGCCAGCTTATCTTCATCGCTCATGTGTACCCCTCAAACAAAACGGGCCGTAGAGACTTCTTCAAATAAAGAGGATGCTTTGGATGGCCAGCAGCAGTAATTCCGAAACAATACATCTCCATATCCTTCGCAGCCAACAACATTGCAACTTGGCGACCACGATCAAGATGGCCACCATGAGATCCCCAGCATAATACAATCAGATCACTCTGCTTTGCAACATCAATGATCGCGTTGTCATTGTCCGGACCAACCGGATCAGGCTCTGCCTTCATCACCTTCGGGTCAGTAGCCCGGAACGAGAAAATGTTCAGCATCACCATCCTGCCATACCCCCACGCCTTCGCATAGTTGACACAACGTCTAACAGTGGGGTCGTTCTTCTTTTCGTCAGCGGTCGACGGGTTGAGACCCACAAATACCGCGCAGCCCTTGGTGCTATCCCACTCGCGCCACAGCCTATAACGGTGCCGACGATCAATGCTGAAATCGGCACCTTCCCCCGCAACGTCGAGCAGGTCTAGCTGTCTATCAATGGAGTTTCTTCTCACACTCATGTCCTGGCCCCGGACCATGGTATCCGTACCGATGACAAGTCCCGATACTGTTCACTGGCAATTCTGCGGCCTCCCACACGGGAGCTTTTCCAGATCGAACTCACCCGTCATGACACGTACCGGGCAAATCGCCTCGCAGCTGTCTTGGCTTGTCCGAGTTTCTCTATCTTGATCTTGCCAGCCTTTACGAACGGGGTCTTGTCAGTCTTGAGGTACCGCTCCGCAAACATCATATCACCAATCCCAAACCCACAAGCTGCTCTGTGGCTCCAACCGTACCACTTCTGCTCTTCCTCATTAAATCCAATTGAACAACAATTGTTCACTGCCCCTTTTGGGTCGGCTAGTTGTACCTGCCTGATGCCGTGCTTGATGCACAGATAGCGAGCCATCTTTGCGTCCCCCATGTATTGCCCATTGAAGTCAGAGTAACAGCAGACCATATCCAGCTTGCCGTCGCCCCCATACGCAGAAGTGTCGCGCAACTCCCGGCAGTAGAAATACCCCGGATAGTGCCTGCAAAACAACGTCTCTATAACATTCGGCAAATGTTTAATTTCCTCTTTCTTAATCGTCATTTTCTGCCTCCATCGAATCATATGTCGCATCAAAGATATCCGGCTTGCACGGATATCTCTCACCTTGGACCCCGGTAATAATCCAGTCTCCAGGACAAACAATGTGTCCACCCTCCAGCGTATCAACCCATCCGTGACGACGCATAATCTCTCCGCACTTCTCACATTTTTTATCACCATCGCATTCCGGCCTACGATAGCGCCTTACAACCTTCCCCTCGGGTATGAACCCTTCCTTATCGTTCACATAGATAGGCTCAGAATCGTCCTCCGGATGATCTCCGTTCTTGAACCACTGCGTAGCATCAATTACAACCGGCTTCTTTCTAAACTTTGACATCTTTCGACACTCCCTTTTCATTAATAATCGACATTACCTGATTGCCCTTCTTCTTGATACTAAGCGACACGGCAAACAACTCTTCGGCAATCCACTTGATCGCCTGATCTCGCGTCTCACACAACCAAAGAGCATTGACTACGTGCACATTGCCATCCGACTTGAATGCCACTTGAGCCCTCTGGGCATCCCCTTCTTTCGTGGCAATAAAACGAAGGAAAACCACCTCCTTCGGACGATAGTCAGCCTCCCAGATCAGAGAGGGACTATCTGAACCAACATGCATTACCCACATCCGATCCCCAAACTCCATCGCTTTCAATTTCTCTTCACACATCATGAGCCTGCCTTTCCGCGAACTTAAGTTCGCTCTTCATTGCTGATTTCAACAATTTTCTGGACTATCTCGTTCGACCGCCCCTCACGCCTCTTGTTCTCCATGACTCCGTGCTCCTCTAATCTTGGGCTTAAATAACGACCTACGTAAGAGATTGATACTAGTAACAACTGCATCTTTAGGCCAACCCCTGTCACGGATGATATCCTCAATATCAGGAACAGGTCCTATTTGGGTATGTATCGAATTCCCTATTTCACTACCATTGCGCCATGCAATAAAATACGTGTACCACATCTAAACGCCTTCCTTTCTCATACACAGTCATCAATCCTCCTTCACAAAATCAGCATCATCTAAGGATCCTGCAAATACGTTACGTCCACGAAGATTCAACGGTGCCCCATTATCCGATGGCATAAACCATGATTCGCGTGGAACTGTGCCCTTCTGAACGTAGAAGCCGAACCTGTCCGAAAGCTGCATTCCACATGACTTACATTCCCAATGAACGATACTAGCTGGCGTAGGCAACAATTTTCCCATACGGTTTCCCGTACAGTTCTCCATGCACGTAATTTCGGAGCCGACCCTATTCATCGAGGCACCGCACTTGCACTTTCTGGTGTCTATCTCAACCATCTTTCGCCATCGGAACCTCGATGCCGCGCTTCACGCACTCACGCCTACTCTCACTATCGAACATAAGCTGCTCCCCTCTCCGCGTGACAATGATCGGCTCGCCCTCCGGGAACTGGTCGCCTAAGTTGCGGAGGATCTCCCCGACAATCTTCACGCCTCCCAGCCAGTAGACGTCCGTGTCCGGATCGTAGTTGAGGCCCCCGTCCCGAACCTCCATTATGCGCTCACGCGCAGCCTCATCGACCATCTCCCCGTACAGTGCGTCGAACTTGGTTCTCTTTGCCACAGTGTCCTCCTACCTGCGCCACCCGGCGCGATGGGCTGTGACGATTATCTCGCACAGCTCTCTTGCCGCGTCCCCGGTGAGCGCGGTGATGTTCTCTTCGCTCGAATGAAAGACGTCCTCGTGTGCGCCCTCGTCGGACACCGCGAAAAACCAGTCGCCAATCAGCGTCGCCCCGCACGACTCACACTCTCCATCGGGACCTTCATTCTCATGGCCGCACTCGTCGCAGGGGTGGTGCCCCATGCTCTCAACGTGAGCCAGGTACTTGTCTTCGGTAGTGAACGAGCAGTCGTCGTTCAAGTCCCCGTTCCATTTAAAATCAGTCGCCATCCAGCCCTCCTAGTCGTCTGCTATTGCCTTATCGACATCCCATCTCAGTAACCAGCATCTGCTCATCATGAAATCGGCTGCGTCCACTCGCTCACGACCATAGAGTTCACTAATAGAATCGCCAATGATCTCACAAGCCTCTGCGAGAGTGTCCCTGGTGATATCTCTATCGCACGTCGGGCGCTCTGGACAAACGGGACACTGGACTTTTTCCGGCACCTGTGAACACTCTGGAAACACCCTATCCCCTCCGACTACCGTCAACCCGACTCCAATGGTCAGCGTCAGGATAACACCTAACGATATCAACAATGAAGTCGCTGTAAGAACAACCCCCAGCGATATAACCACCATTGCCCTTGCTCCTTCAGCCTTCTTGTTTTCCTGTTCTCGTTCTTGCTCTTCATTCATCTAGTCCTCCTTTATTATTGCAGACATTTCCAGTTTTATTCGTGACTTCTTCTCCCGGTACACCACCTCGATCAGATCGCGGTGAATCACCTCGTCTCCGTCCAATTTTGAGGACGCATGCGCGTAGTACTTTAGCTGTCCCAGCTTCTGCCGGTCGGACAGGATTGCCAGCGCCCCACGGATCGACGCCGTGTTCCAGTTGTGAACCTTCTCTGAAACCACCGGAGCCTCATCCGACCCTATCTTAAAATTAGATCCGACCATGTCATCCTTCCTTTACAACTCTAGACTGACGATGCTTCCGCCACTTCTCGAACGCCTCCAGAAGACCAACATCACTGGGTCGCAGATCAAAAAGACCATTCGTTTCATCGAACTCGATTTCGGAACCAGTAATCTTCCGTGCCGTGCTTCTTCGTAAACCCACGATGGTACATCAGTCCACACCCAGGGCAATGATATGTGTTGTACGCAGCAACTAGCCGGTTGGGGATCTTCGTAAAGCCGCGCAGGGTGTACTCGCACGATACATCCCCGTCGATCCACTCCATCTTGCCGCCGCACTTACACTTCACCCCGAAATCCCGCGCAGGATGATGTCATTTTTCGTGATCTTGCGGACCCTGAACCTGCCGCCATTCACCTCGACGATCTGATTGACACGAAATAGTGCCACGCCCTTGCGGACCGCCGTCCCGTTCCCATGGACCACGCCTTCGACTTCACCCTTTTTCAGCTTATCGTAGATCTCCTGGTTGATCATCTCCATACGACCCGTCTCCGGATTCTGCATTTATCTCCTCCTTATGTATCCATCCCCAGACCTTTTTGGCCCAGCGTTTTCCCTTCCAACGGCGGACATGAAACCCGCTCACGGACCCCGGCTGAAACTCCACCCGATCAATGGTGCTGAAATAATGACAGTGCGAGTTCTCCTCGATCGTCTTCCGCATTGAAATCATAAACCCAGCCGTCCCCTCCACCAGCAATGGTGGACCTACCCAGTAGCATTCTTTGCCCCTTAGACGGTACGACAGCGCCCTCACATGCCTCGCGTAAGTCTTCGGCGGAGTTCGGCACGAGTTCATCCCCAGGGACACCACAACGGCATCCACGCGGCTCTCCGCGAGGTACATCTCGAAGTCGGCATCCTTGGCCCAGGAACTTGCACGACCACCAATAGTTGCCTTGGTCGTGACGTGCGCCCCGGCATCCTCGAATCTCTTCCGAAGCCCCATCTCCAGACCCGATCCCTCTCCAACGAGAGAATCGCCCAGGATTAGGATGTCCTCGTTTTTCCACCGGGAAACGTCTCCTGCCAACGCAATGCTGACCGCCAGCATTATCGCCACGCACATTACCATACTCAACCGCGTCATCTCAACACCTCTCTCTCAGTACCTAGCGTTTTGCCGTCGAATCATATCGGCCCACGGCTCGTCGTAGAGCACCTTCTCGATCTCGGCGAGACGCTCCTCGATCGACAGCGCAGCCAACCCGGCAAGATGCATTCTTTTTTCCTTGTCCGCCTTCTCGGCTCGGCACTGGCCACACACCGATGGAGGCGGATAACCAGATCCCACTGGCTCATACTTTGTCTTCCCACACTCCAAGCAGGTTATTTGCACAATCATTGCCATCTCAATCCTCCTCTTGCGAACTTGAGTTCGCGTTCACTATCGAAGTGGTGGCCCCAAGACAAAAGAAGGTTACTTACGAACCGGCTTGTCGAGCTTCTTTCGGCCAACTCCTCCACACTCCTCACAAGGCACACCCTTTTCAAAACCACGCGTCTCGCACTTCGTACAGTCCTCGTGCGTAGCCATGATCCCGTGACGCAACATATAGGCCGCAAGATCACCGGCCATCTCTTCTATCACGGCCTCCTGCTTGAGAATCTTATCCGTCAGACCGACTTGCTCCGCATCTAGCCGTTGGCTATTCTCGACCTCCTCCTGGATCCGGTTCCCGAACTCGTGCTTGGCATCCATCCAATCAGCGACGTGAGCCTCAGCCTTGCGCTCTGCAAAGTCCAGCCTCTTCTCCAAATCATAAATCCTGTCCCGGCGCTCCTCGGCAATCTGCAGGGCATCATCACGGCGCTTCCGGACGATCTCAAGTTCGTTAAGCACCTCAAAATACCTCTTCACGAAACCATCCAAATGCTCGGCAGACTTCAAATCAACACGCACTCCTTCGGAGGTCTGGTTGTCTCCAAAGCAGTACACGTTAAAAAACTCTTCAATAAAACCAAGGTTTCCTGTAGCTACTTCATCCCGTAACTGCCTAAGATGTCCAAGAAGTTCATCGAGAACAAACCTGTTCTCGCTGCTCAATCTCATGTTCCTAATCGAATTCTCAATATTGATACGCATGTTCATGTTTCCTCCTACAAGTACTTCTTCAGCATCTCCACAACTATCTTGGAAACATTGAGGACGTACTTTTTGTCATTCTTTTCTAGGGCCTGGAGCGCGTCCCGATGATCCTTGAGAAAGTCCCCCCGAGCATCATCAATGAAGAACCTGATATACTCCCCCAACTGTGACGGTTTATCAATCTCCCCCTCCTTGGAAAATATGCCCTGCAGCCTCTCATCGGTCAGGTAGGACTCGAACTCATCACGGACAACCTGGACCTCGGGAGCAATTTCCACCGGAGGTTTCTTTGCCTTGGCTTGCTGTTTTTCCTTAAAGTCCTCGCCCTTCTTCTTGATCATAAAGACCGACCCCTGCTCGGTGGAGAACATCTTGTGCAGTGGCTTAATCACCACGCCTTCGCACAGGTTCTTCCCAGCCTGAACATCACTTGGCCCCTCCCGAGAATCAAAAGCAATGTCAAACTCCATCGCCTCCTCCAAACCATCGACCGTCGCCATGATTGGAACAAGAAACTTCTCCAACCCCAGAATTTTCATGATCTCGATCATGTCGCCTGATGGCTGCATCTCCTCGTCCTTGCAGAGATCATAAAACAGGATCCTTTTCTCGGGACCGTAATCAACACCCTTCTGGACACCAGCACCGAACAACTCCCCGTACAAATGGTAGGTCGCATCGTCGAAGACCGCCTTGTCACTCCAGGTCCTAATCAAATTCTTGTAATCATCTCTTCCCAGGATGCCACGGGACGGGATTACGCTGCTCCTAATCCCCTCCCATTTATAGATGGAGTCTTTAATTGCTTCTGTTTCTTTTGACATTATTCTACCTCTCCTTTTTTTTAACCCTTCTCAAAACAATGTCCTTCTTTTTTATCCTGTGGACGCGAAACAGGCTCCCTTTTAATTCAATCTCTTCTCCAACTCGAAAAGTCACTGTCCCTGCTGGAATTTTTGACACGTCACTGAAAAAAGCACCTCTTGCATATTGCCCTTCTTGCAGCTTTTCGATTTGGTTGTACAAATCTTCTGATATTCCTTCGAAATTTTTCGTTTTATGATTCTGCATTTTCTCTCTCCTTATTCCGTCTTATTGTATAAAACTTCCCACCAAGACACATATCAATACCTGTCTTAGCTTTGTATTCTATTTCTTGTCTATGACACCAACTGCAAAAAATCGAAGTGGCCACAAAACCTACCAAAATACCAATTACAAAACATTCAACCATCATACACTCTCCAACTTCTCTTCATACCAAGGTCCCTAAACCTCACCGCATTCACTACATCGCGGCCAACCGTCATAACCCGCATGAACGTCGTCCCCAGACTGAACGGTGTCTGTCGAAAAGCACCTGGGACACTGCTTATAGGTATCTATCGCCTCTTTGTGCGGCATCTTGTCTATCTTCTTTTCCAGGCACATGTGTTCCCTGTTAGCGTCCTCCTTGTTGTCAAAGAATTTGGTACCCGCTTTCAATCTACTTTTATACCAAAACAGATTCCCTTCCTTAACAAAGAAATCCTCACACGCCTCCTCAAATGTCCTAGCAACTTGTTTGCCGTGGAGTCTTGCTGAGCCTGACTTGCCACAACCGGCAAAGTTATAGCTTTCCTGCCAAATCTCGAAAGTTGGCCACTCCTCGGCGCTTAACGCTTTTTGCTCCTGTAGAGCGGCACGCAGATCAGCCTTCAGTTTTTCGACTTTAGTATTAACTCCTCGAAGTCGAGGAGATTCTTTGATTTCTTTTCTACCTGTTCTACTTACCATCAACATCACCCATCTGCACGATCCACGAAAGATTTTGAATTGCATCGTCGACAATCGTTCACAAACCTCCGCATCCAATAATGCGACAATCGTTTCGCCTTCTTGGGATCATTCGTATAGCCCCAGTCAACACCCCCCTCACCCGGAATCTCAGAAACATAATGAATACTATTATCCCCCAAGAACCTGCTGCAAATATAACTATCCACTCTTGTTTTCATCGCTTCCTCCATTTAAGAATGATGTCGCAGGACTCCTCGGGGGTTCCCACATCCCGCACATTCAGTGGCCACAACTCCCGACACTCGCTCGATGTACCGTCGCCGTTGTCCAGCCACACCTCCGTGTCATCACCCATCCCATTCACCTCGGGCAGATCCTTGACCCACTTTTTGAGCTGGCGAACTGTAATACAACCGTCAACCTTCAGAAATTCAGGCAACATTCACTCCCTCTTTATTGTCGCTTTCCTTTTCCTTGTCACTATCCAGAGCAAGCTGCGCGATACACACTTGCATCATGGCGCATGGCTCGCAAACTGTTACTGTCACCGGTTCCATCAGCGGCATCGTCATCTCCTCATCTGTACCCATGACGCTGGCAATCGCACTACTGCCAAGCAGTGCAGCCAGCCCGTCTTGACGTTGGATCACGTCGGATTTTAATCCGTGACGTTCTATGCGTACTGTCCAGAACATCGGCAGTCCCGTATGTCCAATTCTCTTCTTACATACTCCACACTGTGCATGTTTCCGTAGTTCTTTTTCTTTCATTTTCCCCTCCCCGTGGTTTTCAATGTTGCATTTGTGATTACTTGCTACAGTCCTCTGTTAGCCCTGCCACACACTGCTATTCCCCTCGCCCAAAGATCGCCTTGATCTCTCGCCTCCGTCTCCGCATACGGCGACCACATGCTTTCCGGTCCAAGCACTCGCACGGCTTCCCGTGATGTATGACAGCCTCAATGTTCAGCAAAACTTCTGGATATTTACTACCACACCGAGCACACTTCTTTCCTGCATGCACCTCGGACTTGCAAAGATTTTCATTGGACCCCATCAGATGTCCACATTCGCCAGAAGGCACATCAGCGTATCCTTCACGTGAACTTCGGCAACATTGCCTGCATACGTGGCGACCTTATCCCGCAGGTCCTGCATGGCCTCTCGGTATCGCTCGATAGTCTTTAGCAACTTGTCGTTTTCTTTTTCCAGTTCCAAGAACGCATCTGCCAACGGCTCGAAATCATCATAGGCATCACCAATATTATCCCACAACTGCGCATACTTACTGGTACAGTCAAACTGATCACGGACCACGTCATCATCCCAATCGTCTTCGATTTCCTCTGGATAGTCCTCGCGCAGACCTTGGACATAATCCGCATCTACTAACTTCGGATACCAAAATTCTTTTTTATACTTTGACATTACTTACCTTTCGCAATTGCAAGATCGGCTCGCAGGTTATTGACCGCGTTCTCTACATGCATAACCGCATGCACATAGCTCTTGTCCTCCCATTCAAACAAATCAGCCAGTACCCTCACTAATTCGTTCCTCTGCTTCTCGATCTCCCCCCAGGACTCAGCAACCTCTCTCAAGTGATCCGCAACATACTGTGAACCCTTCCCTCGCATGAAAGCCTGCAGCCCAGCCACATCCATACAGCGCCGTAACCGCTCCACCTCTGCCTCCAGCCCCGCCACCTCACGCTTTGTAGCGTGGATCTCGTAGTCCATACAGACCGTCGCCGAGCGCCCCTTGCAGAACGGGTTCTTGTCAGTATTTTCATGCTTACACGTTGCACACAGGAACTTTTCAGCCCTCTCTCGGTCCTCGTCCTCCTCAACAGCAGCGACAAACTCATCCTTAGAGACCTGCTTTGGACCGTCCCCCGTTTCCACGATATGCATCAGAGGCTTGTCGGTAGAGACCCCCTTCATCATGCACGACTCACACTGGAGCGGATCCCCTTCGTTACCGTAGAAGTCGAACGACGGAATACACCTGGTAACAATGCCACAATCGGCACACTTACACATCTGGTGCCGCAGATCTCCTGTCCTGTGTGTAAAAATCTTCTCCTCGCTCATCATCTGCCTCCGTAAATCAGCTCACAAACCTTCGCGCACTTCGCCACACCGCACCAGCATCTAATCCTCCGCGTCAAAAACCCTCCGACCTAATGGCACCCATCAAATCCTCGATACGGATCCTCTTCTCATTCAAATAGGCCAGCGCACTCACCTTCGCTGATTCGTAAGTCTTGAAGATATGAATATAATCCATGTAGATCCGCTCCTGAGCATCCATTGACGCCTTCGCCTGCATCGGAACCGTAACCAAAAGATCGGCGTTCCATGAGCGCGCCATCGACTCGTACTCCTTCACCCGATCCTCAATCTCCTTCCGGATCTTTTCAAGATGCTCTTCGACGCACTCACTGTCGGGCACACTGATCTGCGAGGACGGCACAAAGACAGGCCCCTGCGGAACCCTCGACACCAGCCGGTACTTGCAAATTACCACCGTCGGCTCGGGCCATCCTCTCACCCTGCGATTCACCACAAACACAATATCGCCAACCTTCAACTCTTCTTTCCAACTCATTCTGCAACCTCCAACACCAACAACATTGCTCCATCTTAGAGCCGTTCATCAACACGATCTTTTTTTTCAGCCCAAACATCCCCTTCTGGCAGACCCAATTAACAAAAACACTGGTTTCAGCCACCTGGGTTTTGTTGTGGTGGCGGAAGTCCCAGGAGGTCTCTTCCTCTTTGCACGAGGTACGCCCTGACAGACTGAGGCATTGTTCCGTCGGGATAGACCAAGTGATTCTGCTTAATGGTAAGAAGTACTCCACTCTCTAGATTTCTTGGTACGCGCGCAGCTTCCATCCAAAGGCCCGGCGCGAACCAGATCATATCCCAGGGGTCCTTCTCGTCCCCCGCATCCACCAGGATCTCCCGGGGCACAGAGGGCCACGCAGAGACCGCCCGCGCCACCACAGGATCGGTCAACAGATTGACCTGCATCAGGCTCCCTCCGTGCTCGCTCTTGAGCACAGCCACAGCCTCCTTGAAGGCAGCCTCAGCCCGGTCCCTAATCTCCTTGAGATACTCGGGATCTACTTCAATATCTTCTTCTTCCACCGTGTTGTTTTCCGCAACTTTAGGATCTTCCATTATGCCCTCCACCACCATCTTGATGGCGTTCGTCAACAGGCTCTATTTCTCGGGTTTCCTCGTCTTCGGCTTGCCGGTGTCCTTGTCCTGATCTAATGCAAGATCCACCCACTGAGCACTGTCCCCCTCGCGGATCGGGCTCACGCTTGTCAGATCAAAATACCTCTGGCAAATAACGTCACAGTATCTGGGATCCATCTCAGATCCAAAACCGCGCCTCCCTGTGCGCTCTGCCGCAATGATCGTCGTGCCACTACCCATAAATGAATCCAGCACAATATCGTCCCGCAAGGAGCTGTTTTTGATCGCCCGCTCGACCAACTCGATGGGCTTCATGGTATTATGGGACATGCCAATCGCTGTCTGAAACGTATGACATCCTTCAACAACCAAGTTGCACACAACACCATTATATGGAGATTTCTCGACGCTCATGATACGCCGCGTGAAACACTCCACACCATCGTATTCGAAGAAATGATACGCTGGACACTTGCTCCGCTGAGGCGAAACAAAAACAACATAGCAAGGCAGCGTCTCTTTAAAAATCCTATCACCAATTCCAGCCCCAGGAGGAGCATTGTGAATATTTGTCGTCGTCCTGAAACCGAGAGACTCTGCCAACATAGCCACCTGAGCCGCAAGGAAAGGAGACACTGTCTTGCACACACGGTAGTGCCGTATATTGCTCCCGTCTCCAGCCATATACCCATCCAACATCGCAGATCGAGTCTCCTCCGACCACTGGTCAAAGCGAGGGAACATCTTATTTGCTGCCCCACGCCCGCACATTTTCTCAAGACGATCCCCCCAATCACTGTCGAAGAAAACAACATTCATCCCATTGCCGTGATTGTCATACACGGAGGCCTTCGCCTTAAATGCCAACTCCAATAACTTCACCAGATGACCCTCTTTGACATGCAACGAAAAACGAGGAAACTGCTTCTTCCCGTTCCCAGCCTTTAGGAATGATCCTTCTGCAGCAAATAATCCTATGGCCCAAGCTTCATCAACAGAAGGGCTACGCCCAACACCGCACTCTAGTTTCGGCGTCAAAACATAGTCTCCAGCCAGAAGATCCGAAGCCTCAACAAATCTCGGATCATCATACTGCCCACTCCCTACACGCCTACGAATCAGGAATGGGTGATTATGTGTTGCCGAAACCGACAAGGAAGACCCAGAAACCGAGATATGAAAAATATCCTCTTTATACTCGTGCACCGTCACATTCTTTACAGAATGAAACTTGCCATCGTGACCAAACACAGAATCACCAATGCCAACGTCAGATATCGGCTGATATCCCTTGTCTGTTACAATCATGCTATCCGGAGAGAGACACGGATGTAAATCGTTCTTTCTCGGCTTGTCGTAATTCCAAACGTCCGCCTGATCCCGATCCCCACACCAGTGTCGATCCGTAGCTCCCTCTCTCCATCCGTACAAGATCGGCTCGTACTGCCGCTGATAGTCCGAGCGACCTATCGTAAATGTATTCTTGGCCCAGATGATGAACGTGGACCAGTGTCCACCGGCCTCTCGGAACGTTCCCTGCAAAGTATCCAGCTCCGACGAAGACATGCAAATATAGATCGCGCCTTCACAGACCGGCAACATCGCCTGCATAGTCTTCAGCAAGAACGGACGGAATTCCTCACCGAGATCGTCATTCTCGATCTCCCGATGATTCCCGCGCAGTTTATCCTTCATTGTCTTGCCATAGGCCACGTTATACGGAGGATCCGTGAAAATCATCTTGGCAGCCTCTCCATCCATAACCTTGTCAATCACCGCGCGGTCCGTCGAGTCTCCACAAATCAACCTGTGAGGCCCCATCTTCCAAACGTCTCCCAGGCTCGTGATAGCAGGGACTGTGTCCGGGTCCGGAGGATCTGGCGGCTCTGCGCCCCCCTCACCCTGGCCGTCCTTGTACTCGGAGATTAACCATTCGACCTCCTCGCGCTCGAACCCGATCCCAGCAATGGCCTCGTCACCCTCTTTCAACATGGCTTGCAAGTGAACCGCCAAAGCATCGTCGTCCCACTCCGACACAATCTCACCTAAGCGGTTGTCAGAGATATTGAACCCGGCAGCCGTCACGTTGTCATCATCGGCCCAGATCACCGGAATATGCATCAGACCAATGTCCTGACAAGCATACAAACGCTGATGCCCCGCCTCAATAATCCCGGTCCTTTTGTTAACCAAAATAGGCCAACGAACTCCAAACCTCTGAATCCCGGCAACCAGCGTCTCCAACGACACAGTCTTCCGGGGATTCGACGGATCAGGCTTCACTTCGCCAATCGGCTTAAGCAACGGAATCAAATCCGGAAGCACTTCAATGTCACGCTTTGCACCCTTCAAATAAAAACGCTCTCCGCGCTTATCATACGGTTCACCCATTATGTTCTCCTGTTATTAGAGGGGGGAAGGAACTCAAAAAAAACACAACATAAATCAACATTCAACAATCTCCAGCTTGGAAGACGTTACGCTTCCACCGCGCATTTGTCAACAAGAATCAAAAAATGAAGATGCGAACTCAAGTTCGTCGCTCATCACTCCTTCTTAGGGATATTCATCTTCTCACGAATCGCAGACAGATCGTCTTTCTGGTCATCAATCTTGTCGCCGAGCTTCTTGACGTTCTCTTTTAATTCCCCCTGGACTTCCTTGATGGTGTCGAGCTTCGTCTCGTGGACACTTTGATCAGTATGCATCTCCTGTTGCTGATCACCAATCCTCTGAATCCCGTCCGAATTCCTTGAAACGCGAACGTTCATATTTTGAAAACTGAAAAACAGCGCTCCAGAAGCAAAAACAATAGGAATAAACCAAACGATTAGCTTGGCCCATGTGTCACGAGACAACCCGAGGGGACCTTTGTCATTCTTTGGAGGGAGATAGTTGCACGACGTGCAGTGTTCGGAGTTATGGTTTGATTCGTAATGCCCGACATCAGAAGGGGAAAGAGCAACGGATTCTGGGGAACCTTTCACGTCGACCTCCTTATCAATAAGAGTATCCACAATTAGATACGAAGTCCACATAAAATATGTATCAGGGAATGATGTTAAGCGCAATCAAAAAAACAGAACAGGTCGCGAACTACTCCTCGGGCTCGTCACCATCGTATTCGGCATTTTCGGATGTGCCATCGCCTTTGTCCCGACTCTCCAACTCCTCGATCAGACCGGCACCGTACGCTACACTGTCGTCTTCCTCAACGTATGCGATGAGCCGAACACCGAGGTTCTTCTCCATCTTGCGGAACACGTCTTGGATCGACTCGATTCCGGCATTCGTTCCCAAATACTCCGTGCAAATAAGATCGAGGTTGTTGCCTGGCTTCTCGCTTCCCGAGATTTCCCCAGCCTTTTCCAATGCCCGGCTGACGTTCTTGTGTTGCTCGGGGAAGAGTTTGAAATTCATTGGTTTCGGCTTCTCCTCGCCGCCCTCATCTCCTTCTCCGTCTCCACCTCCGCCACCCTCACCCTTGGCATCTTTGAGCATCTTGTCGATCTCGACAACAGATTTCCCGGCGACCTTATTGCGCCATTCAGATGCGTTCTCGACAGTCACAATGTGCATGAGCATACGAGCTTTCGTCCACCCAAGACCCCGCATCCACTGCTGAATATTGGCTGGCATTTTCTTGAACCACTCCTGCAACTGCACAAGAAACTGAGCCTTTCGGATATGAATCTGCAGTTCTTTCTCGACATATTCGCGAAAGGAATCAAAGCCCCAGTCCCGATACATATCCTCGTCGTAAGCGGTCTCCAGCACGACAGCCAGATCCCAATTCTTGTCTTCGGTCTCAGCAAGTAACCGCAGAATTTTGTCTCTGATCTCCTTGTTACCGTACTTGCTTTCCTCGTTTTCACCCTCACCAACTACAGCCAGATCCAAACCATCCTTGGTTTCGTCAACCTTAGCTTTCTTTACTTTCTTCTTTGCCACCATTGTCTATCTCCTTGTTTTGCAACCGTAAACATTCAGCAATCACATATGCATCTGCAATATTGTCATCGCTTACCTTGAAACCGCGCTCACACACGGCTTTGATTATTTCTTTCTTGCCCTTCCTCCCTTTGGAGAAGCGGCCCTTTCCAAGCACTCTCTTCCTGGCAGAAGAGGCCACGATCATAGTAGGAATGAGACCCAGAGCAAGCCACAACTGCGATTTGACAGTACCCTGAATCTCTCCGAGGTCGTTCTGTTTTCCACTCGCACCGAAAGCATACTGCTCAATGGCTATTTCGATGACATCTGCCACACGAACATGCCGTGTCTCCACCGACCGACACATTTTAACGATACCATTGGCAATATAGACCAGCCTTTCGATTTTTTTCTTGACAGATGCATCCCTCGGAAGCTCCCAGCCCCAGAGCCCATGGTCTACAACCTTACCATCCTGGTTAACCACCACCGCAGCAGCTGCCCTGACCGACAAGTCAAGCCCAATGAAAAATCGCTCTTTGCACACCATGATCATCAATACGTCCCGCAAGACAACCGGATACCCTTCGCCAGCACATGCGGCATCCCGCCAGGATCTATGGTCACTCTCTCTAGCAACCGGTGCCAAACAAAAACTTGTTCATAAATGTCGTCACTCGGGATCACGCCAACAAAGGCATACCTCGGATCGTTTCTATTGATACGGTCGAGCAGGTTCCGGCGTGCCCTCTCGCGAGAAAACAATTTCCTGTCCTTGCTCGTGCATACCGAGAAGTATGCGTTGACATATTTTCCGTACAAATCCTCACGCACCACCTTGTAGGCCACAGCGATCACAAAGTTACCAACCTCCTCGTAAAAAAGGTTGTATCCCTTGCTCAGGATCGCATCAAACACTGACTTCCTTTCTGCCTTGCGGGCATCACGAGCAACCTGCACCTCCATGTCACGTTCAATCTTGCGCCGGTAATGGATCAAGGAAAGGATCATCGCCCCTTCCTGCTTATCCTCCGGAACATTGTGGAGCCACAATGGAACTTCGAAAGGAATCTCCAACTCGTCAGCCTTCTCTCTCCCCGCCGCTATAACGGCATCTCTAATTGTTTGATTCGTCATCGTCTCTATCCTTATGTCGAGACGCCGAGATCGCAACCAAATCGTGCCCACCTCGCATCTCAGTACAAATCGCCAGCGCGTCTTCCAGGAGCACCGGCTTGTAATTCCACACGTCGACACCAACATCGACGATATTATCGAGAGATCGATACATCCCGTGAAGATGCCCATGAAGTACCGGCTTGTCCTTCGGCCACACAGTCGCGTCCGCAGGATCGTGTGTCACGAGTATCCCTCCCGGCAAGACGAGCGAAGTCGCAGCCAAAACGAAACCGCGATTCAAATACCACTTCGGCTTGAATCGATCATGGTTTCCAAACACAAGCACCTTAACACCTGGCATTTTCGAGATGATCTTCTCCACGTAATTGTCCCGCATGGGGCCAAACAATGTAAGATCCCCAGCAATAATAAACAGATCGTTCTCGCCAACACAATCGTTCATATTGCGAATCAGACCCTCATCCATCTTGGCCAAGTTCGCCCACGGACGATTACCCTTCTTCCACACAGTCTCGTGGCCAAAGTGCAAATCAGCCGTGAGCCAGATCTTATCGAACCCCATCTCTGTATAGTCAAGCGTTGGCAACATCATAGCATCCCCCATATCAACCTGCCTTTTTCTTTCGCTTTCTGACACCAAAACAAAGATCACGCCCGTCGCAGAACTTTGGTTTTCCCTTCGATTTCATCTGGCATTCCGTAAGCCGAGGCATCTCCTCTGCCGCAGCCCGCATAACAAGACGCACGCTTTCCATTGCCTCGGACTCAAGATCCTTAAAGGCCACCGTGTTCTCATCACAAACCAACGCAGTCTGATCATCACGGATCCTGTCAATAGCCGCGACCGCCAAGATGCAAGACCGAAACCTGTCCTGGATCTCCTCGATGATCGACTCGTCACGATTGACGAGATGTTCGATCATCCCAGATGCCAAACTGCGATCTCCTTTAAAAATGTAAATAATCCTAGCCTTCTGGATCCCAGTCGCCCACATCCCAATGTGAGCCTGCTCGATATGCTGAGACCTCGGCCTCCCTCCGAACTTCGGATTCAGGTCATCCTTAGCATCCAACTTCTCCGTCTTGATCTCAACAACCTCCAAGCCTTCATCAGGCCAATCGAAAATAGCGTCGATCTTCACAACCGCCCTGTAACCAGGAATCCTCAATTTCGGCTCGTCGTACTCCCACCCATCACCGGCTGGTCTCGGACCCCATCCACGCTCCAGAGATACACCATCAGGGACCTTGTTCTCAAAACCAACTACTTCCCTCTTAAATTTAGAGGTGTCATCTTCGTCGATCTGCACCCAGCGCTTCCAACGACCAAGCATGACACCATCCGGGAAGGACGCCAGAGCCTTTTGCTGCATCAGATCGTGATAAGCATGCCCCTGGTCGAAGTTCCAGAGTGTCTCAGATCGAAACATCACCTTCGGAGCATCAGCCTTCTCCTGTTGAGACGCCATCAGCGCAAACATTCTCGGACACACTTTGTGAACACCCGAGGCTCCGATCCACCATTCTTTCCAGATCGGATCGTTCTTGTCGAGGGTGACATTCGCAGCCCCTCTCTCCTCGATCCAATGCTCCTTGAGGGCCTCCACAACTTTGGTCGAGGCAATACTAATCGGTGGCAGCTCTCTTTGCTGCCTCATATGCTGACCCAACATTCAACCTCCTCCGGCAATCTATGCCGACATCAACTCTACATTTTTTCAACCGGACTTCTGCATCCCAGCCTTTTTGTCAATTTCATTAACCCGGAAAGTAATATGACATACGGATTCGTCATCACTGATTCCTCCGTAAAACTGCGAGAGATGCCCGAACCACACCTCACCATTGGCAAATCCATCCGTAATAGGTAGCCTTTTGTCCTTGCGAAACTGTGCCACCGTACCCGGACGCACACTGACTACTGTTGCCTTCCCAAAGGGGATCGGCTTGCCATCATCCGGGGTCCATGGAAGAAACTTCGAGGTGAAAACCAACTCTCCATTCGCAGAATGCGGACATGTGCCTTTGGGATATCTTCTAACAATCCCAGCACATTTTCCTTCCATGATTAAGCGAGTTTCGGTACGTGTGCAACTAAACATCTATCAACTCCTTCATCTGCGAACTTGAGTTCGCAGCAGCGGGATCGTAATCCCCAACAAAAAACCAGCTTAACTCTTTCCGCTCAGCCTGTCCAGACCTAGAAACCTCGATCCAACCTTACTCAGCAAACGCACAAACGCCAAATCATTCTCCAGCGCATCAAGCCTAGCATCAGCCCCAATGTTAGTACGCGACACACTGGGCGCACCAAAAGGAGGAGCATCTTCGTGTTCTCTTACCCCAGGATTGGCCTCACATGCCCGCATTCGCTCCAACTCGGCCAAGCGTCCCCGCATACGCTCTAGCTCGGCCTCTGCGGCCTGCATCAGCGGAGCCTGCGACTGAAGGCGAACCAGCGCCCCTGTAGTGCGTTCCACTACATTCTCCCAGTTCAGATCGTCCCCGTATGCGGCTTGCATCTTGGACAGCGCCTTGGAAGCCCTTACAACAACGTCCGAGCCTGAAAGGCTTTTCTGTCTGGACTGGATCAGTTCAGTTTGAATCCTGTCCACATTCGTATTAGCAACTCCAATCTGAGTCTTCAAATCTGTGTTTTCTAATTGGAGCTTCTGGGATCTCTCTATAAGGAGAGTCAATTCTGCAAGAACAAGTGCCTGGTTAATTGCCCCATCCTCCGGACAAGTCCCAAGCACCAGCTTCGTTACATCCGAGACAAACGCCTCCAGCCCAGACTGATCACAGCACTTATCATCCGAGCAATCATTACGATCGCATGAGTGATCCACACCAGATTCACTTCCACATTCAACTTTGTTCTTCATTATTCAACCCTTCCACAATCTTTTCCAGCAATGAGCAGATAACCTCTGCCTGTGTCTTGTTTTTCATATCCACCGAATCAACGTAATTGGCAACTGAAGCAAAAATGTTGTCAATATCATTCTGAAGTTCCTTTATCTTGCCACCCTGCACGTACCACCCAGCCCAGAACCCTAACAATACTGACAAAATAAAGAAAACAACCACTACGATAGCAACTACTCCCATGGTACCTCCTGCACACGCGCCCACTCGGGCCACGTTTCCATATCCTTGCCCTTACCTTTTTCTCCGTTCGACTTGGCCCAGCCAGATCCGAACTGCTTCATGAACACTTTCACACCCGCCATTTGGCACTGTTCAATGATGTCAAGAGCCCAATGCGGATACATCATCCGCGCCCCAGGTCCAGACTCTCCACCAATAATGACCCAATTCAAACTATCCGAATCCAGCCACTGCCAGCGCCCCGGCATCACCCCTCCAAAGCCAATGTCCAACTCCTCCAAGAGGGGCTCGCAGCTGAGAAAACGAACCTGCGACGGACAGTCCAACAGCACGGGCACCCGCGCCATGGCCACCTCGTTGTTCTCCACCGTTGCCCCGTGATAGATGTGCCCGTAGTCCTGCGGGTAGCCCTGGCGACCCTTCAAGAAGTCCCGCATCCGCTCCGGACGCTTCGTGAGAACCTGAAAGATGTGCCTCGGGTTATTCTCCATCTCGACGTACACGTCCTCGATGAAGCTCGTCGGGATCGCCCGGTGGAACAGGTCCCCCATCGAGCAAACGAACACCTTCCTCGGCCTCGTCCACCTCGACGGCTGGTCGAGCCGATCCGGATGCGTCGTGGGCTTGAACCCGTTCTTGTAGCCCTCCTGCCCCATCGCCTTCAGCCGCCTGGACATCTTCTCGGCGTAGCAGTTGTCGCACCCGGGGCTGACCTTCGTGCAACCGGTCACCGGGTTCCATGTCGCATCCGTCCACTCAATATTGCTCTTGTCACCCATCTACATGCCTCATCATTGTCCTCATAAAAATCGTAGAATACGCATCTTCAAGAATCAGCCTCAATTCATCCTTAGTATTAGCTCTTCCAATCTCCATCTTCTCACCACGTTCAATAAGACTGAGCACGTACAGATCGCCATCCATAACAACCTCCACACCTAATCCCATCTTGTCTTCAATTTCGAACAAGGCCCACCATAACTTAGATAGTCGTTCAACGTGGGGGCCGAAATTAGGTGTCTTGTCACCCATTATGACAGCCAGAAATCGGGACAGCATCAACACACCTTTTCTCAGAGCACGGATGGATCTCTCTATCACCGCTCCACGGATGAGGATCACTCATGGCTATGAACTCAGCCTCCGCTCCGTTCTTTCCTTTCCAGTAAACAGGCTTAGTCTTATCTGAGTCCTCAAACATACGGAAAACATCGCCTTTTTTCACGTCACAGATCCCTTTGACACTAATCCATCCGTCACCATTCTTTACCTCAACAATACGTTTTTCACTCATCTCTGCTCCTCGATTCCTTTAGCCTCAGCACCCACGGATCGCACTCCATCTTATTCTCTGGATCAAAACCTATTTGATACTCCTACACGGCGGTGGCTCAGGAGGCTCGGGTGGATCTAGCAACTTTGATCTGCCTTCTACGTCATATCCGTTATTCGGGGCTCCACACTCTGAGCATCTGTCTCTGTTCAGATTGAACTTCTCGCAATACGGACACTTCCACGGATTGTTTTCTTCCCGCGTATCAACGTAGAAAACAACCCTACTCGGCCTATGAGCCTGTAGAGGTTTCGGTCGCGGAACCATTGGTGGTCCATTTATACCCATATCGACTCCCATCTCATCATCTTAGATGCCAGATTCCACGCCACGACTGAGAACAGCTCTTCGCTGCCATTCAGCCGCTACTTTCAAAAACACCATGTACTCCTCAATTTGACTAGTAGTGTACCCGTATCCAACTGCAAGGTTTTCAAAATTTTTCAACCATTCTTCCGTGTCGTGTAAAATGCTATTTACTATAATCTGTGTCGAACTCACGACGCAGAGCGGCCCATTCGACGCAATGATGCACAAAGGACGAATCTTCCAATGATCATCAATTACCTCGGACTCGCCGCATACCACTACTTTTCCTGAAACACGTGCCTGCCCGGAAACACGTGCCTGCCCACATATCCGAACTGCCCCAGAGATCCTCGCCTGGTCGCACACCCAAGACATGCCTGAAACCCAGACTGAGCCAGAAATACTAGCTTCGCCAGAAACACGCGCCAAGTTGTACACACTCACGTCATCAGAAATCCAAGCAGAACCTTCCTGGGACAAATTGTGCTCAGACTCAATCCAACCACCAAGATCACCAGCCTTTACACCAACGGATGGAATATCAATCAACGCCTGAATTCGGTGCAATGTACGAGACTTCATATCACCAACAATAATTTTATACTCTTCAGTGAGAGTATACTTTCTATTTTCCATCAGAATCTTCCTCCTTAGCCATTCGACAGCGAGGATCTACCAATTGATCTTCGCTCACAACACTTACCGTCTTTAATTCAAAATCTTCGATCACGCGAATCCCATCTTCTCGCATGTGCGACTTTTTGATCGTTCCACTTGGCGCGAACATCGGCTGAACAGGAATAATGTCTTCAGTCTTCACCGGCATCTTCACCTCATCACACTTGGCAATTTCTTCTGGCGTCATCGGGCGACTTTCAAAAAAATCTTCTACGAAATTATGATGCCTGATCAGTGGCCTAATCAAACTCCTCGCAAACGCACGCTTCTTTGGAGAAAGATGCTGTAACGATTCGCGCAATTCTTTCCACTTCTTACGACGAATCTTGCGCTTTACCTTGTCACGCATTCTCTGATTAGAGGTTCTACGTCTCATCTCTGGCCTCCTTGCTATCAAACTCATCCAGTAAGTCGTCGTCCATTGATTTTCCGTATAGCTTTATGAAACTCCTCACCTCATCTCTCGTGGCCATCCCAGGCTTTCCCCTGCGAGCGTTTATTGCCTTTCGATATCTATCAGGGACTTCAACGGTGTAACTAATCCTAATCTTCATCGCTTGCCTCTTCCAACACTTTTATGACTCGTTTCATTTGCGCTCCCCTAACTTCTTCCCAGGCTGCTTCCCAGGCTGCTCCCCAGGCTGCTCTCCTGGCTGCTTCCCAGGCTACTTCCCAGGCTGCTTTCCTGGCTGCTACCCTGGCTATTTCCAACTCTCTATCGGTGATCTTGCCAGCTACCCAGTCTCGTTTAGCCTGTATAGCCACTAGACTGCGAGGATCAGGATTCTTCACAGAAGCCAGTGCATCGTCGGCAAAATCGCAGGCAAGCAAATGAAGCTTTTTCTCAGGGATTATTTCGTTGCGTAGCAGTACCCAAAGCCGATCTTTTGCCGGTATATCCAAGGCGGCGATTTCAAGCGGTGCTAGACTCTTACGCCCTGCCCATAATTTCTCTACTATTTTTCGGGTGTATTCTGCACATGGTTTCCATTTCATTATTTGTTTAACTGTAATTTCTTTTAGCGTGGACCTATTCATCAACACTCCCTATCCCTACCATCGGGCGATTCTTTATGCTCTGTCTGCTAGTAGCTTTAAGTCTCTCTACCTCGGCCTCCAACTCCTTCACGCGAACCCTCTCCTGTTCCAAGAGCCTGTCCATTCCCCGGTAGTGTTTACCGGCACAAAGCCAACACATCCATTCGTCCTTATAAATATCTGGTTTGAAGGCATTCTTAGCCAACCTTGCCTGGCCACAACGACAACACGTCACAGGATCATCACTCCAACCACCTGAACGCTCAGTCTTGGCGTTCAGTTCAGTCTCTAACCGCTCCACCTCGGCCTTGAGATCGTCGCGTTCACAGACCAGTTCCACCTTTTCTATGAGCAATTCGTTGCGTTCTTCTTCTAGCAGTTGATGCTCATGCGGATTGTCTTCACCCCAAACAAATTCTTTGCAAAACGCCCTAAGTCTCTCCACCTCAGCCTTTAGTTGCTCATCATCACACTCAAGACTTGTTTCAGATCCCAATGCCCTAATGTTTTTGACACCCCATCCGGGCACATCCGCATCCATTTCCCACCCTATATATGGTTTCATCTTTGGTGGTAAAAAATGATTCAAATGAAAACGCTTCTTTTCGCCATCTGGCAAGTAAACGGAAGCACAACAACCTTCTTCGTAATCTTCGGCTATCATGCACCTGAGCATGATTTCTTTACCTTTTTTTATTCTTGCATCAGGACTGTATTGCCTATGTCTTTCTTCTGCCTTCATCTCTCAGTTCCCCTTGTAATGTGGACATGTATTTAAGTGACTCGACTCAGGAACGACTATCCCGTCAGGATCCACTAATGTTACAAATCCGCACTCGGGACAGTATTTGCCCTCAATATCGACATGTTCTGGAGGCTCGATTCGTACCGGATCTATGGTGCGTGGGTTTCCTCCTAGAACCTTGTCAACTAAAGCAGTAACACTTTCGACCCCGTTCCCCTCCAACACAATATGAATATCAACTCTGTTATTATCGTCGCTCATCAATCCTCCTCAATCCGGCCCACTGGCTAATTATTCTTCTCCACGTTTATAATCGCGCATCGCCTGCGCCATATCCTTCAGCGCCTCGGAAAGCGCCATACATCCTGCTGGACTCGTAGCCACAATTGGAGGTGTCTGCCCGTTCCCCTTGCGATCGTCCACGACAACCACGCTCCGCCCCAGTTCGTTAACGCGCAGGACCAGGGTTAAAGGGCCACCTGTGCCGACTGGAATTGTAGTAATCGTTCCCATTTCAGTCCTCCTCTATCTCATCGGAACAGATCGGTCTCTCGGCCTTAACGGACCTGTACGCTATGCTACTCTCCACAAAGCACACCTGATCGCAAGCGGAACAATCCTGAAGACCGGCCAGCAAATGATGAGGGATCCCGACCTTCTCTCCACACCACGGACAGACCGGATGAAAGCGCCACGCGTTCTTCTTCGGTGCCCCCTTGATTTCCGTAACCTGCAACCCGACTATCGGCGCAACGTGATCGCCCATGCCGCTCATCTCAATTCCATCGATCACGAATATCGTGTTTTCGTGAGACACATGCATCCCGGCGGTGAACGGTACCGGGTACTTGCGCGTATCCACAGCGATCACGGTCCCGCGACCATTGATCTGGTCAATACTCTCAACATCGTGTAAATTAATCATTGACTTAACGCTCCACCTTATATACCACGTCAACTTTTTTTGATAATTGCATCCCGGCATCTAGGCATTCCACAGACGCCCTGTCATCATCAAGACTTGTGAGATCACACCCACTCTTGCCCCCCGATAACAACCTGTCGGCTAAATCAATCTCCTGCTGGGGAGACATGACAAGCAAAGTTCTCCCGTTTATCAATTCAGCATCTCTTTCAAGACGGGCCTTCAGCTCCTCTTTATTGACATATTCTCTCCGTCGAATAACGGCCTCAAACTCCGCATGACGCCTATCTGATTCCTTCTTAATCTCCCGATCAACCTCCTCCGCTGTCCCCATAATAACAACAGAACTAAAACAACGAAACTGACCCTCGTTGCTCCACTGCTTCGCCTCCTCTTCGCTCGAAACAGCATATCCGACAGGCTCCGGAGATGATCTCATTGTCAGATCCTGGTCCTCCATCAAAACATAAACTTCATTCATCTCATAACCCCGCTTTCTTGATCCGCTCACATAAGGCTACAAGCTCATTTTGCAGTTTGAACAATTCCCTAGAGTGCTCGGCAAGCTCTTTAGAATATTCAGACAATTCTGTCTTGAGATCATCCCGTTCCGCCTCCGCTTTATCAGCCCTGGCAGTCTCTGCGTCGATATCCCTTGCATCGTTAATCGCCAAAAGAAGCAGCATTTGCTCCGCCACGGGCTCAAGCTCGTCTGCCCACTCTTCCAGTTCTTTTATATCCCTTTCAAGCATCTCCCACCTCTCGTCACCCCGCCTTCATGTTGAGGATCGGCTTCACCCGCTCAATAATCTTCGCCGTCGGGCCAATGGCCGCCTCTATCACCTCAGAGGGCTTGTACGCTCCCGGAGATTCGTCCAGAGGAAGCACCGAGGAGTAGATGCCCTCCATCTGCTTCTTGGCGTCAGAAAGCGCCAGGGTTCGCTTAGCCTCGGACCTGGAGAACAACCGTCCGGCCCCATGGGGAGCTGATCGATTCCACTCATGGTTTCCGAGCCCCTCGCAGATCAACGTGCCGTCCCGCATATTGAAAGGCAGGATCACCTGTTCACCCTCGTGCGCGCGTATGGCCCCTTTCCGAATTACCAAATCCTTGAAGTCAATATAATTGTGGACCGTCTCGATCCGGGCCTGTCTATTGTCACTCTTAACGCCAAGAATATCGAGGCATTCGCGCATGATGCAGTCACGGTTACGCTCTGCATACGCCTGCGCGAAAACCATATCCCAAAGGTACCCGTAAAAATCATCGCCCTCTAAGAAATCAAGAGTGGATCCCTTCACATTGTGCAAGCCCAGACTCTCGCGAAGATCCTTGATCGCCTTCGGGATCGCTGACCGTGGCTTCGTCGTTTCTCGGATCTTGGCAATCTTAGCCTCGTAGTCCGGTGTCATTTTTGTCTTGCGGTTCTCGGTCGCTTTCTTTTGCCAATACCGACAGATCTTCTCGCCCAGCTGCCGCGACCCGCAGTGAACAATCAGCCAGTAATCATCCCCGCCATCGACACGTCCCAGCTCAATGAAGTGATTACCTCCGCCGAGGGTTCCCTGGCTGGCCTGCGCCCGAGTAAAATCCATCCCTACTCGCTTACACATCTGCTCGAACCAAAAAGCGTTCATCTCGGGAGGGTTCGGCACATCAACAGACTCGTCCCTCGCCACCAACCCTCGCCGAAGACTATGAACCGCCCCATCGACCAAACTCCAAAACACCTCCCGTGGCCCACGAACAAGGAAACCATGAGTCCGCGAATCCTCATGAACATTAAACCCCATCGGAACACGCTCCCGAATCTCATTGTCCAGATGCGCCATTTCAAATTGACCACTGTGGCGAAATCGTGTGCCCAACATTCCGCACCCGATATCAACGCCAACAACAGAAGCAACAACTAGGTTCTGCAATGGCATTGTAAATCCAATGACAGAACCTTTACCAGCATGGGTATCAGGCATTATTGCAATATGATCACCCGTATCACGAAGATCAAAAGCAGGATGATTTGTCATGGCAGTAATCTGCGAAACGCACCCCGGATCAACCTGATCTGCAAAAACCTTCGCAGATGAATATTTTCCATCTATCTCAAACATCATCTTCCTCTCCATCCGCCATCTTAGCGACGATCACACAAGGGACATTACCATGCTACGCAGGGTTTATCAACCTACCTGCTCAAAGTTTACGGTCACCATTTCCCCCTCCCAAACGAGACCGACACGCGATAAGTCGAGAGAGTCCTGTTCGAAGTGGAACGGTGGAATATCTCCACTGACCCACCCAGTGCTGCACGCCTCTAACCACGCATTTTGCATGATCTGTGGGAGTCTCCCGTGGAGAAAGGCCGTTGTGATTAAATCGTACCGGAAGCCAGCGTCGTTCAGCTTCTGCTCGAACAGATGGAACATCTTCCACAACTCGCCAGGATGTAAGAGCCACTGATCGAGGAGCGCCGCAGGGACCGACATGACCCCACGCACTCTCGTTTTTCCGTCCAGTATTTCATCCATCGTCGGCATCGACTACCCCTTTCCTTAAGGCCCGCATATGCGCGAGCCTCTTCGAGAATTGCATCTTTCTTTCATCCGGCCAATCCGCGCTCACAGTCCGAAGATGCTGATGCACTGAATTAAACAGAACTGCATACACATCCACGTTTGCGATCTCGGCAAACGCTACAATATTCTCAAACACATCACGCGGTATCATTAAATACGGCTGGTCATTAACATAGGCCATCCAACCTCCAGCGAACTCAAGTTCGCAGTTATTTATTGGTCAAACGCTCAAAAACCCTCAAGGGAATCGCAATCCAGTTCCGATCACACATGGGATCGTTGTACCCGCCCTGGATCTCGATCGCCAGCGCAGGCTCCTTCTGGACCGCATTCGCCTCGCGCGTAATTTTTCTCAGCCATTCCCACTTGATCGGAAGACTTGCATGGATTGTTTTCTTGCATTCGATCAGGAATCCGATCGAATCCTCCTCACAGACGGCCTCTACGCCTCTTACATCCCCCTTGGAAAAGACAGAAGATCCAGACCCGGCAACCTTCTTACCGCCCAGCCTGCGCGCTACACGAGCCTCCTGATCATCCGGAGTTCCGTCGTCCTTCGGTAGAAACCTGTTCGGTTTGTGTCTCGCCATCATTGCTCCAAACATCCGCCTCATACGGATCATCATTGTCGCCACACTTCTCAACTGCAACCAGCAGATCACTCTTGCGGATATATGTCCTGGGACCGTTGTTCTGCTGAATAATCACCCCATCCTCTGGGGCCAAAAAAGAAACAAAAGATTGCCCTTCCAGTTTCCTAACAATCGAGTCCCCCTTCTTTACACCCTTAATACATGTATTCATCATCCATCCTTTTCAATATCCACGAGCGATACCGTGACCGAAGAAGGAAATTCGCTACTGGGATTTAGCGCCTTTAAAACCACCATCCTGCGAGACGGAAATCTCTCGATTATATACTTATCTGTCGTTCCGATATTCTTCACGACAACCTTGTCATCGACCGAAAAATCACCAACACGCTTCCTTCTGCCTTTCGTCATTACTCCTCCGCGTCTATGCCCTCCAGCATATACTTCATAAGAACCTTCTTCATTTTATCGAACACCTCTGGATTCTCAATTCTCGCGAGCGCCGAACCCTTTTTCTGGAACTCCTCGTCACCTACAAACCATGTTTTTTTACTACCATCCTTCTTCTCACGAAAGAGGCCGTACTTCATGGCCTGATCAAGCACGTATTTTAATTCCTCTACCATCCCCTGTCGAGCCCCGACAACACGCATAACGTAACTACCGGTAGCCTGCGAAGCCGCAGTCTTGTTCTTGATAATCTTAAAGTTCATCTGAACTTCCTTGCCAACCTCCAGTTGAAAGTTTTTCTTAAGATCTGAGTCAAACGTCTCCTTCTCCCAATTCGACGGCCACATCGAAACGATCACTGAGGATCCAAACTTCTGCCCCATCCCAGCTGGCATGATGCTCCCTGGGCCAAACTTCGCCATCGACATACGCTCCTGGTTGATCCATATTTGTGTAACAAGCTTTCCAAAATCACGTTTCACATCAATAACTGACGCCGTAACCTTTCTCACGAATTTATTAATCAGCTTGGCCTGCGCCGCTCTCTGCTCGTCCTCCGTGCTTGCCTCCACCTCGATGCTCGGTGTCATCGCCGCTACCGAATCCAAGATAAAGAGATCAATCGCTCCAGTTCTCATCATTTCGTCGTAGAGGTCGATTCCCTCCTCTGCCGTCGAAGGGTCAACGACAAGCAGAAGCCGCGTATCCACTCCAACGCGCTTAGCCCATGCAAGATCTAGGGTACCCTCGTGATCGAAGAACGCAACTCGAAACTCCTCGTAACTGTTTTCCTCGTACCGCTTGATGCGCTCCTTGAACGCAGTGGTCTTTTTATTCTTGGTCTTTCCGGTTTTCTCGTCGGTGACCTCGACCTCGATCTGCTTATGAGTCCCTTTCTCCCGGTTGGAGAAATCCTCCGGATACGGTACCGGCTTGAAGATTCCATTTTTATAACAGTCGCATGTTCCATGCGCCTCGTATTCAATCTCTCCTGTGTCCTCGTCAAAGCCGGTCTCCACAACCGTAATGTCATCGACGAACCGAAGGCAATTCGCACACAGCTTCTGAGCTATGGCACCAACGCGAAGCGCCTGCGTAGTCTTCCCAGAATTATGAACAACCAGACCATTAGCCACGTAATTATTATAGGGATATGCACACTTGAGATCATAGGTTTCAAACTCACCCACTCTCTCGATTTTAGTAATTTCAGACTCGGCAACAACAAAACTCAAATTAGCCAGTCGATCCACTATGTGCAACGCCCCATGCTCGGACGGATCAATCAACCTAAGATTGTCAATACCATTATTATTGAAATCCTCATCCTCATGATGAACATGAATATGATCAGGAAGAACAACCAATCCATCGATCTCTGTTTTGGATTTTGTATTTAAGAAATCACGATATTTCTCAAAAGACATGCCATTCAAAAACGCCTCATATACCATCCTGGACTTCTGGATACGACGGTATGGATAATCCTTGCCCATCTTGGAACAATGAACAATCTTCACGGGAGCAATCGGGTGATACTTGACACATACACCATTCCTCGTTGTCGCTTTTTTTCTACCAACTTTTCTTGTATTATTATGCACAAAAACTTTCGAACCAACCTTTAATTCACCCAATGGACTAAACCCATCTGGCGTCATATATTTGTGATCCATTGTGCTTATCAAAAATTCCCCTGTTGACACCTCAACTCGATAGCACATTTTAACACCTGTCCTGACCACATCCAACACCTTGTTTCTCACAATACAACCATCGTGGTTCACGGACTTCACATAAAAATCAACATCCCCCCTCAGTGCAACCTTGCCGCGCATGTCCGATGCATCCACAAGTTCACCACTGAACCTCTCGTATAACCTCCGAATCGTGCCCCCTTTTTTGTTTACTACCTCCCCATCCATGGAAACAACATCATATCTCAAAAAACTATCTCCAGAGATGCACGACTCAGCACCACGAAAAATAGTCAACCTGCCAACAGGGACACCACCACCAAGAGCTACGTCAAAATTCAAGCTACCGGTCAGAAGACGATCCATGTCATGAGGCTTCATATTAGCAGCCAACCCAATGGTTCGACCGAGCTTGTTGTTGACGGATTTTTTGAACGCTTTCAGTATCTTACCACGCATTACAACTCCTCCGTTTTGGGGAAAACCATCTTACCTCCATGGGCTGTGTTTTAGCAAGAAAATGATAAATAGAATTGGTCATAAATGATTGTCAGACCTTTACACAAACCGACAAGTATGGCGCTGTCTTTGCCGCTTCGGACAAGACCATCTGGCCTGCCATAGCAGTCGAGCCTGGCGACCCGACCGTCAAAAACTTGTAGCCCTGCATCTGATCGTCGACGGTTCCGAGCAAGAACTTATCCTCGCGCAACTTTCCGACCAGCCGTTTGGTCCTGTCCTCGGCCACGCGCATCGACGCCTGCAACGCCGCACGAATACCGTCAAGGCTCTTTTCTTCGATCTCCAAAGGCCCCCTACCCGGCTGCGACTCTCCGGCGTACCGAATCGCAAACGATCCGTAGCACACTCGAACCAGCGGGTTCCACAGGGCCTTCCAGAATTCGACCGTAGGAGCCATCTCGACACCAACAAGCTTCCCGTTGACCAGAATTACCGCACCGATCTGATTAGGCACCAGTTCAAACTCAGCAACGAACTCGTCAAGCTGCTTTGAATAATTATTCAGAAACAGGACAAGGTTCGAGGATCCGTGTGAGAGACCATACCCATGGATAAACTCACCTATGGCACCCCACAGCTTGTTGTACTGCTTCTGCTTCCGCATGGCGAGAGCACTCGCACGCAACTGCGCCGGAAGAATGAGCATATCGTGATCACCGTGAGAGATCAGACCTCCCTGGCTCTGCTGGATACACATCGCTGTGTCGATTCGCTTGGACGAGTTCCCATCCACAAATCCACCACTCCCCAGCGCGTGATCCTGCGCGGCCTGCTTAACAACCCAACCAGCCCCTGTCGGGATGATCGTCGGATTCTCACCAGGATGACGCAAATCTACGGTACCATAATCGGATGTTCCGACACTTATTCCGCTGGGAGGATCGAAACTATCGTCCTGTACTCCACCCTCGTCAACCAGCGGAATCACCTCCATGTTTCCTACGCTCTGAGAACGCCCATGTCCGACTCCGAACAGGATGTCTTCCATCGATACGCTTTGACGTGTCGTCATGACTCACCTCCAATCAGGGCTAGACTCTCGATGGTCGAGCCCTTCAAAGCATTCCTGACCAGGGTGTTAATGCCTGTCTCTGGATCCGTCTCCAACAGCCCGCGCAACATAGTCGTTGCGAGCGCCGCCGGGGTCCTCACCGGCATCGTAGTTGCACCCTCGATCTTATCACATAATTGCCGCACTGCGCCTCCCTCGGCAGCGAACACCGGGTTCATATGAAACACTGGTGTCTTGATCCCGACACCACGAGCCGCCACCAGAACATCCTGGAAGCGCCCTGCAGGCGCGTTCTCGTACCCGTCCGACAGGACGTAAACCACCTCGGGCTCTCGCCCCAGAACGGCCAGGAGACCCTCAGCAAGCGAAGTGTCTCCTTGCGGCCTAACGATCCGATGATCCTCTCCAAGAACCCCTCCGCAGTACACAACCTCGCACTGAGACGCCGTCTTCTCCAGCATATCCCGCAGCGCCAGAGTGGCAGCCAACGGACGCAGATGCTGAGTCCTGTCCCCAGCCATAGATGCCGAACCGTCAACCACAATACCTACTCGATCATATTTGACCGGCAGAGCAGCCGCAGCAGCCTCCGCCTTCGTATCCAACGCATCGAACACCTTCTTGTCCGCTCCGTTTTCGAAAGCATATATGTATAAATCCACCGGATCGTACCGGGTGGGATCCATCTTAACTTCGACACCAGCAGCCTTGGCCCGCTTCTGAACCGTCCTACGCTCACCAGTTGTCATCGTGCCAGACGCAGCCTTCACCTTCAGAATATCCTCCGGCTTCACGCCCGGGTGGTACATGCTCCGAATACCCTCCAACACCTCGGTCGGCAACTTCTCACCAGCCTTTATATCTATCTTCGCGTCCACGAATGCCTGGAACAACCGGATTGAAAGATCGACCCGCTTCCCGCTCAGAAAGGCCAAACACTCAACTACATACGGTTCCTTGTTCAATCCACGAAACTTGAACACGTGATCCTTGAAAATCGCTTTTTCCTTCGCCGTCCAGCGACGCCGATCCTTCTGAGCAATCGAACCGATGATACTGAACCGACGCTGCCCCCACGCATGCGCGAGTGCCCGTGCCATTTTGCCCCGGTACTTGAGCGTCCAAAGATCGAGCCGCTTCGCACCAATCAGCGAGGACAGAATAAGCTTCCGCGTCCTGGCATTGTTCGCCTTCGTGACGCCAAATTCATCTCCCTGTCCACGAAACGCATCGAACAAACGAAACATCCTCGGTGCCGGAAGGTGATCGACCAAATGGACTAGTACTTCCCTCTCCAACTTCGGATTCAGAAAAACATCCGCATCTGGAGTACGCGGATTCGAAAGCAGCCTCCCAATTCCAATCTGACGGGCGTGGTCGGCCACCCCTGGCAGCAACAACATCGCCAAGTAAATGTCCCGGCTCATCACGAACAACTCGCCGTGGACCGCCATCTCGGCAGCCTTCTGTTCTTCTTTCGTGTTGTAATGGGTCGCCCGGCCAAACGAAGTAGTCGCCGTGTCCAGAAAATTACACACTTTCTGGCTCGCCTCGACCGGCTGAATTTCATTCCCGCTTTTCCACAATGTGACGCTATTCATAACGCACCTCCAGCTCTGAAACTGTCATCAGATGTTGTGGGGATTGATAAATCCGAGGGAGCGTGGAAGTCGATCTATGTTTTAATGTAACTGAAACGACTTCTCAGTCCTCGAACGTTTAATCAGAAAAAAAGCGCCGAGAGAGTGGGTGAGGCATTGTGGTTGACAAAACAAGATTTGAACTTGCTACTGTCGGATTTAATGTCCGATGCTCTACCAAATGAGCTATTCGCCTGAAATGTCTCTCTAGTCCTCAGCGCCTGGGGAATCTAACTCCGCCCACAGCATTTGTCAACATGTTTTTTTGTTTTTTCTCCTAATCAACTGAGCGCACGCTCTCCGCTCATCATCCAGCCTTCCAACTCTTCGACATCTTCAACAGGGCTTTAGCATCAGCCTTCCCCTCCGGGGTGAGCCTGTGCATGTGTTTGTCCAGAAAGTCTTTCAATATCGAATTCGGTTTCTTCTTTCGGACAAGGCTAAACTTCAGTTTTGCCACCCGATTCTGATTCACCGGCATCTCCATCAATTTATCAGTAACCCTCTGTGGAGCTTGGATCGCGCCAGACCGAAAAACAACCTGGCCACTAACCATCGAAGGCTTGAATTTCTTCGCGATCCGCATGGGCACTTTGTCCATGTACCCAGCGTCCTTGGCAACCACATCCTTGACCTTCAACTTATCCCAACTCTCCAAAATCTTGGACGCCGTGTACACCACATCGAAATCCCTCGGAACCTTCCGATCCCGGTCCAACTCGATAAATTCCGGCTTGAAGTTGTACGCATACTGCAGCCCATCCACCACCGACACAAAGTGGCCTCCGACGTAGACCTCACCCCTGGGTCGATCCAAAACATCTCCGTATTCGGTCGAGTGCAAAACGTCAATTTCAGGATCCAACTGCTTCTCCCTGTAGACTATGAAATCATTACGAGGAACCTGAAACTCAATCTCGAATCCATGCAAAGTATGATCCATATCATAGACCCTGTACCCGAAACACTCGCCGAGATACGGATCGTCGTAGAACATACCGGCCAGCTTTGTGGACCCGTACCGAATAATAACATTGCAATCGTTCCGCAACAGAACCATGGAGGCCATCTTGAGACCCTCACCATGCTTCCCGACGGCACTCGCATCTCCGCGCTTCCCGGATTCTCCGATCTTCATAAACCCGTGATCGTCAGGCAAATAGTCGTTTATCATCTTGACGCTGCACAGTTTTGGATCCCCATCGACATCATTAACCCTCTGATCGAACGATCCAAAGTCCATAAAGTTCTGGTTAATCTCCCGAAGTGCCTCAGAAAAACCCCAGTCGGGGAGGTAGTTCCTGCTCATCCCGTACTTTATAACGTGATCATCCAAAGTCCTACTCCTTGTCAATACTGATCTCGGTGATCCGATCCTTGGACGCCTTGATCTTGAGAAAAACCAACCCGTCCCGGATACCTGCCTTGATCGTCCGCAGGTCGAACTGCGGAGAAACCGATATCTTCTCCGTAATGGAGAGGTCAACCTTCTCCTCAAACTCCTCGGGAAGATCCGGAACACCGACCTCTAAATGGATCGTTCCACCACAAACCTCACTCGTCTTCGGACCGACATCCGTGTGAATCGTCGTGTTGTCCTTGGTCGCTCCAGGCGCGGCCACCATAATTGTCAGCTCCTTGAGAGTCTCCACCCTCACCACATTGCTGTCGCTCATCTTTTTCTCCTTTGGAAACGTTTTGTTTTCGTAGTCAATTGATTCATGATCATATCGCGGCATCTCACCGCGCCTCTTTGTATCCAGCCAGCAGTATCTCACTGCGATCTACAACGGTCATGTTACTCACATGCGGGAGTTTGTCAACCTATTTTATAACTGCCGTCAACTCAGGCGTCAACTCCTCGTATTCAATCTCACAGCAATCAAACGCTCCGCATTTCGGACACACCCTGTCCGACCAAGTATCGTCGTCAATTTCATCCGAATCCAACTCCGAATGATCAAACCGCTCGTGGCATTCTTTACACTCCACAACCGCCTGAACGTATTGAAACAGGAAATCAGGATCCGGAGTCATCGTCCGGCACATATTCACTGTCTGCTCCAGTTTAGATTCGATTGACATGTAGATCATGTGTGGATCGTTGTCGATCTCCCTCTTGATCCGATCACAGATTTCATTGGCATCGATCCAAGAGCCCAAACCCGCATCAATGTTAACAATTAAATTCTCGCACCCGTAGGATTTCATACAACACTCCTCGTATTCCATCAACTTGATAAGATGCTCAGCCTTCTCTTGCGCCTTGTCTGAACAGCATCCGAACCGAACCGAAATTGAACCATGCTGCACCCCGGGAACAAGAAATTCCGTACGCCCGGCAGTCGGGTTCTTACGAATCGAAAAACGATCGATTTTAACTAGTGTCATTGCAACCTCCTGCGCCATCATTAGCGCCATCTTTGTGCACTGAGTTGGAATTGAACCAACGACCTGTCGATTATCGATCGACTGCTCTAAACCTATCTGAGCTACCAGTGCATTCTGCCAAATCCTCTGCCAAATCACGACGCTGAAACTGCCTCCGCTTGTAGTCTGAAAACGCCTCTGACCCTTGCGCGTTTTTCCCGACACCATTGATCTTCCAAGGCTTGCACTGTTTGCATCCAGCTCGTTGATTTCTTGGCCTACGCCTCTTGTGGTGTGACATGACCTTCTCCTTTTTCTAGTCGGCCATGTGATCCTCCTTTCGCAATAGAAGCGGATGCTCCCTACACGGCAATCTTAGCGCTTTCATCTGCCCCTCTACCTCGTGGGATTCTATTCCGGGCGTGTCAGCCCGGCTCCCCCTCATCCTCGGGAGCATCCTATAGCGGGAGCCGGACTCGAACCGGCGACTCTAGGCTTATGAGACCTAACGGCTACCAACTGCCACATCCCGCTATGCCGACGGGCCTTCCACCCGCCTCGTCCGCTCAAAAACGGATCTCCCGGTCCTATTTTGGGTGACCGAGCCGAATATCCCCCATACCTCTTGTGGCTGAACCTCTCGGTCCGCCAGCCATGGGACGCGGCATGGTCACGCTACCCCAGAGCTAATCAACGCCTCCACCAGTACGAGTTTAAGGTCATCCCAGGACCATTGGAGATGCCCGGGATCGAACCGGGGTCCATTGAAGCTTCATATGCGAATCGTCACGTGCATAGTCTGCCTTCGTTCAACCGGGGACTTCCAGCAGACGAGTCATCCCAAGCTTACCCCGCTTTTGTTGTTCTCAGGAGGCCGCGAGGTGCCTCCACTGAGTTTGTCCGTGTAATTATGCCCGCCTAGCTACTCAGACTCCTCACTAGGTGGACACCCATCAAGCAGCCTTGGCGACTGGAGTCACTTTGGCCTTCGGGAAGGGAATTACATTATTGGTAATTCATTTTTGAAAATCCTTTTTAACCCGCCGAACTTCCAAGGCGGGACACGCATCACACACTCCGTTCATCAATGTCGAAACCATATCATCCCCTAAATCAAAAAAAATGCGCCGAGTGAATTTGCAAGAGACGATGCACGACGCTCTACCGTTGAGCCAATCCCCCGTAAATTGGGGGATCCAGGATTCGAACCTGGAACCTTCGGATTATCATTCCAAAATGCTGAAGTCTCTCTCTAGTTCTCAGCGCCAAGAGTTATACTGCCATTCTCACCTCGCGTTTGTCAACATCTTTTGTTCTTTTATCCTTCATATAGGCACTGGCCTCATTAATCCAGGCCGACACCTCGTCGTCTGTCGCTCCGAACCTACGGGCATGAGCCTCGACCTTGGAAAGCCTCGGAGGGTTCGCCGTGTGCGGCTCCATGGCCGCGTAAGACACTCCACGCAGGAGTCCATAGGCCAGCAAGTTCTCACGGGCAGCTTGCCGCACCACCGTCTTCCGATGATGGTTGAGATTCCACTTCGCCTTGCCGCTGACCTTCGCGGCCTCTTCTCGGATTGTTCTCGCCTCGTCAGCGAGGTTTTTGATCTTTATTTTTAGATGAATCAGTCGTTCGTTCATTGTCTTCCTCCTTAGATTGTTAATAGACAGCACAAAGGAAGACTGTGGGGTGGGGCTCTAGCTCCGGCGCATTCAGGTAAAACGTGTCATGCCAACCAACGTAATCATGCAAATCTGGGGTGTCAACCGCCTACTTGTTTTTTTTGAATGCATTTGTGATGGCTTTCTTTAGAGTCTCGGCATCGTCGTGCAATTCTTCTTTCAATTGACTATATTGCCATTCCGGCATTCTAAAAACACAGTTCAACCCGGCGATCTCCACACTCACAGCAAGGTACGTCTCTTGGGTTATAGTTCCTTGTTGTTCAATAATTTCCATGGATCCTTCTTTGCTGTTTTTTCTTTACCATCTGCGCCACTCCGGGAGTCGAACCCAGGATTGGCGAGAGCGGCGAGAGTCGAACTCGCAACTTCGGGATTGAAAGCCCTAGCCTGCCCGCGCAGAACGCTCTCTTTTTCTCAGTTTTTCCCATTATTCTCCATCTTGAGCTTTATGCTCTTGAGAGTATTTCCAATATCAAAACACTGCGCTAAAATTCCGACCAAGAATCCGATCACAGCATGCTCAAAGCCGCCCTCGTCAACAAAAACCGAGGCGACAAGAAGTACACTCCCACATAAGAGCAGCAGGATTTGCGATAACCTCCAAAGAATGTCTCGAACCATCCTGTTTATTATCTTTCTGTTTATTATCTTTCTGTTTTTCATATCCAACCTCCTACTCAACCCTGATACTGAACTTCCCAAGAACCTCGTACTCGACATTGAACACAATCTCCCCTTTGTCACTATTTGACGATTCCTCATCACAATCTACAGACATGGGCCGGACCATCCATATCTCATCGTCTGGAACTTGCTCGTTAACTATCACAGGAATGTCCAGCGCATCGCACACAGATTTAGAAGCCGCAAAGACACCCTTCTTGGATTCAATAAACCCAGACTCCTCCGCTGCATGAAGATGCTTCTCAATGACATTCTTAATACGCATCTTTATTTCGTCATCGTATTCCATCTCTCCAACTCGACATTCATCCAGTGACTTCTTCAGACTCTTGGACAAATATGAAAACAATCTGCTAACGTTCAGTTCATATGACGAAGATTCAAGCGTGCGCTGCCCCCACAATTTTTGAGATTCGTCAACCATCATAGGGAATCTCTGCGTCAAAGACTTGATCTCCGCAAACTTTACGCATTATCAAATAGATCGCACGCCGCATCCTCTTCTCGTTGCCACCCTTAACAGCCACCCCAAAAACAACCGGATCTTTCATCGTCTGCTCGACAATCTGATCCATCGAGTGTTCAAGGATCGGCCTGAGATACTTTTCCAAATCCATCAACACCCCTCCTTCTCTCTTGTTTTTTCCAGCAGCGAACAGATCACATCCGCGTGCGTCACGTTGCTACGTTCCAACTTGTCTACTCGATCAGACGCAGCAGCGAATATATTGTCTAGCTGCGCTTCCAACTTCTTAACCTCACGCCCCCTGGCGAGCCAACCGAACACAAACCCGATAACCAGCTCAATAACGACCCAGAGCACTGCAAGCAAAAACAAATTCATAACTTTACTGCCTCCCTAGCCTTGACGAACTCGACTGGAGTCCACATCCCACGTTGCGCACCGTCATACAGTACGAGACACGTTCCCTCGCTCACAAAGCACTTTCTGATTACTTCTCCATCAACCTTAAGACCCATGAAACCATCGACGTGGACACGATCACCTTCGCTGAATCTAACTTCAATACTTTTCATAATCACTCCCAGATTAACCAATGAACAAGGCAGGACTCGAACCTGCAATACAGCCTTTCACGTCAACGATATAACCGGCATGATGACGCTCCACGAAACGCAAACTAAAATAGAGTATCGCTGTAGCCTTATTCAGCACTCTATGACGACGGCCTTTATACGTTTTCATCCGTCCACGTTATCGCTGTCCCTCGTAGTTGGGGCGTTTACCTGCTTCGCCACTTGTTCCAATACCACCGTCGTACAACAACGCCGGGCAACCCCGGTGGCCCTCCTCATCCCGTCCAGTCGAGCGTCCCCGACCATGCTCTCCACGACCTCAGCCGTCGCCAAACCCGCGATACCCGAAGGCTTTCCTTGATCGCCACGCATATCACATAACCGAGAATCGCCCGGATTGCGAACTCAAGTTCGTTTCTCGGACTATCGTATTCCACATCTTAAAACCCCACATCTCCATCGGTGCCGAGGATCATCGATTTGTACTCTCCGAACCTCTTGCCAACCTCATCGACCAACGTCTCCAGCTGCTCCTCAAAGTCAGATCCGTCGGAAAGCCTCCTGGACGCAGAAACGTCCACTTTATTAGAATCCTTCCCCTTCTTTTTGAATGTTCCACCGTAGTCAAGCCAAATAGCCATCTTAACGCCTAGACCATTTAGGTTGATCGGACTGAACTCGCGGTCCTCTCCTCTTATGAAAGCTTCCTCCCGATCGAGCACTTCCTCTATGGCAGCCCGCATCCGAGAATAGGCTGCGTCGCGCTCCTCTTGAGATGGTTCACCCTCGATCCCCACTTTGATCCCAATTGCAAACCGAGCAAATTCGAAATTCTTCAATGAAATAGTCCGTCCAGCATGAACCATCAAATTCTCTGTATCCTCGTCTGTCTGGATCGCAGGCTTCCCATCACTCGTCACATCCTCTTTTACAAGTCTTGCCGGGTTTTTCCCAACAGTGTGAACAAGACCATCTTTACCCTCAACGATTTGTTTTCCCATCTCAGCCCCCCGCGACATCTTGCCGCGTTTCATTTAGACACATTACGCACTAAAGCGCGTTTAGTCAACAAGAATAAACGCCTACTTCCATCCAACCATCCTCTATTTCTTTTCTGAAGGACTCGTCCCGCAGTGCAACCTTGCCGCGTCGAGAAATGGCCATTTGCATGATCAATATCATTGAATCCGTAAAAAGCCGATCTCCGCGTTTCGATCTGATCGGCGTCATAGGAAGCAACCCAACCTTCGTCCAGTAGTTGATAGTGTCCACAGACCTGTTCAACCGCTGAGCCGTCACCGTCACAGTGTACGCCTGGCACATCTCCCCGTTGACCATCACATCCACGGGCTTACGAGGCCCTGTGGGGCGCGCTGGAGGCAACTTGCCTGCCGCACGCAGCTTCTCCCGCTCTTCCTTCTTCCTCCGCCTGTAATCCCGAGCCGCCGCCTTGGCTTTTTCTCGGTAACTCGGGTCAGTGTGGTATTTGTCGTGCCGCTTCTTAGAAAGCTCCGCCTTGTGATCCAGGTAATAGTCCTGAAAATACGCTTTTCGGCCATCTTTTGTATTATCGTCAGATCCCAGCATGAATTCCCTCTCGCAGAAGAATCACTTTAAACCCTACTCTGCATTTTCACAACATTATTCAAAGCGTCCCCAGTTTCTTATAAAAACGCATCCTCCTCCGGTACTTTGGATTCAATTGAACAATCATTTCGTCAACTACATCAACCACAATCGGCTGTGGTTTCTGCTTGCATTTCCCAGCACGCCAGGGACATGCCACCTCGCACTTTCCATCCTGCGGAAAGCACCACCTCTGAATACGACCCACTATTTGCTCAACATCGCTAATCGGAGTCGCCATCACCAGAACATCGATCGACGGAATGTCGAGGCCCTCCTCACAATTATGCACAACAAAACCATCGCATAAAAAGTTAGACTCGCCCTCCATGGTAAAATCATAAACGTCCCTAGATCTAACACTTTCTACAGACACAACACGAACCCATAAAGCATCAGAATTAGACCACTCAAGCAACATTTCGTTATTGGTTGCATCTGCTACGGATTTCAACAGACTGCGATGGACACCGTTGCGATGAATACTTCCACCCACCGGAACAGCCACGCTTCCTATGATATCTTTCTTTCGAAGACCCTGAGAACGCAAAACCCTCATCGCATGAATCCACTGCTCCTCTGGAATACGCAACCCAACTCCGTCTTCTGCTCTGTCAAGTTTGCACAGATCTGAAAGCATCTTCCTCTTTCGAGGCATCAAATAAGGACCAACAAAATCCATCATTTTTTTAATCCAAAACATGCCAGCAACCTTAACAGTCCAATATCTCCTCCTTCTGACAGAATTAGAACGCTTCGCAGATCTAACAAAAGAAATAATCCCGTGCCCAAGTAACATATGTTGAACCTGATACGCCAATTTCCTACTTGAACTACAGTGAGAAATCTCAAGTTTTTTACGACCAACATTTCCATCGGTATCTATAAGGGCCGCAATTAATGCACCGGCACTTTCTCGGTCACAAAACAGCAATCTATCCGACAACTTCTTCTCCCACGCCCGACATCCGTCCAAGCCATGACTTTCGGCCAATTTGCGAAACTTAGACTTAACCCCACCACCATTCTTGCCACCCAAAACTACACGATATTTCCCAGGCTCCTTGTCCTTTTCGCATAACGCTGCATTATATTCAGAAAGCAAAAACGACACATTATCCACAATATCTTTATCTATATTAAAAAAAGCAGCCTGACCACTAGCCAACTGAGAAGTGTTCCCATCGCCTATAAAATAACCCATCAATGCAGCCTCATTCACCTCCACATCACTTTTTCCGTCCAGTTGAGCATTGCCCGGAATCATAAGCCAATCCCCAACCACAATCTCATCAGATCTCACCCACCCTCGCTGCGACATAACACGATGATCTCCGCTCACAGATAAAGACATCACAGATCTATTATCACCACCTCTCCCGCATGATATTTTAAGAACATCTTTCACCCCCGTTTTCCATGCCTTAACAATCTTATTCGGAACAAAATCTCCAACACCCTCCCTGTAAGATAACAGCCTAACACCCTCCTCCCCGCACAAATCCCTTACGAAGAGAGGTTCGCCAGTATCGGCATCGACAACAATACTATCGCCATCAACACACATCTGTTTTGTAGCAAAAATAACATTCGCAGATTCGGCATGCGCCAACTCTTCGGACGTCCTGTTTTTGAGCTTCATCTCTCCTTTACGATGCAGAATATTCCCACGCTTCCCACGCTTCGTTTCCTTCCACACCTCGCCACTGAACCACTGCCCGGTGTAGAAATCGATCCTCGGAACGAAGTCCAAATCGAGCCCGAACAGAATGCCGCCAAGCTGCTCGGCCATCTCCTTGAGGTGTTCCAGCCGCTCACTGACGACCATGAGCTTCCGACCGGCCTGGACCGCCTTCACCATGTCGTCCACGATGTGCCGCGTCCTGAATTTGTCGGCAGCGAGCTGGTTAACGATCTGGCCACTGTTTAAATTGTCGATCGATACTTGGTACTTGCCACGGGAGATCCTCTTAAGAGTTGAATCCGTGATAACCCTCCGCAGCTTCGGACGCATCATCTTCGTATGTACCGAGTATGTGATCGGAGATATGTGCTTAAAGAAAACGTCCTGCGAGCCGTCCTTGCGACGTGGAGTCGCCGTAACACCCAATCTCCATGCTGCCTTGAACCGAGGAATGATACCAGCCCACGATCCAGCCCCGACGCGGTGGCAATTATGAACGACCGCCCCTGTTTCAAGGATGTAAGAAGGATGCCCAGAAACATTCAGGTTGTAAACACGGACTCGATCTCCCTCAGTACAGATGGCAAATCGCTCAAGATCCTCTCGTTTGAGAACCTCAACACTTTCCACCCTAATCCCATTAAGCATCGACCTTTTTTTGCATCCTGCTCCCGACGACTGAGAAGTTTGTGTGACCGACCGTCCACCTCCACAGCCACCATCCTCTTCCTGTTCGCCAAGTCCACTTTGTAGGACGCGGGATATCTGTCTGGATTCACGCGCTTGACCATCGTTCTGATCGCCACCTCTGGCTTCCACCCTTTCCCGAGAGCATCCAAGAGCATCAATTGAGGAACGGTCATTCCGGTCCCGTTTCCACCCCTCACCGGAGGACGATGCCCCATGCTCCTCAAAGAACGAGACACCTTCCTTCTCACCTTTTCTAATGACATCGGATTCGACACTTTCATCCGACGCGAAGCTTCCTCTCGCACCTGCGGATTCTTCTTGTGCCATTTTAATACAGCGTCGGAAAGCTTCTTCGTAAAAAGGCTGGAATTCTCCGACATCCATTTCCGCTGACAGGATGTCGAACAAAATCTTGTCCTCTTCTGCTTCGTCTCCACCACCCCGCAGTACTCGCACATCGCCTGCCGCTTGCGCCTCGCCGCTCCAGAACACTTCCTCGAACAATACTTCCGACCGGCCCTCACAGAATTCGGCTTCCTGCACATCTGACACGACTGAGTTTTTGCACGTCCCATATCTCCGCATCATACCAATGCACTCTGAGTGCGTCAATACAGAACACCCAGCAAGATCCTTGGCATGGACCCACCCATTGTTCGTCAAAAATGGATGTTCTGCTGTGCAAATTACCTCTGTACTATCAGCAAACGAAACCACCCGTAAATCTGACACATCGATAAGCCTGCTCCCGACGCTTTTAACACGCCCGTGACCAACAGCATTCAGCACCACATCGCCATCACGAATTTCCTCGATGGGAACTTCTTCATCTGGCGTAAGAACATGAGTCCCCTTCACAAAACATTCGTCCGAGACTATTGTACCAAAGTGAGAGTACATCGATTCTGGATACTTGAACCCATCATCACGAGATAGAGACTGTAACAACGCGATAACGAAGTCCGGCGGATCCCCATTGCTCTCCAGCTCATCGAACTCGCAGCGCGACTGCTTGATGATCCCCACACGCGCGTCCGGCATCATCCCGAGAATTCGATTCTTCCACTGCTGAACCAAGAAGTCTTTATGAACAAGGATCAGCGTTCTCCGCCCCATTCTCCGAGCAAACTCTAAAGCCATTATTGTCTTACCCGCACCAGGAGGAGCCTGAAGAAGAGCGCCGCCCCACTTCCTGTTCTCCAGGGCAAGTGCTAGTTCATCTAGAGCATCCGCCTGCTCAGCAAACGGACCCTCGGCTTTGAAATTCGTCTGAAGATCTTGCATGGGCTTGCCGTATGAGACGTCCAGAACCTCCTCATGATCCCCAGAACGTCGCTCCAGATAGTAGTATCTCGGAACACCGATGAGACCCCTTTCGTCGTCCTCCTCGAACAAAAAAATGGGTTTCGGATCCTCCTTGGTCTGGATGTCCGTCGTCTTCCGTGGCTGAATCGTCAGTTCCTGCTTGATATTGTCAACCTGATACTTGTTCAACTCATCAAGCTGGAGCCAAGCCATACCAGAAATAATAACCTTCAACCTTCAACCTCCAACAAACCGGACCGCGCAGTGACCAAAAGGCCACTGTCGATCCTTCATTTTCTAAAATGGAAGATCTCCGTCATCCTGATTGTTTCCAGGACTGAATCTTCCACTACTATCCTGACCACCACCGTAACCGGCCCCCTCGGACCGAGCACCACCACCTTTTTGACCACTACCGCCACCCATTCCGACGATCTTTGCCATCGTCTCGTAGGAAAGCGGTCTACAAATGTCGTGCCAGTTGCTAATGGGTTCCACATTCAAGGCATCCGGATCCGCGCCGTGCTGCTGCAGGAATTTAACATAATCCTCTGGAGCAACCCGATCAATGTACTCCCAGGTCTCACCGATACCGGCCTCTTTATCGCCGCTTCGGCTCGTATCCCAAACCGTACCCTCCAGACTCTTGCCACGTCGCTCTGCCTGCCACAACAGTTTCTTAAGGACGCCAGGACTCTTCTTGCTACCCTTCTTCGCGCCAAGAACAACCCGAGGGAAAGCGTCCTCGTGGATCGTGCCTTCCTTGTCCTCCCAAGTTCGATGATGGAGCTTGATACTTCCATCATCCAGATACTCAACCTGACCCATGTCAATACCACTGAACATTCCAATGAACGAAGGCCAGTCGTCTCCACCCTCTTTCATGCAAAGCGGGCATCCTCGATCATCAATGTTGTTCTTTGCCAAGCATAACGCGTTCCAGTACCCACAACCACGCCACTTGTATAGCCCGTGCTCGTAGTAAGAGAATGGAGATCCATCCAAAAACAAAAACCGATGTGTAACCGGCTTGCCAGGGAATAGTGGATTTTCCGAAGCGTCCTGCATCCTGAAGCGAAAACGGTAAAGTCGTTCCTCTTCCGAGAACTTGCCTCCGCCTTCTCCATCTCCGGTGTCTTCGTCGGGAGGAAGATCCCAACCTCTCTGTCCATAATTGCCAATCATGTCTCTCTCCTTCTGTGCTCTTAGCACTAATTAAAGTCTTACAGATCTCTCTGAGATCAGGCGACTAACCTCCTGCGACTCGCGATAATGCACCATCCGTTGCCGTTTGTCAACAGGATCAGAACGGCACTTCCTCACTATCCTCGTACTCATCCGTGTCGTCAGGGATCTCGTCATATTTCATCGAGTCGAAATCCCAGTCAGACAAAACCACATCTTTCGAAATCTGTCCTCGTCGGAGCTTGAGAGCTTTGAATTTCAAAACCTTGTCATCCCTGTCATCCTTCGACTGCTCCAACGCAAAGACAGCATGAGCATCCTGGCCAATCTCGTCAGCAAGCGCAATCGTTCCCAGACGAGCACCTCCCCCTTTTTTCTCGCTCAACTCCGCTGTTCTGTTCTGTTGGGCAAATCCACAACAAGCAAATCCAAGCCGTTTAGCAGCACTCTTCATCCACTCCAGAGCACCAATTGCTCTCTCTCGCCTGTCGCCACTGATTTTCAGATCATAGATAGAGTCTACGGCGACCATATCTGGCTGACACGCACGGATAGCTGCTTCGATGCCTTTTGGTGAAAGATCATCATCAGAATCCATGATCCACAGGTTCTTCAACGAGCGACTTTTTACAATAGTATTCTCAAGACTTGGAATAGCGAAATCCGATAACTGCCCATGAATAAGATCCTTGTAACTGACGTTCGCTTCGACCACGAAGAACCTCTCAGCAATCTCCTCTTTGCTCATCTCCGGAGACACGATGAGCGTACGATAACCTTCGGACCATGCGTGCCGGGCGGCAATAACCGCCACGAATGTGTTGTGAACAACCATATCATTTGCCACGAACGCATGCCCATCCATAACCGTTAAATCGAACACCCTTTGGACACCGTCATATTTTATCGATTCAACTCTATCCCAATGATTAACTGTCAAATGTCTCAAGTGTTCTGCGTCAAACGCATCCAGGAAAGCTTCAAATATTCTTCTACTTACAGTTTTTCGTCTATACAACTTATTAACGCTGATTCGAGTTGTCATACCTAAGACTGACGACATCGAATCATACCTAGCAACTCTTGGAGCATCAGGAAAACTATTCACTATTCTAAGCAACTCTTCCTTCAATACAGGTGTCACCGGTATATTGTCAATATTGGGATTAGTAGCATTCTCAAGCAACCCAACCTTGCTGCTTTTACCACCGACTATCGGGATATTGTTTTTGAACGCATCGTGGGATGTCGAGTAGATCCTGTACACCCAAGAATCAAACATCTCCCCGTTTAGCCTGACTGCTTTATACCGCACTCTCCCCTGTATCCCGAAGCGCAAGAACAATCGCTGCAACTGATCAATAAGCGTTTTAGATGCCAATCCCACTTCAGCAGTACAATGATCACGTCTGCCATTCTTGCCCTTGACAAGTGGAAATGACCCATCACAACTCCAAAATGCCCCGAGAAATTTCGCCAATGACTCATTATCATACTGAAATACTCTGTCTGGAATAGTCTTATTTTTAGACAATGATCTATCACACCCCCAACTATCCCACTTTTCCCAAAAGCTACGACCATTAATCCTGTAACGACCATCATCCTTTCCACGCGTCATCGGAACAAGTTCACTACCATATATTCGACAAAACCTTTGCACATGACCTATAATTACATTGTCAGCTTTTGTGAAGGTTGGTAGATCTTGCGTCACCCCACCATCTGCCAACATCATACCTATCAGCATGGATTCTTCATCTCTTACACTAATAGATTCAGTTGGCTCTGGAATCAATCCAGCAGACTCAACATAATCTCCAACAACAAGTTCATCGGTTCTTTTCCATCCGTCAACAGTCATCATCGGATGCTCTGGCGTTTGAGACATCTCACGCCCACTATACAATCCAACCCTTAAACATTCCTTTGTTCCCATATCCAACCACGCATCTGGCGTAACAGGAACAATAGAGCCATCTGATTTTCTGGTAAGCACACAATCTTTGTCCTTTACAATCTGTCCAATCGTCTTATACTTCCCCGTAGTTGAAATGTAGGATAATGTATCCATGTGTAGGCATTTGCCAACTCCGGGGCGGGCCACAAACATGGTCAGTGTCTTTGGCCACATCCCAGCTGTCATATGATCCAGTGTCGGCCATGGAAGCGGCACCCCACGATACCCTCCGGCAACCTTCTTGTACATATCCATTACGCCGTCACCAAGAGCGGACATGGATTTTGGCATGCGCGTGCGCGCTAAATATTGGGAAGCCTCCACAATGGCCGTGACACCATTGGAAATCTCTTCCGGATTCTCCTTTGTAAACGCGCTGGAAACCACATCCTGAGACACGTAGATGACATGACGAATCGCAGCAGCCTCACGAACAATTCCAGCGTAATGATCAACATTAGCCACCGTGGCAACTGCATCAGTAAGATTCGCCAGAGCTATCCCCCCCCCGATCTTCTCTAGGTCGCCATTCTTTTTCAGGCGCTCCCCGAGAGTAACGTGATCGACAGGCATGCCATCTGCATCCAAGGATGTCATCGCCTTGAAGATTCTGCGATGTGCTTCTACATAAAAATCCGCCTGCGTAATAACACCCTCGATAACCCGAAGTGAATTATTATCCAGCAATATGGACCCCAGAACAGACACCTCGGCTTCATAATTGTAAGGCGGCACTCTCCCTCCAACATCAACCTCTTTCAATATTCTACCTCCACTAATTTTGGAATTTCATATGTTACGAATTGCCTGCCGAGCTATCTCTTCGCGCTTATCCTCCCCGTACACATGGATAGCCATAACATGCTCCTTGAGAGAATGTAGTGTGGACGGCTTGAGAATATCCGACATGGCTTCGCCCTTACCCTTGAGAACCGCATTGGTCGTGATGATCGTCACCAACTGATTCGCATTTCTCGTACGAATAAGTTCATCAAACAGACGCTCCCCGAAACCAGTTCGGTCCAGTGTGCCCTTGCCAAGATCGTCCAGCACAAGAACATCAACCTTCATCGCACGATCCCAGTACGTATCATCTTCGTCAAAGTGATCCTTGCTAATTACAAGACTTTTCAGTGAAGCCGCCTCAATAAACATTACCGTGCTGAATCTCCGACGGAACTCCTTGGCGATTATCGCCGCCATCGAAGTCTTACCAGTACCATTCGCTCCCCACAGAAGCATGCCGAGTCCCTGCTCGCGCATATCCTCCATTTTACGAATGTAACTCTTTAAGATATCGCGCGGGCTCTTCGACTCGCGCTCATCGGCAATATCCGAAACGCCATCACAGTCGACGTTCCAGTACCGCTTCGGAAGCCGCATCCGAACAAGATCATCCTTCGTTAATTTTCTACGTCTCAGTGTCACAACCTGACCCATAATAATCACCAGCCATGCCCAAACGCTTCGTCCTCCGGCTCCTTGTACTCGTCCGAATCGCTCCGCACCTGGGACACGCTCCTTGATGCTACAAACGGCAACCCGCGCTCCGCCATGGGGAAGATTCGGTCTCGACCACCCCAGAGAAGCTCGACTGTTGGAATCCCAGTCAAGCCACCCTGCCTGCTCTTGACCATCTCTTCCCAATTATCACAGAGGTAAAAGATCGCCTTCTTTACAAGTTCGCCTCCATACGCCTCTAACAACTTCTTCGCCAACACTCTCTGCTTCACACCCCACCATACTTGGCTTGATGGCAGTGTCACACTCCAACTGATGCGCTTCGTGATTGCCTCACGAAACCATCCCTGAACATGCTTAGATGTTAACACCTTCCCGAAGGTTTGTCCACATTCAGTGTTTTCTAGCTCTAACTCTGGCAGTCTGACCTTCGCCGATTTTGCATCCCTCTCGGCCTTTCGGGACCGCTTGGCAATCCTCGACTTCTCGGTCTCTGCCTTCACCTGTGGAATACGTTTTTTCAACGCACCAAGGCTAAACCTTTTTGTCATCACGACCCTCCATGACTGTAACCATATGACCCAACACTCGCCGCTTCATCCCCTTCACAAGAACGAGCAGTTCGACCCATGTCTCCTGGTAATCTCTACCAACCTCAACCTGACAACGATCCGAAAATTCCCGCGCCTCGTAGTCATTCATGTCAGTAATTGTCTCACGCCAAGATCGCGCATCATGAACAATGCCGACCCCCCAAACAGTCCTTACTTTATCTCCGATGAAGATCGTGCGAGCCAACCTAATACCTCAAACTTCCTAGCCACTACAGGCCGAAGTATTTCATCATGATCCAACATCCACATAGGCGTCCGAAATGTCACCCGCGTCCAGGACCACCCGTCAGCCCGCAGGATCGCCTTGCAAACCTCGTCGGCATCCAAACCCGGATGATTACTCACAACGGCACACACGGCCTCCTGTAGCCTGCAGATCCGATCCTGCCAGGGCTGTCCTGCATCCTGATCCTCAATCGTTATCGTAACGCCATCTCCGAGTTCAACGAAGGGCCTGTCTGTCCCTGTCAAAAATCTCAGTTTCTGAACGGTCTGCCCCATTTCATAAAGAATCAACCCGCCCAGATCCAGATCAGAATCCTGGGACATAACGATAGAAACACCTTCGTTTGTCACTTCCACCTCTGCTTCGCTTGCTGAAAGACATCCGCTGCATGCCGTGAAGAAATATCGTCATCGTACAGCGCCCAGTTCAATAGGGCTGTCACATACATTGTTCCCTCTTCACCGAGATCCTCCCCCCATTTCTCCGCCACAAAACTATGATGATACAACCCGGTCAGATTCCCTGGGTACATCGTGTAGCAACGACCATCGCGTCTCATGATCGACAACGTTACACCACCACCAATGACTTTTTTTATCTCATCGGAAACCGGTGTCGCGAGCAACTGGTAAACCAACCCGTTTCCCGGTGCCCAGCGGATCATTGACGTAGGACCAGTGACCTGCGCCTCTACTTTTCCCTCCGGTGGAACATTTAATTTGATCAAATTATTGCTTTCCATTCAACCTCCTCCCGGATCCCCCGGGTGATCTTGGTTTAACAATGGAGATGATCGCTCAATCTGCGATCAGAGTCAACTTCCGGATGCCCTATTCTTGGGAGAACCTCTAGCATTGTCCTCCTCCGTCACGTAATCCAAGTCTATCTTGATTCTATACTTGCCAGCTATAGCAGCCAGAAACGCTCGCAACGATGAAGCCACGTATCCATTCCTTCCTACAACCTGACCGACATCTTTTGGATTAGTGTACAACTCCGCCGTAATCCTGTACGGACCAGGGCGAATATTCACTTCTACATCGTCCGGATGATCCACGAAGTGGCGAACAATCCCGACAACTTCTTGAACCGCTAATATAATTTCTGGCCCAACCCGTGTGCTACCCATGACAACCTCTCAAAAACCGACGTCTCTTTTCATCTCCGCCTCATGCTCACGTCTTGCCTCAACAAGTCTAGATGCTTCTTCCATAGAGATGCCACGAGATCTTAGACCGTTAGTTCTGCGCGCCCGAGCCCGCGCCGCATGCAACTCTTTAACCTGCTGGCTGTATCTCTTAAAAATCCGACGCAGTTTCATTTTGACATCAGCAGGAATATTACCCTCGGACTCAAAATACATGCGTGTCCTATCGATAAAATCCCGCGTTTTAGGTGTAACCTTGATACTTCGAAGATCTCTGAGAATCTCCCCAACAGTCATCGTCTCAAACATGTCAACCTTTCAGCATTCTGATCAGACCCTCCCTTTATAAACCATAACGATGACCGTTGTCAAACGCGAGCTGGTCGGAGTCTTGCGAACTCAAGTTCGCGGGAATATTCGACTCAATTGTTAGGGTAAGTATTGGGAGGGGCTAGAGGACTGTCTCGACCTGGATCGCGTTATCAACCAAGAATCCGTTCAAAATCCCGGCGGCCTCAGTGATCATCTTGGCACTCTGCCCAAAGAGAGTGCTCCTGAATCGGTTGCCCTGCTTCGTCAGTTCGTCCTTGCCTCGGCTGCTGCGCTTGAAATTCGTGTATTCGGTGACCGCGTTAAATGCCGCGTAGCCAGTTCCTGCGACACCAGGAATGTCCTGCCCCCTGCCGGTAACAGCGAGGCTCAGCAGCTCGTTCCTGGCCTTTTCTGCGCGAGTATTACGTTTACCATCTGGCGGGTCCGGGATCAGTTGTTTTCCGAAATCTTCCCACATCGTCGAAGTCATGTTCATCCGGGAGAGGGCCTTCATGAAATTGTCGGTCCGCTTGCTGCGCTCGTGAGCCTGGCTAATCGCCTGCTGCGCGGCCTCGATCTTCTCCTTCATCGTCTGGGTATGCCGGATCCGGATTTCCTTCATAACGTTCTCCTCGCGCGCCGCATCAATAAGAGCCATCCTGATTGTGTTGTAGCAAGCAATCCGAATGTCCGTCTCGCCGATCCGAACTGAGAAGGTCCCGTCAAATGCGCTGACCAACATCAGGTACTTCTTATGGACGTCTCCGGGCACAATCTCGCTCTCGTCGAACTCGGCCTGGATCCAGATCACCTTGCCGTCCTTAAAGGAACCCGCGCTGTGGTACTTGAGTGCGCCCGCTTCGATCAGTTTGTCCACAAAATCGAAGGCTTCATAGTTCTGCAAAGGGGTCCAGCCAATTCCTACAACCCCGAGCGGAGCCTCGTCGGTCTCGCGCATGATCATCTTGTGAGTACCAACCAAGACCTCGCGCATCGGGGTGGCCGGATCGGGTGTGAAGCTCAGTGGACGCTCAACGACCTTCCAATCCAGATCCGCCTCACGCATGAGGTCCTGTGCAGTCTTTACCTCCTCTTCACTAACGTCCACACCGGTCCCTTGCCATGGCATCTCGATCACGATGTCGTCGGTCTTTTGTGTTAATTTTTTTTCGATTTCTTTTGTCATGATTGGCTCCTTTTTTCTCCGGCATCTTACCGGGATCGTTTACGGCCTAAAAACAGCTTAAATCCGAAGCACTGCATAGTCAACCATAATTAGGGCGTTTTTAAAACTAATCAAAAATAACTGCGTATTTAAAAAATCACACAGGAGTTGTGGATATCATAAACGACGTGAATATCTCAGGATCATTGAGATCGAATTCGAATTCGGCCCCACGGACAGCGACAATCCCGGACAGTTCACCGACCTCAGATCGGTCGACGCGCACGCGAAAACCTTTCATCTCTCGGAATTCCCCATGCTCTCCAGTTATCAAGTATTCGTCCTCTACCACGAACTTGCGTTCACCGAATTTATCGAACCACCCGATCACATCCTCTGGGGAATCTCCGTACCCGCAGGTCAGCAAGCAAACCGCGTGGCGCATCAGGGCGTTCACAAAATCATCAAAGTGCTGGAGGCAAGACATAACTACCATTTCATCGACCATCTTAATCGACCCTGCGAGACGCCACTCCTCTCCCCAGTCTATAATCGATCCATGGACCTTCTCCTGGATTTCTCCGTTGAAGTCGAAGATGATCACATTCGTATTATCGTACTCAAACCGAGGCTTCCAATAGATATCAATGGCCTCGTCAGTCCGAACCCCCTTGATCCACAGACCTCTTCGACTTCGAGCCAAATACTCCGATGGCCCGAGTCCGTTCGCTATTTCTGACTTTTTCATATTCCTCCTCCGTCAGAACATCAGTGCGCCACACGTATCGAAAGATCCCCATTAAATATACACAGACAGCTTTTACATCCGGACCCGGACGTCTGTTGCTCTTCTCCTCCATCCGGTCCAGATGAGATCTGATCTTCTTTGTATAAGCTGGCTTTTTACAAGGCGTAAATCTAGGAATCTTCCTGATCCCCTTCTCTCGATTGATCACGAAGTTCATATCTTTGGCCGTCCATAAATCTATTTTCATCTTATCAATATTGGACAGCACCCCACCACTATTTCTTTTGGGATTCACGATCTTTCCGCATTTTCTCGCGCATTTCATCCAGATCGTTCTTGGCCTCCTCCTCGGACTTGGCCTCCTTCTCAGCATCCTTTTCTACTTCCTCGTCACTCTTTTGCTGATCGATCATGCGCTGCTCAAGGGTATCGACTGCAGACGAAACCGAGGCGATACGCTTACGCTTCATCTCTTCGACGCCCATTGCCATAAACTCTGGCATCATAACGTTCTCCTCGTCGCCATTCGGAGACTCGTCGACAACACCCATTTCATTTTCCAACTCATCCTGGTCGTTCTCCGGTCCGTTCGTGTTGATTCGATTCTCACTTGGATCTTCATCCGGAATCCCGCCAAGAAGTCGTTCTAACATCGAAGCCTTCTCCAGGATGTTACCGATCTTGACTTTCGCCATGTTCGACCACACAGCACCTTCCTCCTCCGTCGGGACCGATCCGATGCGACCAACATCTCCATCCGGCATCGCGTTCCCGGCCTCCTCGTAGGAACTCGCTGCCTCAGCCAACGATCCGAATACCTGTGTAACATCCCCATCTTTAATCACGAACACATCCAATTCTTCTGCACTAACAGTGAATTTCTCTAATGCGTCCTCGCGCTGCAATTCCTGCATCGCCTTCGGGATCATGCCGATTGGAAATGTCGCCCCCGGAGGAAGCACCCAAAGGTGCGCCTGATGATCGGCGATCTGACCCATGCGGCGCATCTCGGACGGAAACAGTTCGACACCCTCCGCCATTCCGCTGAGCAACTCACTCTTGATAGCCTGCTTTTCGGCCCACGGAATCTCAATTTTTTTCCTGTCATGACGAGCAATGATGAGGTGGATAACTTCCATCGGCTGCGGACGACCATCAGGCCCTGGAACAGAGAACGCATCCGACATTGTCTTCTTCAGAAAAACGCCGTATTTATTGTTCTCGAACGTGGCGATGACTCCCATCTCCTCAGCCCCCTCCGGATTCTTGATCCGAAAGAACTCCGTCATTGGACCACTCATCTTGTTGCGATCGATCCTGTGAACTTTTCTTGTTTTTTTGCCAGCCATTATTCTTCTCCTTCAATATCCATGCGCTCACATTCGAGCGTTGTGATTCTCTTCGTCATCAGAAAGTTTCCGTTCTTCTCATTCTCCCAAAGGATCTGAAACATCCGAACTTTCTTCCTCATGGACAGCCATGAGATCAGGGTACCAACAAGCATTCCCCCAGCGAACAATCCCACATTTAAAACCCAGTACATCACTTGTCTTTCATCTCCTCGGACCACCGTACAAGATTACGACGTAGAATCATCGCAGAAGCGTGCAATGGACCCCTCTGAAAAGTCGGCCCCGATTCACCTGTTTCCGGGTTTACACCGCATATCTGAGGACAATACCCCGACGGATACCCTTCCACCATAATCCACTCATCTATAATTGTGCCAATACCAGCCTTCCCTGTCTGAAGCAGGTTTGATGCCATCCGGCACTCGTTCTCTACCCAAGACCGCGCCAAATCAAATCTGGTTGTTTCCAAATTGACCATATGCTCGGACTTGGGGAGATCTTCAACTATCCCGCGACCATGCGATAGAGTTATGTCTATCCGAACAATACGCCCCTTGAACCACGCAGTTTTCAGATAAAGATCATGCTGTCCGATTTCGATCTTTGCACTAATACCAGAGAGTCCGACCCCGCGCATCGCAGCATCGATCTCCCGCCATTCCTTGTTTTCCGAAAGGGACGGTCCATCTGCAAGCAATTCCTGTAACTTGTTTTCTTGGTTCATATCTGTGGAACCTCTCTTATATCCTCTGGGACATTTTTCATAGCCTCAAGAAACATCCGTGTGGCCTCACACTCCCCTACAACTCCAACCAGCGCGTTCATCGCACCCATATAGCGTCTCATAAACTGAAGGCAGTTCTGTTCCAGCATCCCGTGCCTGAGACGAATATACTCTACCGATAACATGTGGGATATTTGTCCATGATTCGCTGGATCATCGAGGCCAAGGATTTTCTTGGCAGTGTCCGGAATTTGTTCAATCCGGGCCTCTATATAATCCTGCGGCTCCATCGTCGCAATATTCGGTTTTCCATCAGTCATCAAATATCAGCCTTCAACAACAAAAAAACTGCCGACTGCCCGGGTTCGGATGTGGGGGGGGACATCCGGGAGACCCGGGTCAGCCGGGCAGCAAGACTAAATCTCGTTAGACTGCGCTCCTAGCTGCCGAGCCCACCGAGTTATTTTAGCATCATACCATTCACAACGGTAACCACGCCAGTATAACCATGGCCTTTTCGACTTAAAAATGCGCCCTCTCTTCCTCATTGCATAAGCCGCCTCCGTAGCGCTCCCACGAACAGACAGCATATTCGCAAAATCCCGTGGGTTCGAATAAAACCTCGACAGCAATTGCGCCGTCCCGAGATCGAACCCCGATTTATTGTAATACGTGTTCATGTCTTCATTCTGAACCACGGCAAGAATCTCATCCTCTGTGTGCGATATGCATCGCTTCTTCTTCTTAAGGATCCCTAGCCGATATGCCGTCTTCCTCGGATGCGTGCCGAGAGCACATCTGTCGAACTGAGACTCGTTTCGGATCGTCCCGGCCAACCCCCAAGGATTAAGAGTGAACCCTGCATCATCGGATTCATCGGAGACCTCGTCAGCGGCTCTCACAATTTCATATGCATAGAACAGCGCCCTATCCTCGATCTCCTTTTCTCCATCCATCAACTCTCCGCACTCCCACCATCCATCCTTTTTATAATTGGCAATACCATCTGCCAAACGACCAATGATCTGCAATTGATGCTTGCTCAGTGGATCAATGGTTACCTTCTCTTGTCCTGTATCTTTCTTCACATTCGCCAATGTTACAGGAAGCTCATCTGGTTCAAAAATATCGCTCCCACAAAACGGCACATAATCTCCCCCTCGATCCTGCGCCTCCAAAACAATATCAGAACTCGGCCACGCCACGGCAGCCAATGCTCCGATGGCCAATATAGAGGCCATTACAATCAATCTAATAATCTTTTTCATCTCTTCCTCCTCGCCAGACACTGCACAATCCAATAAATGTTCCGGCTTTAGAACAAGACATTATACCCTTTATCTCTATTAATCGTCAAAAGTCCCCTCGCAGAGAATCCACAGTATGGCTCCCGCATCTCGGACAGACATGATTTTCTTTCTGATCCAACGTCTGAGGCTCTGGGGAATCCAGACCGTTCCACCCGCATTCTTCTACCTCCAAGCGGAGATGTTTGCACGTCTCCCGGAACTTAAACCCAGGGCATGTGCATCCTATTTCTCCCTGAACAAAAGACCCGCTAACCTCGTACATAGTTTCTGGATCCGACGAAGACGGAATAGAAATCACAAACGTCTTTCGATCAGCTTGGCACGCCTGGAACGTCCTTATCTTACGTTGATGATCCTCTTCTTTTTTTACAGTATCAAACACCTGGTCCTCCCTGCCGCAATCCTCGCAGCCATCGATCAACATACTGCCGTCTTTACACCGATTTGTCAACAGCATCCTCCGGATCAATCCCATAGATCTTACACGATCCTTTTGCAAAAATAATAGCCCGTTCACATTGCTTCTTTGTGAATCGCCCGATGTGACAATCGCTCTCCGTCATCCGCATATGAGATTGCAACTTACGATACGCTCCCCCGCGCGAGAGGTTCCCTGTCTTCCATAAAGCATCGAACCAACGATGCAATTCCCTCCTGGCATCGCGAGTTTCCTTATTAGCCGGAATCCCCAGCGGAGATCCGTCAGGATGACACCCGTGGAAACACTTGCATTTAGGAAAGTTGTCACAGCTATAAAAACGTCCACTCCTCATGTCAACAAGATGCATCTGCCCACCGCACTGTGGACACTCCAATACCGTCTCGCCATCATTCGACTCACCAGTAAACGCATTAACTATCCTCATTAATTTCTCATCGACAGCTTGAATAACTGACTACCGCGTGCAAACAAGACCTCATTTCCACGTTTAAACAGACGCATATCGCCTCCTATCATCGGATCCGAGATGCGCTTCACACCGTCTACTGTCGGCGTCGCCCCGAAGAGTACCAGATCCTCCACCTCGTCGATATGAGCACAGACCCCCTTGTCCAGGGTCACGAAGTTGATCCCGGAGTAGGCGACGTCCTCGTCCTTCCAAAACAGGATCGCATTCACGTAATCGCGCTCGAAACGATAGACAAACTTGTCGTACTGGCCGTTCTTCGTACCGATCACAATCATCACCCGGTGATCATGTTTGGCATCAACAATCCGGTACCCGTCCAACTCTTTTAGCCGAACCTGATTACACATCTGCGATCCAGGAAACACCGAGGCATACCAGGATCCCAGCATGTTTTGGATCGCCACTCCATCAAACAGTTGTGTTGCCATCGGCATCACATTCGCCACAGGATGTGGGAAGACCTGCGTGTTATTCCCGACCTTCCTGATCATCAACTCGATCACGTTCTCGTCGTAATGAATGTAAAAACGGCCATCGTAGGCCATCATTGATTGACAGGGCGCACGTTGCCCCACAGGGAGCAGCGTCTTTGCATTGACCAAGTATGCCTCCCCACCTTCACGTCGCCCGTACAAGGGATCCTGATCGCTCGTGTGGCCGAAACATCCGTCCCCCTGGATGGAGAACGGTGTCCCTCGATCCTTCGTGAGGCACACGACAGACCCGTCCATCGCAATAAGGTCGAACCCATCAATCCTATCGTATCGAAAGATATTCCGTTCGAGGCCGAACACCTCGGATATCTTGAGTCGGTCCGTACTCGAAATATTTCGAGGAGCTACAAAGACCACCCCCAATCCTAAACCCTTCGGCGGAGGCACCCGACGACCATCCTCGAACACTGCCTTATACCAGCGCCTGTACGCCTCCGGGATCGTCTCGAAGCTCGGGACCATCTTCGGGACCTTCACGTCGTCGTTGAACACCGAGAGGTTCTGCAGCATCCGATCTGCCATCTTCTTCACCGACGGGTGCTTGCCCTTAAACGGATGAATCCCGGTGAACAACTGAAATGTCACAATGCCCCAGGAAAACCAGTCGGTCTCCCGCGTCCAACTCTTGGCCTGCCAGTCCCGGATGCTGTCCATGATCGCCGTCGCCGGATAACTCTTAGTCTGATAACTATCGACATCGATCCAGAAAACATCGCTCCCTTTCAGAAGCAGATTCATCTCGTTCAAATCGACCACTAGAACATCGGCGGAGTGGATCCCCTCTAATCCGTCCTGCATATCGCGGACGATACCGAACACATCGTCGGGGCCGATTCCATTCCTCTTCTTGTACGCCTTCGTGAATAACTGACAAATGGGGGACGCATCCTTCACAAATCTCATCGAATATCCAACCGGTTTGTTGCGTGAATCCAATAGCACATTGAGAGGCTTTATGACGTTCTTGTTTCTGATCTTCGACAACTCCTCGATTTTTTGCTCTGGGATCATTTTTTTTGGGTTTGCATAGATCTTGTATGCCGTGCTGCCACGGACATACACACTACCTTCGCCACCCGAACCCACAAAATCACGCTTCGACAGACTAACCTGACCGCCCCCCAGGATCTTGATTTTCATCTCAACCCCTTGTCAGGATGTTCGATCAGGACAAACTTTGAAATATCATCTTGAAAATGATTCCCGTATTCTGGGCTGTCGTCGATCATCAGATCAATCTCGTATTCCTTGCAAATCTTCGCCTTCCCCATGAATTAAGATTTCACCAGGATCCGGACGATAACTCTCCAGCCACTCCAGGTAATACCGATAAAAATAAGGACACTTGCTCCGAAGGAAGTCTATCTCGTCCTTGGTGAACTTGAGTTCGCAATATGCCTGAATCTGTTCCTTGAGCCGATCCACGAAGGATGACCCCCAAGGCGTCTCGCCCCTGTCGATGAAACGGTATTCGACAACCGCGTCCGGGAAGAGCCGGAACACGGCGTTCTGCATGCTAAATTTATAGAGATCATCGTCTAAAAGGCTACTAATAATACAACTATCAATATTGCTCATTTTGTTAACACTCCACGCCAAACTCGCGCTCGGCCATCCTCTGGTTGTCGATCGGAATCAGAGCACCAAGATTCGATTCGTAAAGCGCCACGTAGACATCCCCTGCCCACTCCCCCAGTGCATTGTACGGCATATTGGCGATATAGAATAGCTGGCTCATCGAGTGCTGCCCGGTCGGACCTGAGTGGCAAAGAACACCCTCCACGAATTCCGTCGCGTTCCCGAAGTCCACCTCCTTATGCATCTCATCCTTCGAGTACGACGGGAGCGGCTTGACTATGTGCATCTGCTCCCTGAACCGGTTACCACCCTCGTCGTAGTCGGCGTCGTCCCCGACGTAAATGTACGGCCCATTGGCTTCGAACTGCCATCTGGTTGGATCGAAGATCGTCCCGTCCGGCATCAGCACCCAGCCATGAACAACAAGGGTCTTGTTACCACACCGCTCGTCCCACGGAGATCCATCCTCGATGTACCCGAGAAAGTGCCCGTAGACCGGATGCCCATCGACAACCCCGGCCTTTACGCACTCGCACGCAATCCCGTAACACTGAGCCACCCAGTCCTCGACCGGAATACCAATTTCCTCCGCCACTTTGTTAATATCCATTTGTATCCTCCCGCCGTCATCTCGACGGCTATCTTACAGACACCTTAGTCCGTCCAGTAGCGTTTGTCAACCTACATGAACCGCTCCCATAGACAGATCGTCGTCGTGGCTCCACCCGCGCTTCTCACATTCGCGCAGGAAGCCCTGCATTCGCCGCTTAACGAACTCTCCCTTGTACCCTTTGAACTCCATCATCTCGCGGACCACGTCCAGCCAGGGAACGCTCTGGCGATCCTGATCGACGAAGCTTTTCACTCCGTCCGAAAATACAGCCACTGTCTCGATGAAATCATCATCGTCCACGCAACCCGGATCTTCGCCATCGGTCGTCAGATCCCTCACCCCATCCGGATATCCCCGGAAATAATCCTGGCGGAACAAGTCCAGATCGTTGCTCCAGAAACATCTCTCGTCTTGCTCAATCGTGTCTCCGTTCTCGTGAACGTAGTCCACCCTCCACCCCTTCTCGGGATCCTCTCGCATCCTCTGCTGGACCGCCATCAAACGGGACCGGCTCAAAAAATAGGACGGGTAGAGAGGAAATCCCGACGGTGAAACGATGTCAAAAATCGCGATCCCTCCTAAATGCATCCGGAACGCAATCGTCCCGTCGCCCATCCCGAAAACGTTAATCCTGTGATCGACAAACACCCCGAGCAACGTCGCATCAAGCATCTCCTCCGGCATCCCCATTAGACGCTGGATCGCAGCTGCCGAAGCGACGATATGACGCATGTCATGTGCGTCCTCGATTCCGAGCCGCCGCAGAAGAAACTGCTCCGCCGAAGACACAATCACCCGGGCTCCCACATCCGAGTCCTGGCTACCGGAACACCCGTCCGACACGAAGGCATACCCGAGCCCCTTTGCGCGCCCGGCAACCTCCCCAGATCTCGCGTAGTCCTCGCAGACCTTGTGCGAGTGCCCTATCGTAAATGCGTGATCAGCTTGCATCAACCACCTCCGTTGGCGGCCAGGACCTTCAGGTACTCGACCACCTTCTCGTCGGTCCAGGCATGAATACCAGTTTCCAACTTGGTAACGTTCTCATCCGGAAACAGTTCTCTACCGCTCTTCTCGATCAGCGTGTCCTTCCAATCGATACTCGTCACCCTCTTGCGGTCGCCGATCTCTATGTGACCGAGGCGTGTCATCACCTTGAACCATGGTCTGTGGAGGCAGCACGAATTGGGGCAGTAGCCGTTCGGTAGTTCCTCCATAAAAATTGGACCAAGCCCAGCATCGAGAAACATCCCCATGAACCGATCTCGCATCGCCTTCTTCTTGACCTCCGTCTCCGGGTCCAACATCACCGTCGTAGCTTCCAAACCTTCTAAGAGAGCACTCCTGGCTTCACGGAGAGTATTCCAGTCAGCGTCATTATCCAATGAACGCTGTGACATCTTCACGTAGATCATCACGCCTATCATGTCAGATCCTAAGCGCTCCTCGTAGGTGGCCAATTCGTACCCATCGTCCAGTGGCCTCGCAGGGTCAAGTCCAGCACGCATCAGATACTCAGCGACGTTGGCTGCGACGCTCCTCCTGTGCCCAACGCCTGACTTTGAGCACTAATGCTCTTGCTTACAAACTCGGCCAACTTAGCGAGCGTCTTTGCATTGGCATCTTTGGTCTCGACATACTGAGTAATGCCAGCCGCATCTTTGAAATCATTCAAGTACTTGTCAATGTCTGGGTAACTGCCCACGCCCACGCCGACAAGGATCGACACCATGCTCTCTGTCGCCTCGGATCTGGTCGCATCAATCAACGCTTTTTTGACCGCGCTTGCGCTCACCGCCGAACTGTTGTCGTCTCCGTCCGTGAGGATGAAGACGATGCTGTTCACCGCGAAATCGCTGTCGGTGAGACTCTTGGCGTAGTCGACCGCCGAGAGGACCGCGTTCTCCGACGCATCGAACAGGGCTGTCCCGCCTCCGCAATTCAGGATCCCGTCGTAGTCTCCGATATTGCAGTTTTCCAACAGCTTGTATCCGTGAATCTCATCCATCCGCTGGTTAAATGTCACCAGTCGGATCATCAGGTTGTCAGCCCTTGGCGAGAGTTTACAAGCATTGACGATCTCCTGAATCGCCTTCTCCAGATCGACACTGAACCGATCAACACTCCCGCTCACATCCACGATTAGATCGACGGTAGTGTACTCGGTCGCACCCAACTCATCGATCCTGGTCGCGCTGTATCCGAAGGAAGTGTTCGGGAGCGACTTCTCCTCCATCATGGATTCATCATTTAGTTTCGGCATATTCTTATCCTTTCCACAGGCTCATCTGGAACCATTTTAAAATTTTCAGACCTAAATTTTAATCCGCCACCGACGTTTTAAAATTTACCTCAAAACCTCTGCCGCCGTTGTCGTCCGCATCCCTCTCCCTGTCATCTCCGTGATGAAATCATCCTGAAGGCTCTCGAACCCTGGGACCGGGCTCGTGCCATCAGTCAAGAGCACGAACTTGGCAATGTAACTGTCATCCGAGAATCCGTTGGCGATGTCGAGAACAGTATTGGCCAGGCAATGTGAGCCAGCCTCTCCGGCGATCAACACCTCATCTGCATCCTCCAGAGTCTGGATCAGTCGAGTGTTCAACTGCGTGCTCGGGTCGCCTGGATCGGGCACCTCGGCCTTCACACCCGAGTAGTGCTCGGTCCAGATATTTGATCCCTTGGACACGAAATCAATAATCGCCGGACTATCCTTAACCCAAAGATCCAGAGCTTCCCGGATCGGCTCGACGATGCAGGCCCCCGGAGTCCCGATCATGCAGTGTGGCGGCCAGATACAGAGAGGGTATCGCCCACTGAACTCCAACCCCTTCGCGTACTCGATCATCTTGCGAGTAAAGGATGGCCGCACCGGCGTCCAATTGCCCTCCTCGATGTCCTTTGCTGTGATGATCGTAAAAGGATCCGGAGGGTTGCCGTCCTTGTCGCGCCACATCAATGGATGGGCAACGTCGAGGAGGTGATGCTGGTCCAGTGTGACGTGGATATCCTCCAGCTTGCTCCCGAGCCGAACAATCATATCAGCCACTCGCTGCATGTCCGCGTCCGCGCCAGGCACGGACAAAGCCCCCGCCGGGTCTGCGAAGTCAAATTGAGGGTCTATCAATAATAAATGCACCTTCTTCATTTCATCACTCCTTTGCCGGACTGTCATCGTCCGGATCGTTATCGTTATCCGCCGTTTTCCCTACTGGTTCTTCTGGTCTGCCCATCTTGTCCTCCTTCTCGCCATCTCGGCAAGTATCATGCAGCCACTGCTGTATTACCTACTAATCCGCGTTAGTCAACTTCTTTCTGGCAACAAAAACGAGCGTCTTCCCGTTGTTGAACTTGTCATACTGCACCTCTTCAAAATGCTCATGAAGCGTCAACATAAAACTCTGCGGAGGTATCCATTGGAATGTCGACTTGTGAGTATCAGCACCACACTTCTGCAGATGGACTATCTTGTCGCCAACCATCCACACTTCCTCAGAGTACCTGCGCCCATCTATCTGATACTCGTACCGGCTCGGAGCATCCCCTGGCCTCTGAATGAAGGTGTTAAAAACGAACGATCCAGTGTCTTTCAGCCCCTTAGATATCCTCTCAACAGCATCCTCATTCCACCAGTAGTTCACCGCCTGCTGACAAATCGCCAAATCAAACTCGCCGGTCCCTAGAAAAAAATTGGTCTTACTGCAGCGCGTGAGATCGGAAACAACACACCGGTCAGGAGCGTTCTCCATTTTCTTGGCCCGGCTCATCATTTTTCTTGAGATATCAACAGCAAGGACAAACTTTGCCCCTAGCTCTTTCGCTCGCACGCTCGCACGCAACCCTCCAGCACACAAATCCACCATTATCTTCCCACTTATTGGACCTGCAGCTAAAAGTAAATCGTCTACCGGCCTCTTGAGGAACCGAGCATACATTCGATCATACTCATCCCCACACATTTTAGAAAAATCGTGTACTCCCATGATTACCTCACCACCAGAAATTCACCGTGCCCAGCAATCGTGAATCGAATTTGGCCATTTTCATTCCACTCGACCGGGAAATCCCTGTCAGTATCTCGCACCGTCCCAGGTTGAGCATATGGAAGAGTATGCATCGGCGTCATCCTCCTCTTGTCATGCTCATGCCAGTGTATCACGGCATTAGCTTCCGGGACCTTTTTAAAGATCCTGTCAATCAGCGGCGCATTGAGAGATGCCTTGTTGATTTTAATTCTTTTGCTCGTGTATTTGTTCTCAGGGACCACCAGCGTCCTATCTTTGTGATCAACTCGACAAACCACCGTCCAGTCTAGCAGTTGAGTCTTTCCCCTCGCTGAGATCACGAATCGCCCAGTATTATCAGCCACCCGTACCGCAACACATCCAAAGAATATACCACTCTCCTGCTTGCCGAGTTCCAAATCACATCGGTAACGCGCGACCTCCTCAATGAGCCGCTTGGCCGCATCCCGCACCGGCTCCTCTTTCGGGAGTCCGGGATGGTCTTCATAACAGAACTCTCTCCTATCCGAAATTGACTTATAGTGCTCGTCCGTTGCCATGTCGAAAATAATCTGGGCAAGGTCCTCGACGAAGAACTCGCCTCCTTCCGGCGTAACTCCAAACCTCTTATGAAGGTCCGTCGCGTCGTTGGCAAAAACGAGATTCGCCTTGGACTCGCGCTGTGTCAGTTGCGCGGCCCGGATAAGAGAATCATGATCGACCCCGCTGAGCAGCTTGAACCCGATCAGTTTCGTCTTTGGAGCGTGCTTCCGAACCGTATTGATAACCCTCGGAGCGATCCGCATAAGGACCGGCACCGGATCTCCCTCCTCGTAATTGTGAGAAGGAAACTTGCCATCCTGTAGCGTCAGCTCCTGCCACCTTTTGTCCAGTATCAGATTCGCTACCGCCGCCCCCAAGACAACCGCATCGCACGATTTCGACAATAACTGGACTTTCTCCATGTAGTCGTCGAACCCGGAATGCTTCACCCATTCCACACCCTCTAATTGAGCATCATACCTTGGAAGATCGCTGGCGAGGTAATTAACCCGAGCACCCAGTTTGCTCAGAGAATGAGCAAGACTCAACATCCAACCGCCTTTGAATTTGTTTGTGATAAGCTTGACCGCGTCCAGTTTGGCCGCTACAGCTCCGCCTGTGACCAAAATACGTGGCCTACTCATCGGATGCATCCTCATCATCGCTCAAAGCAGCATCCGGGTTCACATAGCCGTTCTCGTCGCGCTCAGCGACTCCTTCGCCGGGATCTCCACCACCGGACTGCGGAACATCGATCCAATACTTGATTTTTCGACCGACATGCTCCTTGTCCACGATTAAACGATTCCCAGGGCGATCCACATAAAGATCCCGTAAACCGCTGGAAATAACCCTATGAACCTGCCAGTCGTGATACCCCTCGGTCTCGCTCGGAAACACCGACCGAAACCTCTCCACCATATCCTCCGTCAGGGATCGGTTCGAATACCCAACATTCTCCATCTGCATGAACCGCAGAAGAGCATACCGACGGTCGGCCCTATCAAACATTTTCTTCGAACGCCTCACGTCGTTCCGTGGAGGAGAATGCTCCGTGGTATCTGGCACACCGTCAATACCAACCTCTGCCTCCATCTCCTCGATGTCCTTGATCCGACGATCTATATCCTCGATCGCCACCACATGTTCGGATCTCTCCCGAAGAAGATCCTTCTTCTTTTTCTGAAAATACTCGCTCGCAATCATGGTCGCCTCCCCTCGTCGCATCCTGCGACGTATCTGGGAAGAAACTAGCTTATCAGTCCAGCAGCCCTCATTACTGCCTCGCTGTCGTCGAATTCTAATTCCGACTTCTGCGCCAGTTCTTCATCTGTTTTAATCTCAATCTCTGTTTTGAGAACATTGTCCCACACCATCTTAGAAATATCCGCCTCCACTTTCTTGTGACAAGCGGGACAAAATCGCAATTGAATCCTCTTCTCTTCGTTGTCCGCGCTGTACACACTCACATTAATAGAAAGCATTTCATCACGCGGAACCCACTTTCTACATTCCCCTCGACAAAATCCGTACTTGGTATTTGTGCTCACTTTTGTTTCCTCTCCAGTGTCCGAGAAATATTTGCCAACTCCCTGGCGATCTTCTCCAATGCCTTAACCTCACGCCGCCGCAACGCGCTCTGCCGCGCATCTTTATCCCTCTGGCAAATCATAGCCTCCGGAGCACCAAGTCTGTCACAAGCCTGCGCTTGCACATCTGGAACTGAGCACTGATTCATTAATATTCCAACAATCATCGCCACGCCCAGAATAGTCCACACCACCTTGAGAGGAAATGGAAATCCCCGAGGCTCATCCTCCCATGGTCTTACAAGCTTTTTAATCCGAGTTGATCGCATCCTCACCTCCTGGCATCTCGCCTGGCATCTACTAGAACATTACGCCACGACGCTGCATTTGTCAACAAGATGCAAACTACTTATAGAGCCCCAAAACGTCCTCAAACTTGATAACCACAAATTCATCATCATCAACAATAACGTTTGTTCCAGTAAACGTCCCCACAACAACTGTGTCTTTGGCCTTGATTCCATCAACATCAGGTCCGACAGCTATAACCTTGGCCGTGTTCGGGGGCTTCTTGGCCGATCCAGGGATATACAGTCCGCCCGCCGTCTTCGTCTCCTCGGTGTCCACCTCATCCTTCAGAATCAGAACGTTGTCATGCAACGGCTGAAACGATGGCCCCTTGTTTTTGGAAACTTTCTTCTTCTTGTCAGTCATCTGTTCTGCTCCTTCCATTCTTTGCACTTCATACCCAATTTCATAACGCGCCTACGGTCGTCAGGCGTCAACATCGACCTCACCGTCTGGCAACCTTTCTTCTTTCTAGCATCAGCCATAAACAACAAATCATCCACTGTCAGAGCCTTGTCTCCAAATTGCTCGGCCAAATCAAACGCTTCGAGCATTCCTATTCCACCCATTATTTCCCCCGGATAATCAACATCTGACCGGTCATCAAACGCTGATCCGTAATCACGGAGATGTTATTTTCATCATCCCAATCGTACGCAAACACAGCATCAGAAATGCCTTCGATAATAGGCGCTCCAGCCTTGATAGCTGTCCCGATTGCAATACTGATTTGCTTCTCACAATCCTCTCGCGACAACCCCTGAAACGGTTTAGCTGCATGCTCCGCCCACATTCGAACCATCTCTTCTGTTTCATTGCTCATTGGCAAAAGAAACCTCCCTTCTTAAGAAGTTCCTCCTCGTCCGGATTGATCTCCACGACACATCTCGGAAACTCCCAAAACATCATCCCGGCAACAATCGGACCAAACAGATCCCCATCTTCCATCCGCAACATAGGGAATGGTTCGACATCCAAAACTTCAAGCTCGACAATATGACCACAAAAATGCATCAATTTCATCACTGCTCCCGCCATCTTCGGCGATATCTAGAGTGAGAGTCTTACCACGTAGAATTGAATTTATCAACCATTTTCGATGTAGCCCGGATTAATCCAACGCTCCACCGTTTCAAGTTCCTCTTTGTCCGCAACAAATTCAGTCACACCGGCATCATGCTTATCGGCAATCAGATCAGCTCGATCCCGCGTCGTAAAGATACCAAACACCGTCATCTCCGCAACTTCAATCTCACCAGTGCGAGTCTCCTCCTGCGAAGCCTTGCTAACTAGAAAAAGTTCCATCAATATCCTCCGTCTAAATCCTACAGCAGCCAAGCCGCGAAAGCAATATCCTACATTGACCTGACACATCGAACCTTCTTAGTAACCAAAAGATTATAGTTTAGACTAGTCAAACCAGTCTCGAAATCCATCATATTACTCGTGCCCCCATCCATCCAGTATGTCCCTGTATCCATGCCAAACAACTCTCCGCAATCACTCCCAGTACATGATCCACACTCATACTGACCACCAACCGGAATATGTGTGCATTGTAATACACCCCACAAACGATGAAACAAGTGATACATCTCATTAGATTTAGGAACTCTCCACCCGGTAACACCACCCATATTCAAACCGGCACAATATGATTCTACCGCATTCCTATTCATCTCAATCGGAGAAGGAGGATCCTGCCAACACAAATCCGGCCAACTTTCTGGGTAGTCTTGATGATACCCGTCTATCCTATCCATGAACCGTCCCCCCGCACAGTCTAGGTCGTCTCCCGTGCCGCCATCACTATCCGTGTCCGTGTCCGTATCGGCATCAGAGTCTGCGTCACCACCTCCAGAGATGTCGCAACAAAAGTCAGTACCAGGACAAATCTGCTCAGGATGTTCAATGCCTTGCGATACGCACCAAGCTTGACTCGGTCCACAAAAGTACTCACAAGGAACGTCGGTGTCACTATCGGAATCGGAATCGGTATCCGCATCTGAATCAGAGTCGCTGTCGGAGTCACTATCGGTATCAACATCTAGATCCATCCCTCCGTCTTCTTCACCCCCTGCGTCCTCACAACCCGCTTCCACGTCCGTCTCCCACTCCGTAGAAGTGTCCCCACCATCGGTATACCCTGTCTCAGTGTCTTCCTCCGTGTCGCTATCCGTGTCCGTGTCGGTATCGGTGTCTGCATCCAGATCACCATCCGAATCACTATCACTATCAGTATCGCCGTCAATATCAGTGTCGCCATCTCCATCTCCATCTCCATCAGAGTCCGTGTCACTATCCGTGTCGGAATCGGTATCCGCGTCGGTGTCTAGATCAACACCGGCATCCTCCATGCCGCTCTCGTTAGACTGCCAGACGCCTCCATCTCCAACGTCAAAACTGCCACCATCTCTGCCGCATGCCGAAATCAAAATCGCAATTAAAAACAACCGCCTCATCGTCACCTCCTTGGACATGTTTGGAAAAATGTCCATCCTGTAACAATGATTAAGCTATTAAGTTAGTTTGTCAACTATCTTTAGAGAATTAGCGAGCGGCTGCTGGCTTCTTACCACTGGAACGCCGTCGCTTCTTGCTTGCTGTCCGATTTTCATTCCTGGCCGGATTCATGGCATTTGGTCGGTTCTTTTTCTTAGGAGGAGCCATCCGCCACCCCTTCCTTCCGATCATCGTGTATCTGTATCTATTCCGCAGACGCTCCCACACGAATTTACCCTTGCTCTTCGCGTAATAGAGCTGCATATAAATGCGCTTTTCAACGTTGAAATATTTGTAAACCGGACCTGGAACCTGGGATCGTTTGCTCTTGCTCTCCTGCCAAAAACGGACAAAGAGCGTCATTGTCGGCTCATCGTACCCAATAGAATGAACATTCGAACTACTAAAATCCGAGTCCATCACTGGAAGGGTTTTCATTATAGCCTGCTTCTGTTCAATTAACTCACGCATTGCTCCGAAAATGATCCTATCAAAAGCAACCAATAATCACAAGAAAAAGAACCATTCAATACGTCTGCTTATACTGGCCGAGGAGGGTCGGCCTAACCATACCCTCCTGGATGGGTGGGAATGTTGGGATTGCTATGCTGTCTCGATCTCTGGCTCCTCGTCCGCTACGACACCGATCTCGATGTCCGCCGGTGTGGCCGCCTCGATCTCCGAGACGTTGCCCTTCCAGGTAACCTTGCCCTTGCTCGGGATACGTGGGAGGCTGTTTTTAAACTCCGAAAAAATGGCTTTGATCTTGCCGTCGGGGTCGATCTCCTCGACCTTGGCCTTGCGAGCAGCCTTGGCCTCCTCTTTATCCTCGTCGCTCCCCGTCCAGTCGACGAGGTAGTCGCTGGCAACCTTCTCGATCAGCTTGGTAGCCGCGTCTCGCGTGATACCAGCGTGGTGGAGGACCATCGTCAGGAAGTCTGCATTGAGGATCGAAGCAGTCGGCGCGATTTCATGGGCCTCGCCGATCTTCATCGTCCCTGTTATATGGACCGTGGTGTCGATCTCATACTCGCCCGGGTTCAAAGCCTCGCGTGCTTCTTTGGCGACCTTGCTTCTCCCGCTGACGAGCTTCGTGATTGCGATTGTTGTTGCGTTTTTCATCTTGTAACCTCCCGCCAGGATCTTCCTGGCCATCTTGGTTTCCCCTGCTAACATCTACATCATGCTCACTGCCGAGGCGTTTGTCAACCTAATAACCCGACAATTCGTCGACTCATTCCAGGTCTGAATAGACTTGAGTTTTCGGGTGTTTACAGGCGAATCATGGACACCATGCGGAATGATTTAGATTTCTTTCTCCTCTTCCACCATTTGATCGCAACCTTAGACGTGCCAGTGATGACACCACCACGCTTCACGACCTTCCCAGCGATGATCAAATGCTTCTCGGCAATACGCCGATCAGCCTTTCCTATTGAGTAGCTCTTGAGAATGTTAGCGAGGCTCTTCGGAGGCAGAAGCTTGCCGGTGAAAAAGAAGAACATCTCCATTGTCGCCCGGTACGCATCAGCCTCGTAGTAAGCCCGGCTCGCATCGCTCGTGAGATACTTCATCGGCTGACTCGGATCGCGGTCGGCCTGGACAACATGCTGACACTCGTGAACACACGTTGCGATCTGATTAATCAGCTGCGCCTGGGATCCATCCCCGATCTCGAACGGAACGTATACGCATCTCCACCCGCCGACAATGACCGTCGTCGTGTAGCTTCTCAGAAAGTCATCCTTGGTCTGAACACCCATCAGGTCGAGCGCCCACCCAATGGCCCTCATCTCCTGAGCATCGCCCTTCTGCACGATCTTAAAATCGTATTTCTTGGCCATATACTTCCAAAAAGACTCGACATCTTTTCCTGTCACTTTCATCAGTTACCTCCATCCCCGGCATCCGGATCGCCAGCACACTCATCCGCCGGGAGGCACGAGTGAAGTCCGTCATCTGGATCGACGCAACACGTCCATTCTATCCCAATACCAAAATCCTCGATCTCTCCGCAGTCTGCTTCTATTTCCCAGTCTGTTTCCGTGTTGCAAATCTCGACACTATCACCATTGCATCTGGTTGCATCTGATTCACATCCATCATGACACCCTGAGATCGTCACAACCAACACGAAAATGAGACCAACCAAAACAAACACTTCTCTCATCACATTTTTCATTGCACAACCCATTTCTACGAACTCAAGTTCGCTTCTTTAATACCGACAAACCGCTCCTAGCCGGTGCAGCCTCTTCAATATAATCCCGAATGTCTTTTTCGTCCAGTTCGAGACCTGTCTGATCCCAGCCTGGACATTTATCTCTGGCAAATATCTCCACCCTCGGAATATCTCCAAACAGATCCACAATCCGATTCCGAACTTCTGGAGGTTTAGCCGAGTGCCGAATCATCGGAGACATGACAACCGAATGCACACTGGCCGACTTACGCTCCAGCTTACCCTTCAGTCCAAGCAAAACAAATTCACAATTACTACGCGAATAATGCCCCATCCCAGTAAACAAACCACCCGACTTGCTATTAGTCTTCACCCAAACAAAAACAACCCCCTTGTAGTCAAACCCCCAGTTCTGCAGCAGACGAATACCGTTCAGCATAAACGGGCCTGTTACCCACAAAAAATGAGCGCAATTTTCAGCGGCCAGATCCCCCACGCGCAACAACATCAAATCTCTCATGCTCAATGTTGCATAGTGATGATCGGCTCCCCTCTTGCCACCTTTGTCCGAGTAAGACCAAGGGCAATCACTCAATATCACGTTGAACTTTCCCAACTCAGATCCACCCTTTCTTCTCGGCCCACGAGGAATAGACAATCAAAGTCCCATCATGTCCTTTACCGTAAACCTCGGAATCGTCATGGATCGCAAACTTCGGAACCCATTCTGGTTCGTCAAAATCTGGAGCCTCAACCAGGATAGCCTTACCACTGTCACGGATAACCTCCGCACTCTCAATCTCGTGTATCATTCGAATAACCCTCCGGCATTGATCATTTCTTAATCTTTCTCACCGCGAATCGACTCGTCAACACACGGTACCTGTCCTCAAATTCAACGAGGATGCTGTTCATCTTCCCACGAGCAAGCACCCGACACTTCTGGCCCTTGCGATCTCCCAACTTGGCCCTCCAGAACCATACATACGGATACTCCATCAGACCGCTGTTTTTTTCGCTTTGATTTCTCTATCCGCCATAAAATTCTTCATATACCTCCTCGATGCTGCCTTGGCACCCATCGCTGTGGGAGATCTCACAAACAACCGAGCACTACTATCCGAATCGATAAACAACATACTAGAACGTTGAATATCCGGATATGGATCATCGTAGATCTCGCGCGGCAATTTTACCGTTCCATCCACAAGGTTACAAACGATACAGAACCAAGGGTCGAGCTTCTTGTTTTGCAGCTTCGAAAACGTGCCCATATCACACTCTGCCTCCACGTGACTTTTCCAACAAAAACTGCTGAATTGTCATTTCTAATTCCTGATTAGTATTAACCTTCCAGAGCCGTTGTTTCCCTTTCGCCGGAATCGGACTAGGGAATATTGACACGTCCGAAAGATGCCAGTGAGCCATGCCAGGAACTCCCCATCTGGGAAAATCGTCATGTTCCACTTTCTCTATTACAGCCGTTCCAACAATAGCCCCCTTCACCAGCCTTTTACATTGAGGCGACAATTCCCGATCATCATCCAGCAAGTACATCTCGCACACACCGCCCAGAGAGTTGTTCGTCGGAATAAATGACATGTAGTCCATGTATTCACCGAACATCCATCCCCAGCCTTCACGAGACGCCATGTTGCCAACGGACTTCAGCCCGGACCTCATCGCAGACATTCCTGGTCTACCCCCCACATGCGCGCCCGCATGTAACGCAATCCTCTCCCCAATAAAACCAGCAGGAGGAGTCCAGCTTCGATTCTCCACGGTCTTCCCCAAATACTGAATCGCCCATATCCACTCCGGCCAGATCGTAAGCGCTCTCATTCGGCACCTCTATCCACATGTTCTCCATCTTTCAAATTTTTCAGATTATTATCGTCCATCAGTTTGCTCTCACTCTGAGCGCCTCATTGACGCAACTCCCCGCCATCTTTTTCCAGGCGTCACGGTCCCGTTCCGAGCAGTCGAGTGCGTGCTCGATCTCCGGGCACGTCCTCGACATCTGGCATGAGTGCAGGTCTGCCTGACACTTGTCGGACACATCTCCAGCGGCGTACTCATACACACGCGCAGCATCCAGCTGGTCCCTCAACTCGTCCCTCTGACGAACCGCGAAGAACGCGAGCACCGACTCCACACAGAGCATTATCGAAACAACTAGCAACATCCACCACGGAACACATCTTTTCATTCATTCACTCCCAAGGGCAATCCACCTGTTTCACCCAGTCATTCCTCTGCAGATCCCATTGCAAACTTGCCGTCCCGAGGAAAGTAGGACTCCCTCCCGGAGCAACAGATGCCGGGTCCATATCCATGAATTCTTTATACATGCCTTCGCATCGCTGTAGGTATGTTGCCATAAATTCCGAGCAAAACAACTCACCTTTTTTGTGTAGCGGATTCACAATCCTTCTTCCAAATACACGCCACATGTAAAGCTTAGCCAAGAACCCAGCAACGCCATCCCAATCGTACTTATCTCCAACGAGATACCTGACACGAGACATGCCACTGGCCAGGTCCAACTTGAAGAAATCGTAGCACTCCACGTAGCTGTACTCGACTCGCTCAGCCGGGATCTTTACGACACCGCGTTCGTCAACCTGGACCGCCCACCAACCACCCCATTCACCCGAGGTATACGCTAGGAACGCGTGGTTTACATTGCTGCGAGTAATCTTCCGGATCGCCTTTCCGTACCACTTGTCAGAAGCTGACAAACATACAAGAACTTTGCTCATTCTATTCCTCCTGGTTGATCGCCTTCAGAAGAGCCTGATAAGCGATATTGAAGTTCTTGTGACGAGCTACTTGGCCTCCAATATAGTCGTCACAGATCTCCATTTTACCAGTTGGAATATGGGTAAGTCTAACGAAACAACTCTCGTCACAAAGATTACTCGAAGGGCGACACCATTCGATCTTCAGATCCTTATCTGGAATACGCTCAGACGAGATCATTCTCCAACCTCCTCTGCAACTCCGGAACCTCGACCCACCCGTGACCGCGCATGAACTCTCATCTCTCATTCCATTTCCGCCAGCAGGCCACGCATAGATGATTCGTCTCGCCACTAACTATCTTATCTATCAGTTCTTTGAGAGCGTCAGGATTAGACTCAAACCTGAACATTATTCCGTGGCTGATATGGCGTGTCACATGATCCCCGCAGTCTGGACACTTCCATCCTATCGAATATCCACCATCCCCTGCGCGACCTGTCTCGATCTCATTCAGCTTCTCCTTCGGACCGGTCCACCCAAAAGGCCACTCGTCATGGATTATTTCCTCCTCACGACCGGCCCTATCGCGAACATGCCTCTTAAATCGCGCAAGCCCTTTCCGAGACACCCGATCCGCCATGTCAGCCATGCTGGTTGGCATCGCAGATCGGCCCAATTCGCGCCTGCGATCTTCCTCGGAACGAACCTTCCACTCGATTTCCCGGATCCGGGCCATCGCACTTTTGCGCTCGTTCTCCGGAGTTTTAGGATGATCAGCGAGCGAACGAAGCGCCGACAATTTCTGACGTGTCGCTCGCCTCAAGGCTCCTCTTTCTCCAAATCAATACCGGCCACTTCAAGAACCGAATCAACAAAAATGCTCATCGCCGCATCAAATACATCTTCTGACAGTTTGTATTCGCCACGGCCAAGCCAGTAGTCAGACCCACGCTGGTCGAGAAAATCCACCCGTCGATCGATCATTGTCCGATTCGTAAATTTAGGCCAATTTTGTTCCAACATGAGAACTGTCTCTATCATTTCATCATCTATCCGACGCACGGCCCCATTCTCACCCTTGGCATAGATCGGAAACGTAACCTCATGCTGCTCCTCCTTACCATCTACCCCGATTACCCGAACCATCACCGGATCAGGCTCCAGATTCAACTCCAGCGCCTCTAGTGTGCCAGCCAGTTCGCCCTGCAACCTCTTGGCCCGATCCAAACAGCCTCGCCGATCTTCAGGGCTTAGATTCGCACACACGGCCTCTCCCAGAGCACCCTTCGCCGCATCAAGAACCCGGCTCAAACGCTCCAGATCTATTGTTTTGTCCTGGGGCTCTTCTTCGGTACCAGGCATCGGAACCACTTTTTCATCAACCATATCAATCTCCTGTCTGCGATGAAGCGAGGACGATTCCACTCTTCAGGCCGACCCATTTTACATCCACATCAACACCCGTGGAGATCGCCCTCGCAATACCCTCGGATTGAAAATGTGATATAGCCATATTCATCTGAAAACGATCCAGATCAGACGCCTTCTCCGGACTCATCATTTTGACCTCTTCGTACAATTTAATCGCTCGCGCGGAAACATTCTCTAAGATCTCCATGTAAGCCGCATCCGCATATTCGGTTTTGAATTTCATATTAATTCTTTTCTATTCCGTCCCTGGCTTGCAAACGCAGTCCATCGAGCCGTTGCCGACCATCTTGTTAATGAGCTTCAAACTCTCAATTTCTCGATCCATCTTCTCGATCATCCGATGGTACCGAGTGTTATTTTCCCGATCACGCTCTTCCCGTAAATTGTTCCCCTTGATCAAAAACGCACTATAAGCCCCGATAATGATCACCGCCGAAAACCAAATAAAGAACCACTTGATCCACGGCCCGAAATCGATCGCCAACCAATCACCCCGGACCCACCGCCACCGATTACTATTGTCTTTGTTTTTCATCTTGCTCCTCCTCGACATCAACATCGAGTATCATGCGAACATGCTACCGTTGTGCGCTGCGTTAGTCAACTTCATCTTCGTTCGGTCTAACCAAACGCAACCCCGGTCGCTCCTTCTCCTGCGAACTTGAGTTCGTGGCCAAGTCTGGAACCCAGCATTTCTCAAAGATCCTCCCGGCAATATCCAGAGCATCCCGGGACACTAACCGCAGCCTGTGGGCCAACTGAAAAAGAGCCTCCTCCGCTGTGTCCGACGTACACACTATCCGAAACGAATCCGACCCAGCCAGATCGCGCATGGTCACGCGAGCGAAATGATGCCCGTCGCTCTCGCGATCGAACTCCTCCAACTGGATCTCATGCTTCATTTCACATCTTGCCTATCGCTCACATTCACACTGATCCTCACTTCTCTTTTCGCAGCAACATTTTCACAAAACGCACGCTCATGCTCAACAGAAAATAACAAAAGCATGCCTCCAACACCCCCAGATCAAAACGAATCATCTGGCCAGCAAATACCATTCCAACACAAAACCACAGCCACTCTTTTACGTTCATCGCGAACCTTCCAAAATCCTGCGTATTTCTTTATCGTACTCTCGTTTTTCTCTCTGGGATTTCTTATCAATACGCCTGTGATCCAACATAATTGAAATCGGAAGCCATATTGCCGCGATGAGATACGCTGCCATAAAAGCCAAAGCGCAAAGTGTGTCGTCATTCATTTCGTCACATCTGCTTTCTCTCCAACATGAACCTCCGTCAATCCCCAACGCTCAACCCCTGCTCTTTCCGCCGAGTGATATTGGAACGCCCATTTGTCTCCGAAATGCTCAACCATCTTCTCTCTGGCACTTCTGTGTGTCCCATGAAACACCACATAGCATCTGTCCATCCTCCTGCCGTCGTGGATGTGATTGTAACCAAAAGTAAAAAACCAATCCCGCCCTGCATTCTCTTCGGTCTCTTCAACCTCTTTCAATATTTGGCAGTACCAGCAGTCATCCCCCGAACACCTGGACATGGTTCCGTTTCCCATATACTTCTCGCCCTTGAATTCTTCCATCGAATCTCCTACTGCTCGCCGAGGTCTTAATCTCGGACTCTTCAATAATGCAAACTTACCCAAAAGTTCCCCAAATGCAAAACCCACCAATTTCCGTCATACCAAGTGTAGTAGCATCCAAACTGAGGTATTCTCTGAAGGCCACAACAAAGCTCTCCGAGACTCAGAATCGACCAAATGTGCTCAATCTTCTCCATCGCTCAAATCCGTCTTGCGAGCCCACATTTGTATATAATTGCCGATCTCGTCCCGACTGGACGAATAAAACTCCCAGCCACACCCCCTGAGCAATGATTCGGCAGATGTCTTAAAATGCACACCAAGATCTTCGATAACATGAGTCGTGCCGTCATAGTATTCTTCAACCAATGCAATCGCTACCTTTCTCGCATCTAGAACAGTAAGACCACTATTCACGACCTTTATTCGCTCACTTTTCTTCGCCATTTCATCTCCATTCTATTCTATCGGCTTAGAGCCTCACAGTATTTACCCCACAACTCGTGGGACAATTCTTGTTCAGCCTCTGTCATCAGCAAGCTCGAATTCGAACCTTGAAAAATAGCCGCTTCATGGCCTTGATCCTCGCAGAATTTCAAAAACGCTGCAGCTTCGTCAATGTCGCTATCGATTAGTAACGTCATTTCAATCTCCTATTTTGGTATCCATCTAGTCGTTCTCCAGCCTGCTGACCTCCAGCCGAACGAGGAGTTGCCGCTTAGCTTCCGCCAGATCAGCCTCCAGGGCCGTGACCTCGCCGAGTGCCCTGACCAGCGCGCTACTCTTCTCGCGCCCGAGGGCACCGAGAGCCCCGCTTTCGAGAACGTCAACCAGATCAAAACTAACACTAACAAGGACTTCCCTGTCGCCTTCGTCTCGCCTGTCACAAACTTTAACCGTTGCCATCTTGAACCTCCTCCCGGCCATCGCAGCCGGTATCCTTGGGTTGTCAGTAACATAAACCAGCTTGCGGCGTTTGTCAACCCTGTTACGGACTTAAATGGGTGTGTTGACCCATATAGTATTCCTCTCTGCTTCTTTCCTGAATTTTAAGCGGAGGCAATATATGGCGTGCCATCCCGGCTCAAGTCAAGTCATCATTTTCATATTCGACATTACCCCCTGATTACGCATAGTTAGTGGTTGGATGTAATCGCGAACTTGAGTTCGTTCAAGATGGTCCGAGATGTTATTCTCTCGAATTAGCGGTTGATTCTCAGCTGCGTTGTCAGTTGCGACCACGCGTACAATTCGCGCATAGCAAATTTCTCCAGATCGGACCATGGCGTCCCCCGGACCTCAGTCGCCTCGTATGCAGCCCGAGCCTCTTCCTTCAGTTGCTCGGCCCACTCCTCGATCTCGGCTGCCGAGTACTTGCCCTGCTTCACATCGAGAATCTCCTGCGCGTAGGTCAGCGGGAACTTCAACTCGCCAGTCTCCATCAGTTCCTTGCCGCTCATCAGGAGGTGGATCAGGTTCGACGCGAACTTCGTGTCGTAGCCAAACCGCGTAAAAAGGACCACCCGGCTCGTCGCATTGTCCAGCCGGTGCCGGATCATCTTCTTGGCCTTCTTTACGGACACCCCGCGCTCAAAGGAGAGGTCGCCGCATCTGACGTGCTTGCCTTTGCCCTCCCAGGTAAACGGTGGATGCTTCCCCTCATTGGTGCCGATCTCGACAGGGTCGATCAGCATGACAATCTCGGCCATGACTCGATGTTCGTCCTCCTTGTCCAGGATCTCTAGCCCTCGCAGAAGGTCCTTATAGTTCGCGGGCTTGATCCGCATCTTGTGAAGCTGGGCATCAGCATAAGCAACGAATCGTCGGTACGCACCCTTGTGGACGATCTTGTCCTTCAGGGCCAGCATCCGGTCCGCAAACCCATGCTCGTCCCGGAACAGGATGTTCTCCTCATTCACAAAGATCGTGTGGATAAAGTTCGGGTTATTCTCCATCACGGTCTTCACGAACTTTCGATAGTCGTGGATCTTATAGTCGATCGCATCCTTCGTGTTGCGCCCGGTGTCGTCCTTGTCCACCTTCCCCAGATCGACCTCATCGCACCGCTGAAACCCGAAGATCGTCTCGTCCGGCGGCATAAAAATCCCAAAATAATCCTCGTCGCTGTCGGGAGTGCTCGTGCCAAAAAGGTGAGATCCCACCCGTATTTTCAGAATCGCGTTGTCCTGTGCCCATTTGCTGAAGTCCATGTCTCCTCCTATCTATTACTGACAGTTTATTTTTAATCATTTACCAACACACCCATCCGCATCCAACCCGCCATCATGATCCAGATATAATCTTGTCCCTGTGTACTGTATACTCCGGGTCATCATCGCCTGAAGCCAAGCCCAGATTGGCCTCGGCCCACTCCAGAGCTTTTTCCAGCCGCTTAATCCTAGTCTCCCTATTAGCCAACATGATCTTCATGCTGGCAATACGATGAATATCAGTCGGTAACAACAGACCATACTCACGCTTGGCTGCATCTGTAAGCCGAAGAAACCTCGATCGAACAACTGACTTGTCTGCAGGGATTACATACCCCTTCTTCTCAAAAGCCTTCACATAATCGTGTACCGCATTTGTCGACGAGATACCCAGGGCCTTCCCCATCTCCCGCCACGTAGGAGGAACCTCATGCTTTTGCATAAAATAGACAATAAAATCCATCATCAACCTCTGCCTGTCAGTCAACTGGCCTAACGCCTTCGATCCATTCATTTTAGTCCTCCAAAATTCGCACACTTGCTATGGCATCATAGTTACTGTCTTCTTCTAGAGTATCCCAGTATTTCCAACTATCCTCTGGACCGCCGGGAATGAGTTCTACTATCTCACCCCAGCCATCATTGTTTTTATCAATCTCCAACGGCAAACTGGCAGGCTCATACACCTCTCGCGCCTGTTCTACTCCCCAGCATTGACCAGTCCACCACTGTCCATTCGTGTTTTCGATTGCTACTTTCATTTTCTAACCTCTCTTCCGGCATCGCGCCGGACATCTTTAATTGCTGTCAGTATGTTAAGCTATCGCACAGGTTTGTCAACTTGTTTCCTCGATAAAAATAAAAGGTTGACTAACGGGGCTGTAGGCTTTAACGTACCCATCAGGCAAAACGATACTCGGGAAGATCCCGGGAGGAGATTTCATGAAAAACACTGACGAACAACAGGCCATCATCAACTCAACACCGTCCACTGGGGGATCGCTTCTAGTCACGGCCTTCGCCGGTACCGGGAAGACCTTCACCCTCCAGAAGTACGCGGAGGAGCGTCCTGCGGACAAGATTCTATACGCCGCGTTCAATAAAGCGATCCAACTGGAAGCCGAGCGGAAAATGCCGATGAACGTGACCAGCAGGACAACGCACTCACTGGCCTATCGCGCGTGCGCGCTACCCTATCAGAAGGCCGGGCTCCTGCGCGGATACATCCCGCTATGGGGAGTTGCCAAAATACTGGAGACCAACATCGTGATCGCAAACTTCGCGCTCTCCGTAGTCAATAACTTCATCGCATCGCCAGATCCGAAGATCACAAGCGCCCACATCGGGCAGGAGATCCACGATTACTACGAACAGGCTGATCACATGCCACCATTTGTAGAGATGGCGAGAATGATCTGGGACGACATGAAGAGCCTTGGCCAGCGAAGTCTCCCGATGACACACGACGGGTACCTGAAACTCTTCCAGCTCTCCGGCCCCGATCTACGCTTCGACTACATCCTGCTCGACGAGGCCCAGGACACCACGCCATGCGTCTGGGATATTATGACCAACCAGAGCTGCCGGAAAATAGTCGTGGGCGATGAACACCAAGCGATCTACTCCTGGCGAGGTGCCACTGATGCCTTGAAACTCGTCGAAGATGCCGAACACCTTTATCTCACCCAGAGCTTTCGATTCGGACCCGAGATCGCAGCACTGGCCACCACCATGCTGCAGCGATTCAGAGGAGAGAAAAACAAACTCCTTGGATTGGAGTCGATCCCTACAAAGATCCATACAGGAGGCCGCCCGGAGAAAAGAACCATGATCTGCCGGGGCAACATGCAAATATTCCGATCCTCCGCCACCGAGTGCCAATTTGGAGAGAAGAGTCTGGGTTTCGTAGGAGGAGACCACCGTAATTACCGCTTCCAGACCGTACTCGACGCTTACCACGTCTTCGATGATCAGCCCGAAATGGCCAAGGATGCACTCATCAAATCCTTCGAGACATTCGAAGATCTCCTGGAGTTTGCTGGCAAAACCAAGAACAATGAATTAGAAGGAGCCTGCCAACTGGTAGAAGAGTACGGTGCAAGGATCCCCATCATATTCCACGAAGTAAAGAATAGAGACGTTGGTGCTAAGTTTGGAGACCTAGCGTTTGCCACCGGCCACAAGGCCAAGGGGATGGAATTCCCGGTCGTCGAAATTGGATCAGACTTCAGCGCCCGGATCGAGGCCCACCAGAAGAACCCGAAAGAGGGCATCATGAATTCCCACGAGATGAACCTGCTATACGTAGCCATCACCAGGGCCACAGAGCACCTATACCTCTCACCCAGTATTGTGGACTTCATTCAGCACGGAACCATCAAAAAGGAGGGACAGCTATGAGTGCAGACAACTGGGCGCTTTGCCCACGGTGCAAAGAGAGGGACATCGAGAGACTCCGCACTGCGGTCGAGATGGTCAAGAAATCGTACGGCAAAGTCCCCGAGGAAGAGTACATGCAGATGAAGGAGGATCTCGCCAAGGCAGATCCGGGAAACGCCACCGACCCCACACTGCGCGAGGACTACGAAATCGGAATCGGGAAGGACGGAATGTTCTCGATAACCTTCCGGGCAAGCTGCAAATGCGGCTTCAGGTTCACGTTCTCGTTCAAGGAGAAGGTGTTAACATGAAAACTTGATATGATTCGCCTTTAGAGCGATCATGTCTTTAGATGCGGCGCAAGATGCGTCACTGTTGAAAGGATGCAAGATGTACAGAGTAAATGTAGAGTTGAACGGTTGCACGGATGTTGGAGGCAGCGACCTCCTGATGCATAACGACAATTTGACGTGGCGGGATGAAATGGATTTGTGGTTACAAGAACCCTTAAACAAGAATTCCAGCAGGGCCGGGGATGATCGTTCTCCAGCATGGCGCTGGCTCGGTTACTGCTACCACGACGGCGAAGTCGTAGGAATCCCAAGCGACAACCTGATGACCTGTATGCGGGGCGGAGCAACAATGATCAACGTCCCAGGCAAAGGCAAGAAGACATATAAAGCTCAGAGCCAGAGCGGACTCTTGGTTAACGAGATTCTGTGGCCAATCACAGTCAATGACGGCCAGATCATCAAATGGGAAGATATTGCTTCCTTGGCAAATGAAGAGGACTTTAATAAACACGTTGCCCGCGCCAACGAGCTAGGGATCGAATTGTTCGTCAAATCGGTGAGGATCGGGCAGTCCAAGAACATTCGAGTGCGCCCGAGGTTCAAAAACTGGAAAGCGAAAGGATCAATAACGGTCCTGGACGACACCATCACAATCGATCTATTGAAACGATTTCTGGAATGTTCTGGAATGTTATGCGGACTCTGCGATTGGAGACCGTCATCGCCGAGATCACCTGGACCGTTCGGAAAATTCGTCGCCACGGTTACGAAGGCTAAATAGGTAGACGCATGGATCTGGGTAAGGCTAGGCCAGGCTTGGCGTGGCATGGCAAGGCGAGGATCGTGGCAAGGCGAGGCATGGCGCGGCAAGGCGAGGCGCGGCGAGGAACGTGGCAAGGCGAGGCATGGCAAGGCGGGGCTGGGCAAGGCGAGGATCGTGGTAAGGCTAGGCGTGGCTTGGCAAGGCTGGGCATGGCGAGGAACAGGGTAAGGTGTGGCAAGGCAAGGCGGGGCAAGGCATGGCGAGGAACATGGCAAGGCAAGGCAAGGCGCGGCATGGATCGTGGTAAGGCAAGGCTAGGCGTGGCCGGGCAAGGCGAGGAACGTGGAAAACATCATGGAGTACAACAGTATCAACGGAGGAGTACAATGAACGAAAACAAGAAAGATGGCCTGTTTTTCGGAGGAGTCCCCACCGATGGAGACATCCGTCTCCTGGAAAATGAGTACGGAATTCCTGAAATCGGCAAGATTATACCCTACGAGGAGGTGGCTGCCGTCATCAAGTATGACAAGGATTCGTCACGGTTTAAAACAGTGACACAGCGCTGGCGAAAGAAGATCGAGCGCGACCACAACGTCATCATTGGCACCGAACGCGGGATCGGTTTTGTCGCACTCGACAACGCCTCTCGTGTTGATCTGGGATCCGACAAATTCAAATACGGCATGAAATCTGTTCGACGCGCGAACAAGGTCGTCTCTTCAACCGACCACTCAGATCTTACTGATGATCAAGTTCAAGTCGCCCACCACGTACGACACGTCACCGCCGCACTGGTCGGAGCGGCCAGAATGGAGTCGAAAAAACTTCGGGCTCAACTTCCCATGCCTGTCCAGCAGAACAGAAAGTAGAACAAATCCCCGAAGTAGTAGGAGGGGTCAGATTATAATTATCATGGATTTAATCGAAAAAGGAAAGATCGCACGATCAGAATCGAAGTCTTGCCTCCTTCGTCTTTTTGATCCCTATACGAACAGCCTCATCCGCATCGTCCAACACCTCAGCAAGAAGAGCGATATTGCGATGCAGCCTGTCGCGGTAGTCGAGTTGATCCTCGGTGGCAGACTGCCAGTCCCCTTTGATCCCGCACTCGATCTGAACTAACCTTGCAACATTCGCAATCTCACGATGGAACACAGATTTGTTCTTCGACCTCCGGTAGAGAGCCCCGCACATTAGATTATAACTGTCCCCGCTATCGTTCCTGTACCGAATCAAATGATCGTACAACCACTGGTAGACTTCGATCTTCAACTTCGGACTGATCGCCAAGGCCATGTCGATAAACAACATCGGATGAACCCAGGTGTGCTTCCCGCGTCCGCGACCGGCGATCTTGACTTCTCCAAACCTATCCTCCAACTCCCTGATAAACTCCTTCGTTCCTTCGAGCTGAAACCAATGAGACATCTTAAACGGAGACATCCCGTTCATGATGCGCCACTTATTCCCGGCACGAACCAAATCAGTCGCGCTGAACATCTCCGACTTGCTCTTTTGGGATATCTCCTCCCCGAAAAGCTGTCGCCTCATAATTACCTCTGTTTTCATGATATTAACTCCTTTTGAAATGGCGTCTTTTTTAGAACAATAAAGGAGCTTTTATAAAAGTCAACACAATAACGGCGCTAATCTCGCCATTTCCAAGATAGTGGGCCGGGAAGGATTCGAACCTCCGAAGGGACTAGCCCGCCGGATTTACAATCCGGTGCCTTTGAACCGCTTGGCGATACCGACCCATGGTGCGCGGGGCGGGATTCGAACCCGCCCTGTCTCTGAAGTGTTACCCCGGGGCCTGAACCCGGTGCCTTTACCAGCTTGGCTACCCGCGCATGGTGATCCCGACTGGAGTCGACCCAGTGTCTCCGGCTCTTCAAGCCAGCGCTAAACCCCTCAGCTACAAGACCATGGACGGATCGAAGCACATCTGCGCATTTTACATTGCCGTCGAACTGAATCGTCGGTTGCTGCCGTGTGAAATCCGATCCGTCTTGTGCGCGAGCTGGGAGTCGAACCCAGAACCACAGACCCCTCAAGCCTGCTCCTCTTCCAGTTGGGATACTCGCGCATATATTACGACTGAGTGGATTCGAACCACCAACTTTCGGTTCTTGAAACCGACGCCTCTTCCGTTGGGCCACAGTCGCTTGGTGCGCCCCCTCGGATTCGAACCGAGCCTGAACCGGGCTTAAACCGGATCCCTCTTCCACTGGGGTAGGGGCGCATATAGCAAGTGCGGAAGGATTCGAACCTTCAACCTTTGGATTTGGAATCCAACGCTCTGACCAAATTGGAGCCACGCACCCATAAGCGGAGGTAGAAAGATTCGAACTTTCAAGCCAGTTTCCCGACCACAGTTTAGCAAACTGCTGCGTTACCATTACGCTATACCTCCCTTGAGTCTCGGGCCGGGTTCGAACCGGCGTCCTTCTTGGGTTGCAACCAAGTGCCTCGCCTCTTGGCTACCGAGACGTTTGCGGAGAGAGGGAACCGATGGATTTATCCAGTTAAGGCTAATCACCATTTTGCTGAGAACCATCTCCATTCTATTGAACCCCTTTCTTTAACCATTTCCTTATAGCATTATCAGAAACCCCATACTTCCTCCCAGCCGCACAATATCCATTCTTATCAACAAACTTTTTAACTTCATCAAGTATCGGTCTTGGGACTTTCCGCTGCGCAACACTAGCAGCACGTCTTCTCTTTTCACTTTTCAAATCAGAACGATAACACTCTACAGAACAATACTTTTGCCCAGTTTTGTAAGGGAAAGCATTGCTACACATAATACACGAAACAATCTTTCTTTTTCTTTCTGATAAACGATCAGCAATAATCAAACCCTGTTCCCGCACATACCTCCTAACTGCAGCCTGATTCCTTGGACTGTTTTTACGTCCAAGTTTATCAAGAACCTCCCCAATAGAAGAACTGTTTTTAACAATCAATCTAAGAATGTCATCAGTATACATGTCAATCCATGACTCTCTTTTTCTTCTTCCTTTATGAACCAATGCTCTGTTTTTGAAATTTTTAACTCCATAATTACTAGTTTGAGAATGACAATTAGGACAAAGAAACCTCAAATTCCCTTTGATATTATTAAACGGATCCCCGTCAATGTGATCAACTTGAAGAGTGATCTCATTACCCATCCACTCCGATAATCCACAACATGCACAAACATATTCTACGCCTGATTCAATAAGAGCCCTTCGCAAAGCATACGCATGCTCTCGGGAACCGTCTTTTCTGGATAAAACATCAGAAGGACTACGCTTATTGACAGAAATCCTGCCTTTGTTCCAACCCCCTCTTCCAGAAGCAAAATGAGAAAAATCAACACCATGTCTAACTGCCATTCTCTTCGCATGGGCTTGAGAAGAACCATGAGTAGAACTTTCAAAAATCCTACAGACATCAGCCCATGTGGCCGATTCAGCCACAGCCTTTTCCAGTCTCTCTTTCGTATATTTCGATTCCAAAACAGCCTCCGTATGGTAATGCAAAATATTGCACCAAATACAATACCATACATAATGGTAAACGACCAAGGTGACGCTATGCCATTCAGCCACACCCCATAAGGGTTATGACCTAACTAAAATATGAGGATAAATATAGATGTAGGGACGAACACCACAACCGAGCGGTCGTAGTGGCAGGGATCGCGATCATCGGGACATTTTTTTTGATGGGCTGTTCCATTTGTCGTCTCCTGCAAACCAGTGTCGGCTATGTTCGCCAGAAAAGTCAAGAGGAAAGTTTAGTCGTCCTTCGATCCATCCTCTTCCTCCCAATACTTCGCCGGGTCCTTCCAGTCAGGATAACACTCCTTGAGCCACTTCTTACACGCCGCTATCTGCTCCTTGTCAATGGCTATCGATGCCTGGTAGTCTTCCTTGCCCTCGGCGCTCACGGGCGTGTCCACGGGATCCACAGAGAACACCGGGGTGCCGACGTCAAGAACCTGGTACTGAATCTTGGTCAAAAACGCGCCCGGCATCTTTTGAAAGTCATCAAAATTCTGCTCAACAGAAAACCGATTGCACAATACAATAAAAGCGCTACGGTCGTAGAACGCAGCTTTATAAAAAACCTTGGCCCTCTCACGCCCCTTGTCATCCACCAACCTATTCCACATCGAATGGTCTGTTGGCTTCTTCTTCCAACCTTCAGGCAATTCCACGGGCCGGAAGATGGGATCGTGCGGGTATGGCTCACCGAGCTTGATTCCCCAGCCCACCAAAACATCATCCATCTCCTTGCCAGCACCAGTGTTCACCGCCGCAGGAAGATCTGCGCTGTTCACAAAACTCTGTTGACCCCTGGCCTCTTGATTCTCGATAGCCCCAGATGGACTGTTTGTGATCAATCCCTCCAAAAAGACCATCTCACCGTCTTCTTTTCTTGTTTTCATTATTCATCCTCCTTCGGCCCGTTTTTGTTACCGACCGTCTTGTTTCCAGCGTGGTATTCTTCCGCCATAAGCAGCATCGGAGCCCACTTTAGATACTCTGCACGCGTTCGAGGATCGTCGAAAAACATTCGAAAGTCCCCCGGTTTGTACGCGCTCACATTCATCAACCTCGACTCCGGACAAGTGACAGACGAACGGATCCATGGGCTCCGCTCCTTGCCCCATCCAGAAGAATCGTAGCCCTGGCGCTCCCGGTACCAATGAAATGTCGCCTTGCGCGCCCGTGGCATGAACTTTACCACCTCGGCCAATTCTCCAGGTCCATCATTCCCGTACGGAGAGTACAAATCAACGTTGCTGTAATCGCCCCTGATTCGCCAGTCCCTTGACCGTCGATCGTTTTCCTTCTTAGCCTCCCTCCTCATCCAATATCGTTCCTGTCCGATCGTTACAGATCCCACCTGAAGCGACTCGTTTAGATGCATACGGTACTTCTCGAAGTCAGGCTTCTCTCCGGCAACCAGTGCCCGGTCCTGATCAAACACCAACCTGATCCCCGCACGGAACCCGTCGTCCGTCCAGACCCGCCAGGGAGGGTGCGGGTGCAAGATCTCCGAGCGATCCAGTATGCCCTGAAGGACCATCACCACCCGGTTATGATCTTCGACATCCTTCTGGATATTCGCCACCATGTCGTCATAATAAATATCTTCCGGTCTAAATAATCGATAATCGCTGCTCGTTTTAGATGGTCCAAAGCCGGGCCAAGACAAATCATTGTCTCGATCAAGCTTCTCATCTTCCGTCGCAGCATTCCATGCACGTTCATTATTTCTCCACTCCCGGATCTTGCGAGCGTCCTCGTCTCGAATAGCCTTATATTCATTGTCGGAGATGAACCCTCCTACCCTCCCAAAATCGTCAACTTTGACCCACATCTTCTGCCCGCTGGATATTAATTGCCTATCGCTATCAGGAAAGAGCTTTTCCCCAAATTCTATCAGGGTATTGACTCGCCAGATCTGATCACCATTCCGGATGTACAAGAAAGTCACGTTGTCCATCTTCTCCGACGCCATGATACTAATAAAGTCCGATATCGTTTTACCGCTTCGGTGCTTCCTCTTCCGGCGCACACGGAATGCCACCAAACACCGCTGGAACGGTAGCAGCCGATCAACCACCCCATCTTCCAGTAGCCAATTATCAAAGTCGTCGATGTCCCTAAAATCCATCCCGCCGTGCTTGTAATTGGCAAGACACTCCTCATCCATGTAGTGGCGACGCTGGACCAGTCTCACCGGCTCGCTCAGATCCGCTGGATCCCCATCGCGGATCTTTACAGCGTCCTCGCTAATCCCGGCGTACAAATCGACAGCGAGGATCCTCCGGTCCACACGATCGATCATTGCGTTCATTTCACTTCGCTGACCCCGCAAAGGAATCGACTCAGCCTTGAGCCACTCCTCCATGCTCTCGGCAGTCTTTTCTATTTCCTTGAACAACCCCGGGATCTTGTCATCTTTAGCCTTGACCAGGGACTCGCGATACTCCGGCATCGGCTCGCCAGTTCGAACAGACAGGGCCTCCGTATCGGATCCCTCGCCGATAGCCAACGACGGAGCCACACCGAGCCGAGACGTGAGCAATTGGAGCTCTTCCGTCAACTCGCCTATCCTCGCCCGACACGTATCCGCGTTCTTGCGAATGATAACCAGCGCATCTGGGACGTACTCACAGCAGCCCCAGAAATCGTCGAAATGGATCCGTATGTGCCCACCGCCTGTGCTCACAATTTTGACATAGTTAGATCCGACGTGAGTAACGCACCCTAGCCACCTATCGTCTTCCTCATCGGTAACCCAGTACCACTTACCTATCTCCGGATCATCATCCGACTTCTTCCGTGGCATCTTGTTCGACTCCGGTTTATGGACTGTAATATCATCACTCATGCACACAGCCTCCTTGGAACCTTGATATAGTTGTCCGCAGCGTACTGAGCTACCTCCAACCACCCCTCCACTTCCTCTTTGTTATCGGCGTAGACACACAGGATCTCGCGACCCCAAACCTTCCACTTGCCGAGGAGTCCACCGGCCTGTACATCCATATTATCCAGAAACAGTTGCGTTCTGTCGATCGTCAGAAACCCCACATCCGGATCGCCTTCTATCTTAACACCAATCTCCGTGACCCTCTTCTGGGCATTCCTGCGCTCGTTGGTATTGGTATTCGGATGGTCGATCAGATTCCGGAGTTTCCGGAGCAGAACCACCTCGGGCGTCGGAACAACCGGCTCGTCCTTGACCCGGTACGCACCGTGCCCGCTGTAAACGAAGCAATGTTTCCTGTACCGACGAGGGAGCATGTGAAAGTCAACCTCGAACATCGTCAGAGTCCTGGTCTCCATCAGATCGTCTTGCGAGGGAGACGCATCCGGATCGAACACCAGCATAGCATCTCTGTCTGGAGAAATATCTTGATTAAGGTGTGGCATCGGTAATTTTTTGAAGTGTATCATCCTCTTGCCGCCTTTTGAATAGCCATCCGGACATTGAACCGATCAGCATACATTTCCACCGAAATCTTATCTTCCAGCGAGACACTGTCGTCCGCCCACATTCGCTCGAATAAAAGTTTCACACAATTGTCGTCGATACTGTTCGGATCTTCGATGTCACAATCCTCTACGAATTCCATGACTAAACGGCGAACTAGGACCACAAAACCATTCCCCATCATCTCTTCTCCTTCTTGAGATGATCCCTGAGAACATCCCCAAGACTCGTCTTCACGACAGTCTTCTTTACTCTCCTGCGAAGACGCTCCCGCTTGTCGTCTTTCTCAAACTCGCGGTCCAGAATCTTTTGAAACTCGTCATCCTCAGATACTTTTTTTAACATTCTCTTCACCTCCTGCCGAGATCGTCCCGGCCATCATGGTGTACTATAAAGCTTTGTGCGCGTTTGTCAACTAGGAAATTCGGGCGACGTAACGGGCGTACTTGTAACCCTCGGTGCTGATGAGATAGTGCTTGTCGCTCGGATCCACGACGACGAAGGACATGCTGGGGGGCTCGCGGTCGAAGTTCGCAGCGGCAGGAGCTTTCGGCCACTCGGCATAGACCTCCTGCCATGGGACACGTTTCAGCTTGGAGACCATATTCTTGTCCATCTTTTCGAGTTTATTCGGATCGATCTTCGGGGCGTGGCCCCATCTCGTGACCTTGCTTCCCATCTTGTCGAGGATGCTGTCCGGCAACTGTCCACGAATAAGCGCCTCATCCATTTTTCTCTCGATTAACTTCTTCATAATAACCCCCTACGACGTGACCATCTGAACGATCACTGGATTGGTCGGATCCGTCGTCCCAGGGGTACCGGGGGCCGTCACAACCGCAAACGAAAGCGCCGCAAAGTCAAGCCCATCCGGACAGACAATCTGTCTCCGCTGATTGACGGGAACCTTGAAAATAAAGTCCGGGTCCGACGTGCCAACTGTCGGAGCCGCGTCGTCGTATATCTTCAGATACGCCACGTCCGCCGGGTTGCCACGATTGTCAATGTCCAACATGTAAAGGGTTCCGGCTGCCCCCGTGACGTTCGTCTCAGGCGTCGCGTTGGCTTCCGTGTCCTTGATTAATTTAGTCCCGACTGGCGAGACCTGTGTCGATACTGAAAGTGTCATACCTTACCTCCAAGACCCATGGCACCATCGCCACGTTTCTTCTCTATGAATTCCTTCACATCTTTTTCCCTGTATCGGGATCAATCCCGCTCAGAACCATCCTCTGTGTCTCCAGGATCATCAGCATATCGTCCGCTGCTTCGGAGATCGTTCTGAAAAGTACTGCCACCTCTTCTCCGTCTCCATCCGGCATATCGAACAAATTCTTGTTCTTCTTGAATCGGCTGTACTTGTCGTCCGCCCATGATCCTACATCATCAACCTTGTCCATCAGCTTCTGGAGCCGCTTGGCCTCTTTAGGATCCGGATCAGAAAAAGCGTCCGGGCCAACTTTGCGTTTTTCTTCCAATTTTTTCTAGATAATTTTCTTCATAGTACCCTCCTATTTCAGCAGCCCCTCGAACTGATCGAGCAAGATGCCAGCTTCGTTAAGATGATCAATCGCCGTAAGCAGGTTGCCATCCAATTCCTGAAGATCCATAGAGTCCATCCCCCACTTCACACGTCCCGCACGGTCGACCTGACCCTGCACAAACTTGGCGTCCGATGCAGCTCTCTTCACGCGCTCCGAGAGCTTGGAGACCGTCTTGGCAAACGACCCGGCGCGAGCCTCCGCCAGACCCTCTTTTTTCTCGATAATTTTCTTCATTATTTACTCCTCTGATCAACGTTTTCCGCCCAGTCACGAAGCGTCTGATTCGCATCTTTGAGCGTCTTGATCGCAGAATTGATCTTGGTCTCCAATGCAGACGCTTCCTTGTCTGGAACCTTCCATTTAGATCGCGCTCGCAAGCTCATGTTCGAGATCACCGAGGAAGCCTCACTGGCAGCCTCCTTAAGACGATCAGCTGTTTTCTCGATATCCTTACCAAGATTCGTGGTAGACATGGAAACACGATGTCCTGCTTTGCGAGACTTCTTCTCTATCAGTTCTTTCATTATTTCCTCTTCATTTCTGCCTGAACGGTAACCGTCAATGGAACCCACACCTCGGTCCTTCCGCTCGGCCACTTGCGCCGCGTAGGATCGATCATCGTGCCACTCGTACGAATACCAGCAATTTTCACGTTTGGTTTAGTCCATGATTTACGCTCGCTCCATCCAACGACTCGCCACACCCAGTTGTCAGGATCTCCAAACCACTTGTGCAACTGCTGCCCCAGAGTCTTGGTCGCGCCTTTTACGCTCGTTCCAAACGCGTCTTTCATGGCCTTGACGTTCTTGGAGTCTGTCCCTGCGATGTTAAAGTAGTGGTTAGAGGATGCCGCATCAATAGTCGCCCCTGCACCTCCACCCTTGCCGGGCTTTAACTCCAGATCAAACTTAAAAATCGTCCCACTCTTCGTGTCCTTCTTTTTGAGACGTTTGATGTTGATATCGCCATCAAATCCAGCTTTGATCGCGGGCTTACCACCAGTCGATTTGTCACCGTTAGGAAGAATGCCCTTTGACAAAAAATTCTTCGCCTGATCGTATTCCTTACCCTCCATCAACGGTTCCACGCCGATGAACTGACCGAGTTTTTCCATGAGTTTTTTCATAACAGACTCCTAATTCATACCAACATAATAGCCGAGTTTCGTCCACCCTGTCTTGCCATAGACATCCTTGACCATCTGAATCGCAGCAACCGTTGATGCCTCTCGGACCGGCGTGTCATCAGCTCCAACAGTATCATACTTCCTATGAACCGGAGATATGATTTTAGTGTAAAGCTTCCCAGCAATGGGTCCGGCGACTTTCGTGTCGTACTCCGGAATCTTCGCCAGTTTTGAACGAATGGCTTTCTTGAATTTCGCCATGGCCGAATTGAGTTCCGACACTGCCTTGGAGACAAGAACTTCCTCTTGCTTATCCTCCGGCTCGTACAACCCCCAGAATTTCCAATCCGCCTTCGGAATCCAGCCCTTCTGGGACTCTTCTAATTTTCTGTCGATTAGTTTACGCATCACGACATTCCATGTTTTTTGAGAAGCGTAGCGACGGATTTCCCAGTCGCGTCCGTCTCCCTGGTAATCACCATCCGGACAAACGCCTTGTTGTTTTTTGAATCGAATGTCATCGACGCCTCGTCTTCACCGGCATCGATATACACCTCGTCGGTGGCCCGATGAACCCGACGGAACCGCTCTGCCTTTAACTCCTGCCGGACACGCTCCGCCGTCTTCTCATCATCGGCCCACCTGTCCTCGCGGCTTATCTTTTCGATTAAATCTCTCATGAAATCCTCCATGTTTTCAAGAGCTTACAACCCTGAAAGGTGTTTGTCAACTATCTCTCCCGCTCCTGCCAGGCCCTGGAAATCTTGCGTGAAATCTCCCGAACTTCATCGGCAGCATCACCCAACCCCTCCTTCTCCAGGAGATGAATAGTCCACCCCAGTAGCGAACCTGGATCGTATTTATTCAGTTTAGGCTGAGATTTCTCTACCAACAATTCGCCGGTCGCACTCTCAATGACAATATCCCCGCTCCACCGATGGCCGTTCTCGCATTCATTCCCGTGCCCTCGCCGGAACTGATCCAAGCTGTGAGGAAGAACTCTGGATGAGCAACGACACCCAGACACTTTGGCCCCTCCACAAACAGGACATCCGACTTTCTCGACCTTCGAATTTTCGATGCTCACTAAATCAGACATCTTCTCAGAAAGTAGTCTTATGGTGTTCATAATTTCCTCGTCGCCACAAGTGCCAACTTGCGCGCGTTCTTGGCTTTCTTTAGATCCTTGGCCGACTGGGAGTGTATTGCAACACGGAACGACTCAGCGGCCTTCTCGTGACTCTCAGCGGCCTCTAGTGCCATCTCAGCATCGACACCGTTTTTGTTCTTGGCCTGTTTCCGGAGGTAGATCGCGTCCTGCTCGTGCCAGCCCATCATCTGCTCGGCCTCGCGAAGCTTCTTGCTCGACACGCCCTCACAGAACACGGCCAAATTCTCGGCCAGAATCTCCAATTCATTCTCAGGACCCACACTCTCACGTATTGCGCTCCGCAACCGATCTACATGCGGACCCTTGAGCCGACCAAGGACGTAAAACGCGAAGTTCTCGGCGAATTCTTCCTCAGCATTCCGCGACGCGTAGTCAGTAGAAAATTCTGCCTTCTTAAAATTTCGTGCCCACTGCCTACGCTGCGCGCCGCTCATAAACCTAGCCCAATACCTGTGCGCCATCTCGTGCAGGAGGTCCTTCGCTCCCACACCGGCGTACATAAAATCCTTGGGTTTGGAGTAGATATGAATCTTATCAGCCCCTGGTAAATAGGCTGCTGACGCCTGCCATGTCTTTCCTGTCTGACCACCAAGCCACGATTTCGCTGCATCCTTGCCGATCTTGCGCTGCCCCTTGGAACGGCCTTTCACAACGATTACACCGTACCACAACTTTCCAAACCCCTTCTTATTTAAGAGTTTCTGAGTCCGGATTGCCTCCTTAACATACTGATGCAGTTGCTTCGGACTGCGCTGAACGTCCTGGCCACCTTTTTTCGCATTCGCTGGATTCATCTCTATCGGAAGCGTATCCAGAACTAAAGTAACCTTTCCGATCTTCGCCTCTGGAAGCGCCTCGTAAAAACCAGAAAGTTTCACACCATCCTTGTTTAGACTATCCTGCGCCTTCTTCATAGGAAGGAGTATTTCTTTCTCTATCTTCTTGAGTTGGTTGAAAATCTCATCAAGAAGTACGCGATCAACACGCTTTACTTTATCCCTGGTCCGTTGGAACAACGCGCGCCAGAAAGACTGCCCATCCTCCGCAGTTATTTTTTCGAAATCATTGCACCCCTTGGACATATAATCTGCAATTCCCCAGATCATGTTTTCGACATCGTCTATCTTATAAATCAAACGCGCCTGGAAATTTCGCAAATCGTACGCTTGGACAGTCCCATCCGTATTCATCATGGCGTATTGGCCACCGTACTCTTTGTGATCCTTTGTCTTTTTTCCAGATCCTTTATATGGCCAAAAACCCTGAACATATAGCAAATTGTCACGGAGCCTCCGGATCCGGGTGATCCCCTCGGCCAGAAATTTGTACGCATCACAAATGTGCTTCCGATCGTAATAATCCATGTCTGGGAGGGCCTTCTTCTCGCCCTTTTTCCACTGCAACCACCATTTCCGAACGCCTTTGATCCACTCCTGAGTTATCTTTTCCTCGATCAGCACTCCCATCGTGCCGGGCTCAGCGGCCTCCGCCTTGGAAATCCAACAATCGAAATCCGGGCTCTTGCATACGTTTTTGTAAATGGTGGTCACCAAAGAGTAGAACTTATCGGGATCGCTCTTTTCGAGCCCCGCACCATATTCCTTTGCAACGATACCCTTCGCCTTTTTCCAGGCTTTTTCTCCGTCCGGCGTTCTTACAAAATTAGCTGGCATTTCTCTTTTTTCTTACCCTTTCAAGAGCCCTTTTATTACAGCTTTTAATATCACGCCGAGAGCACTTCCAACAACAGAAAAGAAATCCTTAGCCCTGGATTTCTCGTCAGCTTCCATGTTTTGCAGCAGCGCCAGAGCGTCACTACGAGCCTTCAAGGAGGCAAATGACAGGTCCGGCGACTTCCCGTTGCTCAAATCATCAACGGCCTTCTGGACGCGCTCCACGCCCTCCCAGCCGTACTTCTCGACGGCATCGCCCAGCATATCCACCACGGCGCGCTTCCAGGGTTCGTCCATCTGGCTCTGGAGCTTGTCCATTGCCTCTTCGGCCTTCTTCATTCCGACAACACCCGCGCTCCTAACCATATTCTTTAACAGTTTATCCCACTCCATGGATTACCTCCCCTTTTTGAACTTCTTCTCGAACGGGGCCTTGCCGGGACACCGGACAAGCACCGTTTCGCTATCGATTTTTTTCACATCACAACGTGGATACCGCTGCTTGGCGTAATTCACCATCGGATTGCACCCGCTCAGCATCACCACTAGGACCATCGCCAATAAACGCATCATCACTCTCCCGCGTCGACTCCTGCATCCCCACCGTAGTCAAGTTCGTCCGGGATCGGTTGAGGCTCGCTAATACCTTTTTCCGCCTTCGGACAGAGCGACGAAACATCAGGAATCTCCGGTGGCTCCTTCGGCGGGCGCTTCTCATGGAGTCCACCAAGGTATTCCATAAAAAGAAGATGATACTTCATCCGGTACTGCACTACGAGAATCGTCTCGGCGAGATTCTGGCACTCCTCAGATGTAAAGCCCCGGACGCCGAGCACCTCGTCGCAGACACAGTACTCATCGATCATTGCCATGCCACGCTCCACCTGTTCAGTGGCAGCCGCCTCCATGAAGTTGACCTCCGCAGAGTAAACCTCTGAATCCCGGACAGACCCGGAACAGCTTAACAAGACTATAGCAACTAGAATCGTCGCAATCAAAATACCCAGTTCGCGGAAGCACTGATCGTACATCCTCATCGGACACCTCCCTCCCGCGAACTTGAGTTCGTCGCGGGTTATGAAATCGTGCCCGGGGCTGTACCGCTCCCGGGCTCCACGTCGGTCACCTCGACCTCCGTGTTGGCGACTAAATAATCAATAATCGCCGCCGCCTCCAGATTGATCGCTTTCGCATCATCCTTCAGTGGATATTTCTTTCCCCATGCCTCTTTCCGGGCATCTGCAATTTTCCCGGCGAGACCTGTTCCTTTCATCGCATCTCCAGCTTCAAGCGCCATCAGATTTCTCAACTTTCGCACTCTTGAGGGCTTCCTCTAACAACTTCAGGGCCGTGCTCATCGCCTGCGCTGCAGACCCACCATGGGCAGCAGCGAGCACCTCAAACGCGTCCCAGGTTGCCCTCGGCATCATCACCATAATCAACTCATCGGGATTGGGATCCTCGTCCCCTTCACCCGACAGAGGCCGTATTTCTCGCTCAGGAAATTCCACTTCTTCACGATCCTTGTAGCCGTCGCCCGGCTTCGGATCCTTCGACTTAGAACCCTGACGTTCGATTACACGCCCCTTTTCAGCTTTCATCCCCATCCGTCTAGTCCGTTCTTACTACGATTACCACCAGGAGCAGGAGGATCGGCCTCGGTACTATCCCAAATGCTTCCAGGGTATTGAAATTTAGGATCCTGATTAAAACCAGCCTGAATAATAACATTATTGATCGGATCCTGCACGACCTGCTTAAAAGTCAGCGACACCGACGCCCGTCGCGGAGTGCCATCTGGGAAGGCCAGGATGTAGTTTACATCGCAAGCAGTCATCACCGCATAAATCACATCGCTCGCATCGGTGTCTGAAATCCGCGATCCAGGAACTGATAAAATCGCAATAGGAGGCGGGAATACCGACCGGTAACCCTCAACATCCTTATAGCTTGGATAGCAAAACGCGCGCAGGTATTTAATTTCTGCCGCGACATCCACGTTGTATGGGCGATTATCCTTTAAATACTCAGAGTTCGGTGTATTGAGCTGGAAAGGATCAAGGATCGTCTCAAACGTATTCCGATCACTGACCGGCTTCATGAACCGATGGAAGTGAACTTCGAATGTGATCGTGCGACCACCATTACTGGCCCACTGCGCGAGCGAGTGCGACGCACCAGGGATGTCTTTAAAATTCCACCCGATCTCAATCGTGTCAGCGATCGACTCCGGCCAAAACTGAAAAGTTCTTTCCGGGAGCATCACTGTCTGATCTGTTGGGCTCACTCCGGCGATGGACATGGCTTTGTAATCCATGCCCTCTGGGCCGTACAGCATAGCCTCAGTTAACGCTCCTATAACTCCAAATGCCATCAGCTACCCCTATTCATATTCCATATGGCCTGAGATTAACGATACCACAAACGCAGCGAATTCGTCAGGTTGCATATCTCGTACACCCTGCTCAACGATACTCATGTTAACTTCGCTGAATTTTCTCGGCGGCTGTGCGATACCCTCTGTTGCCTTAATATCTCTCGCTGCAGCCCTGGCCGCAATAATCCTCATCGGCAATGGAACCGGAGCGTCCTCCGTCTTGGTAACAGGGGCAGTCGGAACCGGCCCAACAACCTCACCATCACCCAACTCGTCGAGCTGCGTGGCAATTCCATCACGGATCGTTGTGATCGATATGATCATCGAATCCAACTCTGCACTTGCCGTCGGATCTTCGTCCTCATACGCATCGCCCTCTTCCGTCTTGAAATTCTCGAACAAAATAATACTGGCGTCGAGTCTACTTTTAAGACCCTTTGCGATCAACTTCGAAATCGACTTCCGCCGAGTGAACGAGTGCAGCAGGGAAGGAAGCACTTCCACCTCTGACAACACCTGCTGCTTGCTCGTCTGCCCCGTGATTTTTTTGTACTTAATACTCATCTCAGTACCCCATGATATTCGGCACTCGGAACAACCAACCACGCCCGGCACCCGTCGCTGTGTTTTGCTCAGGAGCGAACCAGATATTCTCACCATCAAATGCCGGATCAGCATAGATGTCATTCACCCCGGACCACGCAATATCAGGAACAATGCCTGCATGAAAATCGCGAACTATCGTCTCAAGAGGTTGGCCTCCAGCTGGAGACACTGGCCAGTTTTGATTGGCACGCTGAACACCCAGTTTGGCAATAACATAGGTTTCATCCACTTCATCCCAGATCGGTGCCCAAATATTCTTCCCGTCAAAACAGGCACCTCCGATGTACGAATTTGGATAAGCAGTCGGCAGGAAATTCTTAACTTGCAGAGTCGCGCCCAACGCCACAGAGCGCTGCATTGCGACCCCAATCTCGCCAGCATTGTCACCTTGCCCAACAGCCCACACATTGTACCCGTCATAGTAAAGGCCCCTCGCGTGTGTGTACAACGCGGCATAATAGTACATTCCCCAGTTTGGAGTATTTACTGTCTGAAAGTCGCTAATGTTCAACTGGTAGATGTACTTAGCATTCAGCTGAGCACCTGTGTTTTCGTAAGTGGAAAAATAAACATTCTGACCATCAGACACCATCGGACCCATCGCATAAGTAGGATTCAAGAGAGCGGGACCGCTGCCAGTAGTGCAGTCGCCACAGCCGAAACTCATAATAGCCCCATCGGCCTTGCGTATCTTGCGTAGGCCAGCAGTCGCAGGAGTTCCGCCAAACAGATTCTGACCACTTGCGTTCGCTGCCAAATAGCTATCGTCGATGCATATCAAACGGTTCCTTTTGTCGTACCACGGAGCCGCGCTAAATGACGGACCCACCTGTGCTCCTGCTGCGGGCCACGACGAATCAAGTGTCGTGCCAAACCCAAATTTATAAACACGACTATCGCTGAGATTGCCTGCATCCGTGACTCTGATATAGACATCCTCACCATCGACGGCAATATCATCATATACCCACGCGCTTGTTGGAGCAGGAAGAGATGCTATATAATCGTACTCCGTCAATGTCCTCGTCACAGGATCGTACCATCCAACCCTGTCCAGAGTTATCGGCGTCAACGAACTACGCATGAGCATGACAAGAGTCGTCGAATCACCAAGACGCCAAGGAATGATCTTGTCAATGGCATAAGGGTTCAGCAACGAGTCAGCAATATAGTGAGAATTCAGATAAGCATACGAAACTGCGTCATTGCGGGATAAGACATGCAAATGCTGTGTGAGATCTTCGTCGCGCATATTTTCGGACGCGGTTCCACGCACCCGACGATGCAGCGAATTAAGCACTGCCTGGGCATTCAAATCTTCGTCAATATCTTCCGCCAAGGGCCACAACGGTGGCGCTTCTTTGTGCTGAGATATTACCTCGATAGAGTGCGGCTGAACGTTCACCGGAGAAGCCTGAACCGGAGCCTGATCCGTGGTTGAAAAAGTTGTCTTCTTATAACCAGTTACCAAGAAATCCTGTGCTGCCTGATCTTCAGTGAAAAAAGAAATCTCCAAGACCGGGTTGTTGTAAAAACCCTCAGAGTCAGCGTCTGTAGATGGTCTCATAGCTGTCGCACCACCCGTTAGCCATAACCTAAAAACGCGCAGACCACCTTGATCCTCCTCGAAATAGGCTGGCTCCCACTCGTGTTTATTAGGGTGCAAAAGACCGTCGTAATCGGAGGCGAGTTTGAAGTATTTACTCGCATCACTAGAGTCCCCACCTTTTCCGACATACCAATCTCCGGTTAAAGTAACCTTAACCGGATTCGATCCAAGGGGGTCTATGTTAATCAGTTCGCTGGCAGGCTCCGCGACATACTTATTTGCTACATCATCCATCGTAGCAAACGGATTCGATGTATCCGGGCTGTTCGCCGCGTCCATCCCCTCTTTCTGATCGTTTGAAGGAATTCTCCACGCGCTAATAGAGTCCAAGTAACCCCACCGACTATCACCCCAGACAAGCCCAGCGCCCGTCTGATCCTGTGTCGGAGCGGGAAGCCTTCTCCCGCTGAAAACGTCAGCTATCACCAGTGGATTTGTGATATCAAACGAGATGATCGAGGATCCAGGTGTCACTGGAATGCGACCGATTTTGATCACGTTCATGTCATAGTTCGAGGAGGCAACGTTGTACGGATCCTCATCCGAAACATCGTAAGTCACCACCGTCGTAGACCCTATCTGGTACTGCGCCGTGATATATGGATACAAATAGGTCACGCCAGCCGGTATGGGGATCAATGAAGTTCCGCTCAAATCTATCTGAACGTCACTGACCTCCCGAATCGAAAGAGCATACGCATCGTAGTTGGGAGCGCCGTCATTGTACTCCGCGTAAATAGCAAAAGAGTCAACGTCGATACCGAGTCCAAGTGGATCAACTCCGAGCCAAAAACTGGCATCAGGAACAGTCGACTGCCTCGGGATAAACCCACGGTAGCACCCACGCGGAATAGCAGTTGCCTTCTCATTCACGCCTTCGGTGACATAACGCTCCCGGTACCGGAGCTTGACCTTTTCCACACTGACAGAAAAATTTTCAACCGTCATTTTCTACCTCAAATACTTCGAAACGGTGAAGGTGAATCGCACGTCTCCATACGAAATCCCACCCGTGTCCAGCGCCTCGATTTTGACGGGGCTGTTGTTTCCAATAAGGGCTGTCACATCCAGCCCGTCTACTACGTTATACCACACATCAGGATCGCTCACGTTCGTCGTGTCCATCACATCCCAAACAGGCAGCAGATTCACTACTCTAGTCCAAACCACAGTTCCATCATTTGTCGTATTCCCAATTACAGTATCCCAAGTTGGCTCAGCACCGCCACTCGTTCCCGTAGTAGTACACTCATATCTGTCACCAGCAGAAGAATAAACATAATCACCAAGTTCATATGCAGTATCCGACTCCCAAGGAGGAGAAATCGCAGCCTCATTAAAGAGCTTCATGTGCTGTTGCTGACCGAGGCTCATATCGCCTCGCTGATCCACCTTCATTAGAATCTTGGACGGCATCGTGTACAATTTACCATCCACAGTCGCATCGGGAATCGGGCCAATAACCTCAATCACAGTATCACTGCCATCATAAGTCACTCCGACAGCCGAATACTGACCATCGTTCCCGGTCGACCCACGGATCGTGAACACATCTCCAGCAACCACCTCAGATCGATGATCTCCATTGATAGTAAATGTGTCGCTTCCGATGTCGACCCCAGAAATATCCGCAAGATCATCGGACAGAAATTCCCCGACCAGATTCTCGTCGATCGTGTTGCCGCCGGAAACATTCTCCAGGACCCACTCCTTCGTGATAGCCCAATCCACCACCCTTGCGTGAATAGGAACAATTGAGGACCGAAATTTAGTCGCTCCCCCCACTCTCGGCGGGGCAATTTTATTCCTCATCCTGCTGATAGCCGCATCCAGCATCTCGTCCGTATCGTAAAAGTCGTAAGCTTCTGCCGTCGGCTCGATCTCCACGCGCATCTTATAGGATCTGCAGAAGCAACAGTTTCCCATATCAACCTCCGGGTAGTATCGGACCGCGACATCGGTCCACCCCATATCCCCATCGGCCACCGCACTGGATATTACCTCGTTTACAACGACTTCAGTATCCGAACCGGCCAAAGTAACAGTAGCCACTGTGTAGATCTGATCATTCCCAGTCGACCGCATCACCGCAACGGAATCCCCGGGCGAAATAGTCGCAGTATGATCTCCGGAGATAGTAAACTCCTTGCCCGGCTGATCCACCGCGATAATGTCAGCATGACCCACAGTCGGTCCCGGGTATGGGTTCCCACTGGAATCCTTGCCGACCCCGACAATAATAGTCCACTCCCCAACGTCTTCATCGGTCGTCGGTCCGGCAGCCGTCAAAGTCCATGGAGTATAAACATCGTCAATCCAAAAAACACTATCGTCCAGCACCGGAGGAACTCCCTCCGCCTTGTCGTACTCGGTCAGACCGAATGGACCCTTGATCCAGTTAAATGCGTACTCCTGACACCGCATCATCCTGACCACCACCCGATACCCAGCCACGAAACCGTAGGAGGCGGCCTCTGTGTCCGTCAGGAGCGTCGCAGAAACCACCCCGGCAGGATCCCTTGGGGTCGCCGAGGAAGGGTGCGGTGGGGGCGCTACAAAAGCGTAGAAGCCCTGCGTAACATCGAGTCCATATGCCAGGGCGATCGAGTATCCGTCCGTCGATGTGTCCTCGTACATCACCGCATTGTCCATCAAGGTCGCCCACATTGACGTATCCGGATCCCATAGCTCTTGATCTCCGGAGATGTCATCGAACCGAATATAGCGCGGATCCACGTCCGTGTAGAGTTCTCCGTGGTAAACGAACTGATGATAAGATGAGAGAGAACCCCACAAACCCGAATCACAAACAGCCCACATCGCCCGAGCGTACACCGTGAACAAACTGATTTCACCACGTATACGGTAAGAATCCTGTGTCGATTTCAGCCCATGATACTTCGTAATATTTGCGATCGTAGACCGCTGCACAGCCTCGGGATCGTTCTTATCATTGTCAAACCCAAAATCCCGGGCCAAATAGTCGATAATTCTCGGCGGGTAGAATGGCAGATAGTACCCACGCACATTCCACTTCGCACGGATATCACTATCCGAAATCGAAACATCTCCAGCCGCCGTCAGATCAATAGCAATCTGCCCGGTCTGATAGTTGATCGTCCCGTAGGAAGTTGTCGTGTCGATCTGTCCAGGTGTCCCGCTCTCCGGATACAAATTACCCGTCTCAGTGGCGACCCCGTCAGGCACATCGTAGAGGTCGAAATCCACGCCTCCAACCGACAGATCAAGTCGCACACGGAATTTAGCATCAGCAGTCAGCCATGGTGACCCGCCAGTCGTATTAAACTCAATCCTCACCGGAGTGTATGGAAACTCAGCATCCGGAGTCGCCGACGCATCACCTTCGCCAATATTCGTCCAGTCCGTCCTCCAGACAACTCCATCCGTAAAGTAGTCGAAGAAGATTCGGAGATCCCCCCCCGCTACCCACACCTCATTCGCCTGGGAATTATCTGAATCGTATGGTGTCTCGGGCCAATCAAAACTGCGTGTTCTAACGCGCGCAACCTTATAAGGAACTTGATCCCAGGTCGCTTCCCACCATCGAGCAACCTTCGAGATCGGAGCATACGGCCACCATCCCCACCACTCCTCCAGCTCATCCTCGTCGGAAGTGGGGATATCATCCTCGTCATGGTTCGGCATGTCTCCATAGACCTTCTCGCCGACCAGCCTGACAACCTGACCCCAGAAAGGATCCTCATAGTTGAACGCCTCAGTGAAGTAGAACCACTCCTCTTCACCCGCGCGTGCGCGAACCTCGTAAGGCTCACGCTGCCGAGGGAGCGCACCGATTTGCTGCAGGAACGATTCGCACTCGTCCCCCCATGCCTTCATCTGACTCTCCAGATGGCCTTCAACGTCCAGCTGTCGATGCTGGCCTGGAATCTTCTCCCAGAAAACCTTCCGGCCCCAGTATCCCTGGCCAAAAAATCCGTAGCTGCTTGGATCACTCGGTCCTGGCACCCTTTGCCTCCTCGTTAAACACTAATTGTCTCCCTGAATATTTCATATCAGGAAACCCTATCAATATCTTCTTCCCACTGAAGCCAAACACCGGCAACTCCAACATCCTGTGCATAGTCATCATCACCATGACTGACATCTCTATTAATCTTCAGGAATAATCCATCTCCTGCGTTCACGGCCATGTCATCTGACCAGTCAGTAATGAACCTGTCGTACTGATCCGTTACACCAGCGGCATACAAATCTGCTAAAGACGAAACCACCGGAGTCGGTGTTAAAGTACCTCCAAGAGTTCCGCCCTGAGCTATTTCGAAATTAGCCAGTTCAAAAGCAACACCCTCACCAGAAGCCGGTCCAGTAGCCTCAGAAATCCAACCGACCACCCTGTAAGCAAACGTATCATCGACAACATTGCCCGGCATCTCCATCATGATGTTTACATCCTCATCAGCTGCGTCATCGAATTTTCGTATCCGTACTGACCCAGGTGAATCTGTCAGAGTCTCCGCAGCAGCTGGTGGTGTACCTCCGTCAATAAAATCCTCTATAGGTACAAACATCTGTTTCTTTACACGTTTAGGGCCATTGAAAAAACATTGCGCACCCGTGGTTACATCTGTCCACAGACCTTGACCGTTTTCCGCGAACCAACCCGTAGCTCCATCAGAACGCAATTTTATCAGGCCGAAATATTCCGATGTTCTCACATTGTTTACCGTAGAGCCGATGGCTCCTGGAAACGATATGGCCTGCCCAGAGTGCGCCTTGATGTCCATACTAGCAATGTTGATTATGACTATCCAATCACCCATTTTAGTGAGCGTTGCGTCAGGGGCCGTAAACACATATGGAGGGCTGCCTCCGGGATACGCCAGGAAATACGAGTACAGATCATCTACGGTCAGAACTCGATCTGCTGTGACCTGGGTCATGCCCTCAACTAAAGCTGCATTTTTCAAAGACCCAAATTCAAAACCTAATGGACCGTCTGTTTTTATGTCTTTCATTTTAATCTCTCTACGGTGCTGGGGTGTACAGCTCGTCTACAGTTAAAGCGCACAGCCAATCCACGTTCTTACCTATATCCCCTGTAGCTAAGACCCTAATCTCATCCGGTGTCGGCGTCGTGTTTATATCGAAATCTATATCCCAATCCGCTTCGGCGTATCCTGATTCATTGGTCTGAGTAACTGTTTCTACGTTTAATGAACCGGTCACTATGGCTCCATCAATAACCCCAAACTCACCCTTCCATGCTCGCATAGCTGTATTCTCGGAAGCCGCCGTGATACGGAAACTAATCTGCAACGCTTTACTGGTAGGAAGCGGCAAACCCGTACCTGAACTGGCATACGAATAAAGGTTCATGGCTGTCTCGGTGTCATCAGTAGTGCGTAGAGTCAACTCGATGTCCACCACCTGTGCTCGACCAATACCTGCACTAGAACCATGGCGCGTTCCCTTTACTGAAGCACCATACCATCCTTCATTGCCTTCACCGTATCGACCGAGAATCCTTTGAAAATCATCGTTGCCATCACCGTTTAGCCCGTCAAGGATCGAGTAAACCCCAGCAGTAATTGCATTAGGATATTCATCGCTGTGACGGATTCTGCCACCAGACGAAAGGTCGGCATGCAACCCTGCGCCCATACTTCTCCACCAGTCAACTCCCTGAATGCCATTAGTCCAGTCGTTGGCAGTTGAAGAGAAACCAATGTCGATCAACTTTTGCAATGTTGCATCATCACCCATCAACGCCTGAGCATCTCTCGCAGCCTGAGCAGATCCCATAACAACAGTGGAACCTGGGAACCAAGTCACTCCCTGCATACCAAGAAGTCCCTGATGAATACCTATGCTATCTGGTGCGCCATCGATCATTCCACCGTATCCAGACGATCCGTCAGTAGGGTCATCATCGGGGTCGCTGTCTGCCAACGCAGTATTAGACAACGAGGTCAGCATAACCTCACCACACAACGTCATTCCAGTTAGTTTGGAATCAACTGCAAAAAGTCTGAGTGCATTGCGCTGTGCAGCAGTAGGCGTTGCAGCTTCTTTCTGTCCTCCCCAACGATGACCTGAAGTGTTTTGAGAAACCCTGGTTAGATACGTATCAACATCACCTGTAGGCACACCAGTGTTTCCAGAAGGTACAGTTTGGAGATCGCCCTCGGCTAATATATTTTCTAAGAACAGATATTTTGTTTCAACGGCTCCAGCTGCGGGAGTTGTATTTTGAATGTACAGATCTCCAATACTGCCGAAAGTCCCTACGCCCTTAATTATAAGCTCTGGCGGATGTGTTGTAGGGCTCGTAGTAGCCGCCCAATCAGCAAACCTCAAGTCCCAGGTGATGACACCGGTAATCGATGCACCATTTCGTAGCTCAATTTCAATTTTCTGAAACGTCTGTCTAATTGTCAGAGCATCACTGAACGTCCCGCCTGTAACCACGATTCGTGGGTTCCAAACAAACGCTGTAGCATTCAACGGCGTCATAGCCGCCCAATCATCAAACACCTTGTCCAACGTAGCGTATGGGAATTCTTTCGAGCCATCGCCTTGTGTATCGTCACCATGAAAACCGTCGACATATATCGTGTTGTTGACCCCAGCTTCGTAATCCTGTCGCCGTGGAATATGATACCAACCTCCCACACCATACCAAGCAGCCGCTCCCGTAGTCACACCAGACTTCATAAACGAATGCCTCGTATACGCATCACCATAAAACGGATACGGTGTCCTAGCTACATTCTCGGAACCTACTCGCAACACTGACGAAACCGAATAAGCCCGATTGCACTTGATAAATGTTGGGCTCTGTGACGGATAACCAGACACACCACCAATAGCATTCTGAATCAACCCACCGTAACTGCCTGAACCATCGGACGGGTCCATATCTGAATCAATGTCATTCAGAGTTGTGTTAGATACATGTGTTATATCGACTTCACCACATAAGGTAGACATTCCGTAATAAAACAAACCGTTAACAATTCTCAACTTCAACTGATTACGGCCTGCACCGTACACATCATATGTAGAACCGCGTACCCCTCCAACTCTGCCAACGAACGTTCCACCAATACTATAGAGGGTCGTAGCTCCTGTCTCCACGGAAGCGTCATCGGTTGGCAGATTAAGAAGGTTTCCAGTAACCGCCACGTTATCTAAAATCACTGTCTGATTCGACGTTGGTCCCGCCGCCGCACTTGGATTAGCATTGACTATGTGCAAGTTTGTTATCGCCCCAAGACCTGCATCACCACTGACAACTAAAGTAGCATTCGTTCCGCCGCCAAAGGCTTTGTCCGTATCCAACTCCCAAGTAAAAGTTCCCGTGATAAGCACCTTGCCATTTAACTTCAGTATCGTGTTCCACCGCATGGGGAGCGTCCCAGCAACATATGAACCTGGAGCAAAAATGTACCTTATAGGCGTGTTGTATTCACCGACCGTCGTGGGGTCTCCCTGTTGGGCTCTGGCATATGTATAAGACGCATAGGGCAACCCTGGAGAGCCATTGTTCGGCGCTGCATCTAAACCGTTCGTAACGTCAATATAAACATCCTGAAGACCGGCAGGCATACCACCGCCATCATTCGCAGCCCACTTCATTCCGCCAGATTTCGTACTATCAGCTACTAAAACAAAATCATTGGTCGGCCCAGTATCTAGCTTCAAATTCGCTTCATCAATAACGTTATCTGCAACTGTAGCTGGGAAAGAACCTGTGCCACTTCCAGTGACTTCACCGGTCAACTCAATAGTCTGATCTCCTGTATTGCTGCCTGACAGCGAAACACCAGAATCTTTAATAATCTTTCCAGTAGATCCATCGAATTTTGCAACATTATCATCTGTCGCACTACCTGGACCAACAACATCTCCTGATCCGCCAGTAGCCGATATCTCCAACGTCTCGTTGCTGCCTGGATCTACTTCCGTAAGGGAAATTCCAGAACCCGCAACTAGCTTGCCGTTCAAATATCCAGCTGTAGTATCGTCTAGAGAAACTTTCACAGTATCCCCGATACTTCCGCCACCGGTAGGAGCAAATAGCCTCTGAGGTCCACTAGCAGTAGTCAGCTCAACACCCGTGTACCAAATAATATTATAGGAGTCGTCCACGTACCCGACTGGAATCACCTCCGGCGCGGTGTCCATACCCTGCGGATATACCTCCCAGCTAATATTCTGTGGCCCAACAGCCCCAGGAGTGAATGTCAACCCCAACACAGAATCCGCATCCAACGAGATCTGCTCCTGCGCGAGCCGGATCTCCGTGAGGTGTGTACGCGAAACAAAGACAGCGGGACCGCTCATCGACATAATATAGTTGCCAGGAGTCGGCTCCGTAATTTCAACGTTCGGCAACTCTTTCATAATAAGCTTCGCGTTGCTCATCGATGCGAAGACAGTGGCTTCAATATTCCGGATCAAATCCGAAAATATTTCCTGCCACTTCTGCCAGTCAGCATTCCACGCCGGGATAGGCCAATTAAATCGTTCGGTTTCGTTGCTCGCCATCTCGTTACCCCTGATATAGCGTGTTCCCGTCCTTGTCAGTGATTAAGAGAGATCCGTACTTAATCACCTGATTTGGAGCGGGGAACAAATTGCCCTCACCATCAATGACAGAAGGTGTCAGTGAGGGACCAGTAATTTCTACATTCGCGCGGACAATCCCATTGGATGTATCCATCACGTTCTCGTACAAATCGGACAAATACAGCGGCTGATTAAAATCTCGACCCTTAAGCATGCCGACGATCGTTGCCACCACATCCGAGACAACCTCGGCCTCGATGTACGCGTCCTTATTGACTTCCAACAAAACCTCTACCGCAGCAGGAACCAGGATTGCACTGCCGTCGATCACCTCAACGTACTGCGTGACTTCTTTAATCTGCGTCAGATAGGTCTGTAGACCAGTCATCAGCCCCACTGAAGGAGCCGAGTAGTTGCCGTCCACATCCAGGCTCAAGATCGGAACCTGGACATAATTGCTCATACAATCCGCATCGAACAGAGCTCCAATTCGGTCCTGCATCAATACCAATTCAGGAAGGATTAGATCCTCCAGGGTCTGCGCCTGCCCAACCATCGTACTGATCTGATCCTGTAGCCCGCCAGATCCCTCGACAATCGTGTCGATGGAAGTAATGTCAGCAGACATATCGCTAATAATCGACGGGATTGAAAAGTCCGGTGGAGTAGCCACTTCAGTGATTGAGACATAGGCCGGGTTCAGAAAGTTATTGATCGCCGTTGCCAAGGCAATATTCGCTGACCCAGCAGACGTCTGAGACTCCAAAGAGTTATCGCTCGCCAGCCCAACAGACCGCAGCGTCACATTAATCCTCCGGATAACCTCATCCTCCTCGACGGTAGGCAATCCAAGCGTCTCCACATAAACGATCAGGTCATTCAGCTCTGTGTCAGCATCCGCGCAACTCGAAACAGAAAGGGCAGAGTTTGCCTCGGAATTTGCCGAAGAAGACTTCGCCGACGTGGCCTGAGTAATCGCCGTGCCAATCTCGGATTCCAAATTCGTCCGAACCGTCTCCAGATTAGTAACATCATCCTGCAGCCCAGTAATGAGCGGAGACAGCGAAGCAGCGTCATCGCTCAGCGTCTGCTCAAGGGCGAGCATCCCAGTAAAAGGACCGCCCCCGTTCAAATACTGATCCAGGTGCTGCTCAACCTGATCAACATACCCGTTGAAGATAATATCATCGTAGGATGTGCGTGGGTTGAACGCATACGACTTCGCAACCGATCCGTAAGTTGGGTCGGTGTAACTATTCGACAGAGCCTCGTAATCCTGCTCGGTAATCGCCGCACCGCGTGCTGCAAACGCAAACGGAGCCAGCCTCTTGGCCCGCTCTGGATCCTCTGGATCGGTTCCGCCGTTCGCCCCCGTCGGATTGGTCATTGTGAAATCCACGGCGCTCCCGCCGATTGTCAACGTGTCGAGTGAGGATGTGATCGTGTTTGTTTTAACGTTCCCCTTCTCTCCGTCGATGATCACGAACCGGATCTTGACCTCCGCTCCCAAGGGGGGAATGTTTCCAGCAATCCCATCTCCAAACTGAGCAATTGGCGGGTCGTCGTTGTAGCCCACCTCGTAGTGGTTGGTCTTCTCAAACTCCAAGAATGGATACTCGGTCCACAAGAGACCATCCACCCAGGAGTCCACGGTCCCGTTCCCCAGGAATCGATCCGTGCCAATATTAGTCATCCGGTACTGCTGGTTTTTAGATCCATCTGATGTGTAGGTCAGGAGACGCGTCTCGCCCTGCCGCACCGCAATATTTATCGTCGCACCCGGCGCGAGCGCCACCGGCTGGTTGTACTCGGCGTAGGACTCGTAAATCAAACCGTCAGGCCCCTGGAAGCGCCACCGTGCTGGCATCGTAAAGGGTCCAGTAGTTCCGTCTGGGAAGGTCAGAACAAGGACTGTGGAGGCAGCAGCTGCCGCTCCCATCTTGTATCCAATCTGCTTGACCAATCTCGCCACTGCAGCCCGCGTCCGCGCTGTCTCCAGGAAACAATCACTCGCTGTCCGATCCAGGTACCACTGCAGCTGAGCCGTTGCATACGCCATTAGCTCAACAAACATAATCGCCTGGGTTGTCGTCGCATAATCGTTGTAGACGCTCTGGTACTCAACCTTGAGACGACGAAGCAGCGAGTCAAAAATGCTCGGGTAGTCCCTGGCCGCGTACTTAACCTCGTTCAGAGGAACGAGATCTTGAACCAGAGGATTATAGGGATCCGTTGCCATTTACCTCTCCTTACGCCGCATTCTGCATGATCGACCCGACAGGAATTGGGACCTGCATCTGCGCCGATTGGTTCGCTATTCGATACCAGATGTCCAAGAGAATCGTAGACTGCGTGCCATCCTCATTCTTGTCGATCGTCGGTAATACACGCAGCACTTGAGCCTCCGGTACCCACTGTTCAATCGCACTCGTCACGACAGCAGAAATTCTCGCCATCGTGATTGGCGTCAAATTTTCAAAGACATAGGAATGAATGTTCACTCCGAAGTCCGGATTCATAACTCTCTCATTTTTCCCAGTTAAGAGCAATGACGTGATGTGGTAAAACACAACCTTCTTCGGATCGGCCATCGCCGGAAATCCCGTCGCCCCTAATTGAAATGGAAACGCAAGACTCAGCGTAATCTGAGCATCCGAAACTGGGGGTGGTTGGTTTGCATTAGTCATTACTATATCCTATCACCACGAACTCAAGTTCGCAGCCATTATCCTAAATCCAATGGACATGACGGTGGTTCCGGCATCTCCGGCAATCCCGGAACCGGAGGAATCCCAAAAGGAGCCGATGGAATCGGGAGTGCCAATGATACTGTCGGAGGCTTCAAAACAATCCCTGGCAAGCTCGGAGTATCTGGCATCTCCGGCAGGCTTGGAAACGGTGGGATCCCAAATGGAATTGATGGCTTTGGAATCGCCAGTTTCAAAACAGGAACCTTGATCCCAGGGATATCGGGGTCCGGCATCTCCGGCAGAGCAGGATATGGAGGGATCCCAAATGGAGCCGATGGGATTGGAATCGCCAACGCCAAACTCGGCGGAATCGGTATTTTGCATTTGCTCGCCATGTATCATCCTATGAAAACCGTATCCGACAATTCGTTGTACATCATCGGTGGTGGAGTCGGCCCAACAACAGTCGCGCCAATCGGGGATGGCATAGTATGCTGATGAACAAGACTCCAGTTCATGAACTTCATCCCGCGCACAGCAGGTTCCGTAGCATTCTTCCCGAGCTTCACCGATCCTGCATTCGCAACAAACTCTTTAGAACAATCAGCGATCACGTTGTCTCCAGTGATCGTGTGATTTTTTCCATCAATACCGTAGGCACCTCCGCTTTTCGTCGCTAATGTAATCTTGTCGTCTCCCAGCATTAGTAACGACGTAACTTCACCATCTTCATTGGCGGTCATCAGAGACGTCTCGGGCTTCTCCCCATTCATATAAAGAATAGACCCGAGTATGTTCGTCAGCATGGTATGGCCTTCCTTCGTGAAAGAAAGGAACATCGGGCTTTCTGCACCCTCGCCATCGCCACGACCAATTGTCAGATGTAAATCTTCCGGATCGTCGCTCATCCTTAAATAGTGGCCAGTCTTAGTACGGATCCCCTTGTATAGTGCGTCCGCGTTGGCAAAGGTATCCGAGACATTCTTCGTCGTCATGAAACCACCGATGTAAACCGGAAACTCGGGGTTCCCGTATCGGAACATAATCCAAACATTCGTCCCCACGTCTGGTGGATGAAAAACACCAGTTGAATTTCCCGTCTCGGGATCGGTCCCGAGCCCAGGCATAGAAGGCATCATCCAGTAGTCATTAGAGACGTCATCTTCTTTCACCAATTTAATGGCCGGGCACATCGCTCGCACACGCCCGCGTTGCTCCGGGTCAGCATTGTCAATCACAACACCGTCATACAATCCGTAATAGCGCCCAGCAAACCACTCCAGCCCACGCGTCATATCGGACAACATCTCCTTCATCCAACCCACCGGGTCCGTGATCATCTGGAGCGCATTTCTGGTTTTTCCTGCTGTCATTAGCTTGGCATCTGTCCTTCTGATGTTTCCTTTTGTTCACCGGCCTTGATCATGCTTCCCTCCCGACGAGCAACAAGAGACATCTCCCAAGATCCTGCGGAGTAGGAATGTGTCAGTTTGTCAATTGCGTACACATCGTCGTAAATTAATCCAGCGCCCTTGAGCCTACAAAGGTTCCCAGTTCGCTCATCAGGCAGACCAATGCATGTGATCGTTCCATTCTGAGCCGCGTTACCCTGACGCTGCCGACTCTGCACCTGAGCCTTTGCCATATCCTCTGCGCCTGCAGCAACAGGCATACTAGTATACGAACCGAGAGACCCATCTGGACGCGACTCGTTATTCTTTATCCCGTCAACATCCACATCCTCCGGAGCATTGTCTGTAATAGATCCTTTGATAGCAACTGGCTGATCCTCCGGCGAAACTGCGATACTCTTTATCTCCCCGGTTGATTCGTCGGTATAACTCATGTCCACACCGTGAGCTGCTGGATCCGGTTTTGATGCGAGCCACGTTGTGTCAGACACGCCCTCCGGGCTCCACGCGAAGCATGGGTACACGTCGTTCGCCTCGTCAATCTGGCCTCGGATCATGTAGGTCCGAATTAGTTCATCCTGATCCGTACCTTTAGACGCTTCCGCAGCTGTGTATACAAACAGATTGCGCGCATTATCCTTCGCACCAACTTTTGGACCAAGCCAAAAAACAAGATTGAACTCATTACAAATCTTCTTGACAATTTCCCAGTACGACAAGCACAGAAGGCTGCTCGAAAAGTCGAATGTCTTCTTTCGGATCGCTTTCCCGCGTCTATCTCCGATTACTTTGTACGCGTTTAGCACCCCAGACGAACCATTGGAAATAACAGGCACAACCCCCATCCCCTCCGCGCACCCTTTGAGGATCTTGATCGGATCCCACCCGGCAGCTTTCAACACGTCCGGTGAAACAGGATACTCTCCGCTCTCAGAAACGCCCTGTACAGAAATCTGCCCGGTCACTCCGTTCGAGTCTATAGAGAGGCCATCGCCGCCAGTTTTGAGAAAACCGTTTACCCAGTTCGTCCACACGTTCGCACCGGCATACCCAATACGAGCCTTCACCACATTGTTCTGTTTGAAAGGGCTAGGGACTTGCATCATGCCTATTCCGTACTCGTATGGAATATCAAATCCGATCGTAAACACAGTAACACGTGGCCCACGCTCGTAGTTTATTGTCACCGAAGTCAGAAACGGATAATCTGGAGTGGTCCACTTCCATTCTTGTTTGCTCTCGGGATCGGTGATAATAACCTGCGCCACTGGGTCAGTGAAAATCATCTGCCTTCGCCTCTCAGAGTCAGTCCTTGTGTAAGCAGCTTGCTCTCCACCCAGTCCCGGTTCGGAATCTTCAATTTCATTCCCTTGTAGAGCTGCGCGTCGGGGAGGTCGAGATGGTTGCGAGCCGCAATCACATACATCATCAGCGGATCTTTGTATTCCTTGTTGGCAATTTGCTGAAGCGTGGTCCAACTCTCATCGACAACATACTCACTCTCGTTATCCTCTACACCAGTCCAATCCGGCATAATAAACGGACCCCTGAACCTCACCAACGAGTCCCGCTCCACGTCGAAAATTAGATGTTCCTTCATAAACTGCATCGGAGATCCAGCATCAGACTTCAGAAGGTTTTCCCTTGGCTGTGGATCAGTTGATCTCGGCATGTATATCTCCTAACTCGGCAGCACAACACTCATGCCACCAGAACTGTTAACTTTGCTATTTTTAACCAAATCAGACTGAGCAATCGCGTCCGTATCCTTCTGGATCCTCGCCAGCAGAACCCGTGTCTTGTGGCCATCCGATGCGATGGCAGCAATCACACCACCGAGACCAGGAATATTCAGCGCCGCTTCAAACGTTTCTTTGGCGCTCAGGCTCTGCTCGCCCTCTACCTTCACGGTTCCGAGATCCAATTTCCCACCGAAATCCCTGGCCATGGATTTAGCAATCCCCGACAACATCGACTTCTTCTCGGCCAGCTCGTTTACCTTCTTCCCATACTCTTCCATGGTGAGGAGAATTGAATCGTTAAGAACCTGAGAAACCGCATCTTTAACTATGGAAGCACCGTCTACAATACCATCCGAGAGAAGCATCATCATCCCCAACCCGCCATTGTAGAGAGGGTTTCCAGCCTGCGCTGAAAGTGGACCTTCCTCTGGGGGAGAATTCGCCTCTACTACTCTCCGCACACCATTAAGAGCATCTTCAGCTGATTGCTTCACAACTGGTGCAGCCTCGTCTATACCTTCAGCTACTCCGGTGAAAAGTTCTTTCCCACTCTCAACCGCATAACCCATATTCTCAGCCTCAAACAATGCCGAATCTATAAGAGCCTTATCTCCAGAGGCTAGTTCTCCAGTCATGCGACGCATATCTTGCGTATTCTGAATAATGGAATCTTTAATTATCTGCATTTGCTTATCAGCATTTGCTACAGCTTTTTCACTCGTTGTTTCCTCTCCCATTAAAGTTTTCGTGAAAAAATCACCAACTGAGGTTGTCGTAAACCTCGAAGCTTCTTCTTTTTGCCTTGACAGTTTATTGAACACCTTTTGTTTCTCTTCCAAGGTCCCTGTCCTAGCAACACGCTCTCCCTCGTTGGTACCCGAGAGGCCCATCATTGTGCTCCATTGCCTGTCTGCCTCTCCCTCCAATTCCTTACTAATGGCTGTGCCTATTGCTATACCCAAACCTCCGGCAGCAGCTACCAGCATCCCACCCGGCCCCATAGCCTCTGCCAGATTACTAACTAATGAACCAGTGACATCAAAACCGGCCTTGAGCGCACCGCTAATCGCAGTGCTGAGCAGGGATCCTCCTCCCATAAACAAAGCAGCTAATCCACCTGCAGCCGCAACACCACCAATACCAAATTCCTCCCAAACAGCAGAAAAAACATCCTTCAATGCGTCTAGTATCTGACTCCCTACTCCACCTTCCTTGGTAAATGCTTTGATGCCACCTATGATGGCTGGCAAGATCTTATCATTCCACCATGAAGGCCAATTAGTACCAACCCAGTTCGCCAGCGTAGCCCATGCTTCTTTAGCTGCAGGTAAAACTTCGTTCTTCCAGACAGGGACAATATATTTCGTCCATATTGGCTTGATCGTTTCCCAGATGGCTTTCCGCTGTCCGCTGTCCAGCATGAAAAATCCAACGATCCCACCGGCTGCAATCCCAAGAGGACCAAACATCCCCATCGTCTCCATTAATGGAGCCATAGCACCACCGACGTCTTTGATCTTGTCGAAAACGAAATCAAATTTAACGCCCATTTTAGACGCTTCTTTAGCATTAAGACCGAGTTGCTCTCCAAAGGCCAAAAACACCCCGCGAGTACCCATTTGATCAAAAATAGAAACCGCATTCATCAACGGTCCCCATGTCTCATCAGATCCCAGCGATTTAAGTTCTTTCCCAACTTCGCGATACGCCTTCATCTGATTTCCGACCAACCCCCTGACGTTGGCCCTGGCAATCGATCTAACCTGTGTCTCGAAACCCTCTTTTGCAAGATCAAACGCTTCCTGCAGCGTTCTTCCACTAGAATAGGCCTGATTCCCGTATTTCTTGAGAGCATCCTTCCCCTTGACAGACATATTGGACATTTTTTCAAGGGCCGACGTCCCAGTATCCGTATTGCTGGCCAACCACCCAAGACCAGCCGCGCTGCTCCCCATTGCCTTGTTCAACTCACCAAGCGCGTACTGAACCTGCGGCGTCTTGTCTCCGCCCATCTTAGAAAATATGTTATTGATCTTTTGAACCCCGCCAACAACATCCTTGGACCCATCCATAATAATGTCTTTGGCCTCGTCGCTCGTAACGCCGAGTTGAGTCAGGAATTTAAACAGC